GCTGTTGGGCGTCGCGGTGGTGGTCTGGACCGAGAGCTGGGCCGTGTAGATGCCGTTGCCCGTGCTGGTCAGGTTGGTGACGTTCGCAGATGAGACAGCAAATGAGGCAGTGGTCAGTGCAACTAGTAACGAATTTCCGACCGCCATATACGCGGTCCCCGAAGCCGGCGCGTTCAAGATTGAATAAGAGGCCCCGCCCAAGAAACCGTAGTTATTCGGAGTGGAGACAGGGTTGTTCCCAGCGAAATAAATGGCGCCAAGCGTAGACCCACCCCCAGAGGGGTATGGGCCGAACCAAAGAAGATGCGTTCCTTTCGTTCGATCAACAGTCACAAACGCCTCGGAACCACTTCCACTCGGCGGGCTAACGATGAGCGAAACATCGCCACTCGTGCCGTTGCTGGTTGACCCTGGTCCTCCGTAGAGGTCGAGCTCACCGCCCGTCGTGTTGACTGTAGCGCCCGCATAGGCCGACATCGCGGCGACCGAGAACGTCTGAGTGGCCAGGTCGGAAGTGGGGATCCCCTGTGTGACGAACGCTCCAGCACTTTGGTAGGCGCCGATCAGCCCCGGCCCGCCCGTCGTGATCGCCCACACCCCGCCCTTGAGCGCGACCACCGTCTGGCTCGAGCTGGTGCCCGAGAGGTCGCCGCCCGCCGTGAAGGTGCCGCCCGCCGTCGGGGCCCACGCGGACCCGTTCCACGCCAGCACGTCGGCCGAGGACGCGCCGCCCTGCTGGAGGCTCGACAGCGGCACGCTCGCCGGGAACCCGGCCGCCAGCACGGCGGGCGATCCGGCCCGCGACAGGACCTCGGGGGCCGCCCGGTGGCACCCGACCACCAGCAGCGTCGTCAGCAGCAGGAACAGCTTCCTCATGTGGTCCCCTTGGGCGCGTAGCTGATGGTCACCTCAACGACGGTCGACGCGTCCAGCGTGGCGGGCAGCTGGTAGCCGATCCCGCTCGACACCTGGGTGAAGCCGGCCGTGGGGTCGCCGTTCAGGTTGGTGTCGATGTTATTGGTCGGCTGCCCGGCCTGGTTGGGGACCGCCGACTGCGTGCCCCCGAGGTTCTTCCACGTGAACACCCCGTGGCTCATGTACGTGTCGCCCACCGCCTCCGAGCCGCCCGTCGTCGAGGTGACCCGCATGGTCGCCGTGACCTCGTAGGTGGCGCTCCGGCCCAGCGGGGCCGGCACCATCAGCAGGTTGCCGGTCACGCCCGCCGCCGGCCCGGGCACCGACACGGTCAGGCTGCCCGCCGCCGACATCCAGAGGACGCGCCACGTCGTGCTGGTGAGGTCCCACCCGAGCGCGATCACCCCGCCGTTCAGGGGCGGGCACGTGATCGTGGTCGAGGTCTTGTCGGGCGTGCCCGGCACCTGGAACAGCGTCCCGTCAGTGCTCGACAGGACGGGCGGCCCCTCCACCCCCCACGAGCCCCCGGGGGCGTCGTCCTGGAGGATCCAGATCGCCCCGTCCTGGAACGCGGCCGGCATGTTGGCCGCGCTCATGTCGAACGCGGTCGCCCCGCTCGTGTCGTCGATCAGGAACCAGTTGATCATCTGGTCGCTGACCGCCGGGGTGAGCGTCTGGCCGGTGTTGCTGAAGTTCAACCGGACCGGCTGCCCGTAGTAGTGGAACAGCGAGTGGAGGAAGTTGTAGTCGCCCCCGCTCATCGAGCCGCTCAACCCGGCAGCGGCGGCCCGGATCGAGATCACCGGGGTGGAGCCGCCCGTGCTGGAGACGGGGAGCGTGCCCGTGACCGACGTGACCGTGCCGCTGCCGCCCGAGAGGACCAGCTTCAGCCACGCGTTCAGGTACGGGCTCCACCCCTTGGTCTGCCCGGAGAAGTTGAGCGAGCCCGCGTCGGCCGTGAAGCTGGGGATGAGCAGCCCGTTCGTCTCCAGCACGGCGAACACCCGCCGGTCCTCGAACAGGTTCCCCTGGTTGTCGGTCGTGACCAGGTCGACCACGTAGCTGCCGCTCACGTCCGGCGTGAACGACCAGGTGGGGGTGCCCCCGTTCTGCACCACCCCCTGCGAGACCGCGCTCCCGAACCCGACGTCGACCACCGTGAACTTCCAGTTAACGATGTTGCTGTCGTCGCCGTTCGAGACCACGACCAGCGTCCCGTCCACGCCGATCAGCGCGACCCCGGGACCGCCCGTGCTCACCCCCTGGGTGAAGTTGATCGCCGAGTCGCCCATCCGCGGATGATGGGCTGGCTACCCCCCCACGGTCCAGTCTCCCGTTTCTTCAGGCCTGGCTGGTCAGATCGGGGGCCATCGCGAACACGTAGGCGCCGTCGGCCGGCGAGCCGCCCGGCAGGTCGACCTGGAGGAACTGGGCCACGCTCCCGGAGGTCGCCTGGTCCAGCTGGGCGAGCGTGTTGGACATCTCCAGGATGGCGATCACGTCGAAGAACGAGACCGTGCTGGGCGCCATCATCACGTCGGCCCCGACCTTGTACCACTGCCCGGTCGAGTCCTCGTAGAACCACATCCGGGCCGTCACGGTGGGCGCGAGCGCCGGCCCCGCGTACGTGACCGCGATCCGCTGGACCGGCCACCCGTTGATGTTCGAGAACTTGGCGAACAGGCAGTTGTCCAGCTCGGCCGAGGCCCGCCCGGTGGGCAGCGTGGCGTCGGCCGTGCCGAGCGCCTTGCCCCCCGCGGGAGCGGTACCAACCCACCTGGTGAACGACGCGGGGAATTTCATAGCACCGACTCTACTTGGTGTTGGTGACCGCTGCCCACAACAGCGTGAGGCCGGGCGCGTTCCCGTAGAGGGCCAGCCCGTAGTGCCCGTCCCCCGGGGTGGCGATCCGGGACAGCCCGCCCACCGTCCACCCGCCCCGCTCGTCCGGCTCGCCCAGCAGGCGCACGTCGACCGGCATCCCGACCGGGGTGAGCTTCATGTTGTTGGCCCGCTGGCCGGTGTCGGCCGCCAGGCGCAGCGCCCCGTGCGCGGCCCCCAGGTTCTTGCCGTCCTCCTGCGGGGCCAGCCGGGCCAGCCAGTGGAGCTGCAGGTGGGTCTGGTCGCAGTAGAGGATCATCTTCGCGGCCATCACCGGGTAGGGGGTGTCGAGCGGCCAGCCCGCCCCCCACGAGCGCTTGAAGTACCCGCCCGCCCCCGACAGCTTGAACAGCTGAGGGTCCACGGGCAGCATCGCCACCCCGCGCGCCCTCAGCTGGGCGGCCCTCTGCTCGGTCACCAGCGAGCCCTCGTAGTACTCGCCCTTCGGGTCCTCAACGACGATCAGGTCCATGTGCGCGCCTCGCCTCCAGCGGCAACCCTACCACCCAAACCCGGGTTTGGGTCTCACCGGCCGGCCAGCAGGCCGGGGTCGGGGGCCGGCTCGTCCGGCGGGTCGAACGCCATCCGGTAGGTGTCGGCCCGGTCCACCCGGTTGGCGACCATCTGGGCGCACGTGACCCGCGCCCCCCGGACCTCCACCACGTCCTCGGCGCGCCTGCACCCCACGTACGCGACCATCCCCTGCCCGTCCATCCGGCGCAGCGCCTCGTCGGCCCCGCAGCTCCGGTAGGGGGGCATGACCTGCCAGGCCCCGCACTCCCCCAGCTTGCCCCTGGCGTCCCGGCGGAACCCGCTCTCCATGGCGGCGATGTTCATCAGCCGGAGCTTCTTGCCCGCCGTGGTGGGGAGCGCGGCCACCTCGGCCGCGACCGACCACATGTCGCGCTCCTGGGCGCCGTGGATCCCGGGCCACCACGCCCGCACGAAGCCGACGAGGTAGAGAATCATCAGGTGAGGCATGGCCGTTTCCTCCGGCGGCCCTTATGCCGCGGAGTCGCCCGAACGACCAGCTAGACGTTCGGCGCCATGTGGATCTCTTCGTTGCGGTCGATCGTCGTCACGTTGCCCGACGGGTCGGTCAGCACCCAGTTGGTCTTGAACCGGATCCACTCGTTGGCGAACTGGTTGGTGTCGGGCGGGTGGAGCGCCAGCGTGGCCTGCCCGGTCGTCGGGGACGCGGGGCTCTGCCCGGAAGAGATCACCACCCCGCCGTCGTCGGTCGAGTGGGTGATCCGCGAGTTGTCGTCCGGGTGGTAGCTGTTGGCCACCCAGGCGAGCTTGCAGCCCGTCAGGTTCACCCGCTGCCCGGCCAGCACCACCGTCAGCGTGAACGTCCGGGTGTCGCCCCGCGTCATCCTGAAGATCGACTTGCCGGTCGGCTGGCACGCGCTCTGGGTCATTGGGTCCTCCCGGTGGGCACCGGCACGACCAGCATACCGCCGACCAGCCCCACCACCACAACGACGTTGCCCCCGGGCGCGCCCGCGAGCGACGACCCACCGGTGGCCTGGGCGGCGGCCAGGGACGCGCCCTGGGGGCCGCCGGGGCTCACCGCGGCACCGGCCGCGGCCTGGCTCTCCACCGCCGACCCGGCGGCCCCGAGGATCGCGAACGTGAGCAACGCCTCCAGCGACCCGCCCGCCAGGATCGCGACCCGGAACGGCGTCGACCGGGTGAGCAGCGCCTCCAGGGTCGACCCGCCCACCAGCCCGGCCCGCAGCCCCTTGGCGACGGCGACCGCCGCCCCCACCGAGGACTCGCCCACCAGGCCGGCGCCGAGCCCCCTGGACAGCTCCAGGACGGCCCGGACGGCCGCCTCCCCCGACACCCCCGCGGCCACCCGCCGGGACCGCCCCAGCTCGAACTCGAGCGAGGACGAGCCCCCGGTGACGAGCGCGACCGGCCGGCGCCTCGACAGCAGCCCGACCAGCGTGGAGTGGCCGGCCACCGAGGCGGACAGGGGCCGCCCGGCCCCCAGCTGCGCGCCCACCACCGCGTCCCCGATCAGCGCCGCCCGCAGCGCCCGCCGCATCCCCCAGCCCATCGTCGCCGTCGCGGCGCCCTGCTGGTGGGCGACCATCGAGCGCCGGACCTCCCCGACCAGGTCGAGCGCGGCCGCGCCCGACGCGTCCATCTCGAACACGACCGTCCCGCCCCCACCGCCCGACACGTCCATCGCGGCCAGGAAGACGGCGAACGAGTCGACCGTCAGGACGAGCGCGACCTTCCGGCCGAGCGCCGCCGACACCGCGGCCTGCCCCGAGACCGAGGAGGACGCCGACCGGCGCACCGCCATCTGGTCCGCGACCGCCGCCCGACCCAGCACCACCGCCGACAGCAGTCGGTCGGCCGTCCAGGCGGCCGACACCGCGGCGTCCCCGACCGCCGCCAGCGCGAGAGCGCGCCTGACCCGCACGGGCATCGGGGACAGGGTGGCCGCGCCCGACACCGCTTCGAGGAGCGCCCGCCTCACCTGCATGGGCACCGGGGACAAGGTGGCCGCCCCGGCGATGGTCGGCACCGACATCACCCGCTTGACCGCCATCGCGTCGGAGACGACCGCGCCCCCGGCGACCGCCGCGGCCAGCGGCCGCTTGGCCGTGAAGTTGACCACCACACCCGCCTGGCCGACCGCCGCTTCGGCCAGCGCGCGCTTCAAGTTGAACGCGTCCACCACCACCGAGGACCCCAGGACGGCGTCGACCATCCCACGCTTGACCAAAATCGCGTCGGTGACCGCCGCCGCCCCGTGCACCGCCGCCGACAGCGGCCGCGCGACCCGCATCGTGTCGGCCACCGTCGCCTGCCCGACCACCGCCGCGGCCAGCGGGCGCTTGGCCGTGAACGCCGCCGACACCGCGGCCTGCCCGACGACCGCGTCAGCGAGCGCCCGCTTGACGCTCATCGTGTCGGCAACGGCGGCTTGCCCCGCCACCGAGGTCGCGAGGGCGCGCTTCACCCTCATCGACACGCCGACCGTCGCTTGCCCGGCCACCGCCGAGGCGAGCGCGCGCTGGACCGCCATCAGCTCCACGAGCGTGGCGCCACCCACGATGACTGCGTAGAACGCGCCGCCGTGGTCTCCTCCAGAGAGACCGGCGATCGGGGAGTTGGAGATGGGTCCTAGCCCGAGGGGCATCGACTACCACCACGCGATGTAGATCAGGCCCGGCCCACCGTTACCGCCCGCGCCCCCGGTGACGCCCGCTCCTCCGCCGCCTCCGCCGCAACCCGGCCCGCCGTTGCCCCCGCTACCGCCCGTGCCCGCCGTCGCGCACGCTCCACCGCCGGAGCCGCCCCCGAAGCACCACCCTCCCAAGCCGGTCCGGCCGCCCATCCTAAACCCACCGCCTTGCGCGTTGCCACCCGGGCCGCCCGCCACCCCCGCGCCCCCCGTCGCGGTATAGCCGCCGCTCGACCCGTTCTGAAATAGCGATACCTGGCTCCCAGAAAATGCCGCGTTAGAGGCCGTCGCCCCGCCCCCCGCGCCGCCGGCCGTGCAGATGCTCGGGTTGCTGCTCCCCTGCGCCCCCCACGTGACGCCGCCGGGCGTGCCCGTGATGTTGCCGGCGATACCCGCAGACTGCCCGGCGTGCGCGAGCCAGATGCCGACCCCCGCGTACACGGTCGACGCCGCCGTCGAGAACACGGTCTCGGCAACCCCACCGGTGCTCGAGGAAGCGGTGCCGGCCCCACCGCCCCCGGCCACGTTGATCCCCGAGCAGATGATCAGATCCTCCGTGCCGTTGACCGCGGTCGTCCCGCCCGTGTCCTGGATGAACGAGTGCGTGCCGCCGACACCCGCCACGCCGCTGCCCGAACCACCGACCCCCCCGTTCCCGGCCCACAGGTAGAGCTGCTTCGGGAGAAAGTACGCCGGGATCATCATCCGGCAAGTCGCCCCGGGACCGCCCCCCGCGCCGCCGGCCTTGGCCGACCCGCTGGCGGCGGAGAAACCACCACCACCACCTCCGCCTCCGCCGATGCAGAGCATGAACACCATGGAGGCGTTCTTCGGGACCGCCCATCCCTGGATGGTGTTGCCCGCCCCGACCGAACCAAGGAGAGTGAGCTCCTTCGCTCGTCGGGGGGCGAACCCAAGCGCGCCTAGCAGCGGATCGGGCATAACCTAATAGTCACCGCCGAACACCGTGCACTGCCACTGCGTGTTCGTCTGCGGGATCACGTAGTTGGTGACCAGGATCGTATAGCCGGCGGGCAGCCGAAACCCGAGCGGGAAGTCGATGGGGGAAAGCGCCGCACTCGAACTGTCGGCCGACACTGCCGGGAGAACGACCTCCCCGATGCACCACGTGTTCGCCGATGTCGTCGCCGAAGTGCCCGACTGCGAGGACACGAAGACACGGCCGATCGTGGCCGTCGTCGTCGTCGTCGCGCTGGCTGTCGGCATGAACCGGAGGAAGTCGACGAACGACCCGTTGGTCGCGTCGGCCAAGAACGCCTGGAAGATGTTCGTGCCGATCGTCCCGCCGCCCTCCGAGGAGGTATTAGCCGCCGTGACGGCGACGCTCTGGACGTTCCCGTTCCGAGTGAATTGCGGCTGCGCGTTACCACTCATGGGGTGACCTCACTGCGGGACGACGTGACTTGCGAACGCGGTCGTCATGGCCCGATCCGCGATGACCTCGGCCGGCATGTCGACCCAGATCTTGACCGTGCCGGAGAAGCTGGCCTTGGTGGTCCCTCCCGCGCTCGAGGAGAGGACCTGCGTTCGAGCCAGCGTGGTGGTACCGAGCGTGTACGTGCCCAGCCCCACCTCCCAGTTGGTGCCGTCGTTGGCCGAGTAGTAGGCCTGCTCGCCGGTCACGAACGCGCTCGAGAACGCCTGGTAGCCGGTGACCGCGCCCGCCAGCACGAAGTCGCTGGTGCCCGACGTCGAGGACGTCTCCTGCACCCGGTCGACGTACTTGAGGCCGGACACGGCTTACAACTCCTGGATCGTGACCGCTCCGACCGCGAAGCTCGGCGTGTCGCCGTTGAGCACCGGCTTCGCCTCGGTGAGCGCGCCGAAGTAGTACTGGTTGCCCGCCCCGTTGGTGCCGCTGTCCTTGAGCGCCGCCGCCACGATGTTGGCCGCGCTGCTCCAGTCGGCGGTGGCCGCCGTCACCCCGAAGAAGATCGTCCCGCTCGACATCGTCGAGCCCGACGAGATGGTGGGCCAGTTGGTGGTGTTGCCGGTGATCGAGAAGGACGCGTACGAGCCCGCGTTCGTGACCTCCGTCCCCGCCGTCGTGAGCGTGGGCGCGACCGTGTAGAGCGCCAGGAAGAGCGGGGTGGCGATCGTGCCGGTCGCCCCGTTCAGCATGTTGAGCAGCCGCCACGACCAGTACTGCGCTTTGCCCGAAGCCATTAGCGACCACCTCTCGTGTTCAGGAGTGACTCGAGCGCGGCCGAACCCTCGACCGACGCCTCAACGACCGTGGGCTTGCCCCCGCCGATCAGGATCTCCTGGTGGCCGGACGGGTAGTTCTCCACCACCCCCCAGCAGTACCAGCCCTGCGGCATCCCCATGTGGGGTGGCGCCTTCGCGACCCTTAGCTCGATCGCGCCCGTGCCGATGCGCGGCCGGTCCGGGTGGACGGCCCCGTGGGCCAACACCCGCTCCTTGGTCTCGTCCAGGACGGTCTTCAGGAACCCGGTCGGGTTCATGTTCACCGCCATCTCGACGATGCGGCCCGCCGGCTGGGTCACTTGATCCCCGCCGCGAACGCCGCGCTGCCGCCCATGTGGAGCCGGCGCAGGATCTCGGCCGGCGACATCTTGGCCACGTCCGCCTCGGTCAGCTCGGCCGGCGGCTTGGGCAGGTCCTCGCCCGACGCCACGATCACCTCGACGGCCGAGTGCTGGACCCCGCACTTGCAGGCGATCGGGACCCCGAACTTGGTCGAGACGGGGGTGAACTCCTGGCACCCGTGGCAGGGGATCGGCCCGAGGCTCGAGTGGCTGGTCTTCATGGGCTCAGCCTACGCGCGGCCCGGCCCCTGTCCACAATCCTCCCAAACCCGGGTTTGGGTCCTCAGTCCATGACCACCCAGTCGAACGACGACACGTCCGACGCCAGCGGGGTGCCGGGCGTGGCCGGGGTGAGCGCGTCCACCACGAAGTGGCCGGGCGCCCCCACGCTCTTGTTCGTCACCGCCAGCTCGCCCAGCGCGGTCGACGCGTTGACGGCCGTGCGGGTGACGACGATCCGGGAGGACGCGGTGATGGTGGCGGCGATGTTCCCGCTGGCCCCCGAGGTCAGCGTCCCGCCCCCGCTCTGGAAGGTGGGCAGGGCGGCGATGTTGGCGTCGATGGCCGTGATGTCCCCCTCGATCGTCGTGACCGAGCTGTCGATGGCGGTCAGGTCGGCCTTGACCGCGTCCAGCGCCCCCTGGACGTTGGTCGACCCGAACGCGGGCGCCCCGTCCACGTACGCGACCGCGGCCGCCGTCTCGGCCGCCGCCAGCGTGGCCACGTAGGCCGTGTAGGCGGCCAGCATCACCGAGAGCAGCTGGGTCTCGTCCGCCCCCTGCGTGCGCAGCTTGGTCGCCAGGGCGGCCGCCGCCGTCAGCCCCGCGCTCGGCGCGACCAGCTGCCCGCCCGAGGCGGCGATCGTCGACTGGAGGGCCGGGTCGGTCACGGTCTCGCCAGGGAACCGCTTGCTCGAGGCGCCGCTGACCATGACGGTCGTCGTGTTGATCAGGATGAGTGCGGACATCCCCGAACCGTACACACAACCCGACCGCCCGGCGAGTAAGTCAGCCGGCCACCGCCCAGGTGGGCAGGCGCCCGCTCCAGTCCTTCTGGACGAAGTTGTAGTCGACCGGCACCCCGGCCAGCTGCTGGGTGTCGAACAGCTGGTGGCAGCACCACCCGCACATCGGCTCGGCCACCTCCCCGTTCCGGTCCACCACGCGGCTCATGCCGTGCCAGTACCGGACCACCTTCAGCTGGTACAGCTCCGCGCTCGTCAGGACCGAGCCGGCGCCCACGTACAGCCCGGGCTCCCAGCCGGCGGCGAGCACGGCCTGCGCCCAGTCGTTGATCTGCTGGATCAGGCTGACCGACGAGACGCCCGTCACCCCCTCGACGTCCAGCCAGACCGTCACCCCGCGCGGGATCGACAGCACGCGCAGCTCCGCCACCGTCGACGCCCCGTCGAACCGGTCCGCGTACGTGACCGGCATGAACGCCAGCCCGGCCACCATCAGCCCGGCCAGGCTGGTCGGGGTCACGCTGCCCAAGTATTGGAACGCCCCGTCCACCCCGGAGTCGCTCATTGCGGTCGCCACCCCGTTGGTCAGCAGGGTCACGCAGTCCACCACCCTCGCGCCCACGGTGGCGGTCGCGGCCCTCATAGCGACTTCAGCGCGTACGCGCCCGTGATCGCGCTGGTGATGCCCGTGACCGCCCCGGCCACGCTCAGGACCGCCCCCATCACGGCCAGGAACTGGTCCCAGCTGGACGAGGTCGGCGCCACCCCCTGCAGCTGGCAGTTGCTGATGATGAGCGCCCGCTCCTCGTCGGTCCCGTCCAGGAAGTCCGCCACCCCCTGCGGGGTCTGGAGCGGGCCCGCCTGGACCAGCATCACCATCGCGTCCTCGTCCACCTGCTCGCTCAGGGGCACTGCAGCCCCGCGTCCGCACCGGCGTGCCTCATCACGATGGTCAAGTTGCCGCAGCTGCTCCGGTCGAGCGCCCGGTTGGCCGACGGGCTGCCCCCGTCGAGCCGGGTCACCCCGAACGCGTTGGCCCGCATGGCCCCGACCACGAGCTGCTGGTCGACCGGCGCCAGGTGGGTGCCTTTCGAGCACCCGGTCAGGCACGTCGTCATCCCGAGCACCAGGCACACACCCAGCCCGGTCAGCGCGAGCGCCAGCACGAGGACCCGGTAGGTGCTCACGCGAGACGCCGGCCCGCGCGCGAGTGGTGGGCGTTCTTCTGCCTGGGGCGGGGCGCGCCCAGCACGACGATCCTCCGACCCCTCGAGCCCGGCTGCTGGTCGGCCGCCTGCTGGTCGACCACCCGGGTGATCATGTAGCCCTGGCTGTAGTCGTCCTGGCTGGTCATCACCTTCAGGTAGTCCCACGGGCCGGCCGCGCCCGGGTCGAACGCCGACTGGAGCAGCCAGTTGCTGACCGTGGCCCCGTTGCACGCCCGGTAGTTGCTGTTCTGCACCTGGTCGCACGTCTCCAGCGCCTTCTCGGACTGCCCGCTGGCCTGGTCGGACCACCGGTTGCCCCCGGGGTCGCCCGCGGTCTCGCAGCACTCGTGGCTGACGTCGTTGCAGAGCGACTCCGAGCCGTCCAGGTGGCTCGTGTAGTCCTCGCGGGCGAAGTAGCAGACCGGTGCGCCGTTGGGCAGGGTGGTGTGGTAGGCGGCCGCGCCCGGCGCTTCTTTTAGCGAGTCCTTGATGACGCACGCGACCTCGTTGGGTTGCACGTCGCTGGCGTCGCCCTTCCCGACCCGGAAGCTGTACGTGCCCCCCCACTCGGTCCGGAACTCGCCGTTCATCTGCTCGCTCACCGCGTCGCAGATCGTCTGGAGGACGGCCGGGGTGAGTGGCCCCCCGTGCGACGCGTCCGCGAGCGTGGACTGGTCGCAGAGCACGAAGGAGAGTTGGCGGCCGCCTGAGTTGGAGAGCGTGGTGGGGGTGGTCATGCTGGGAGGCTAACGGCCCCCCGGGCGACCGTCCACTACGGGTGGGCGAACTCGTACCGGGTGCCCGGGCTCCGGGGGTCGAACGCCACCCCCTCGAACCCCCCCGCCACCACGGTCCTGAACAGGTTGGCGAACGTGAGCGCGCGCAGGCCCGTCAGCGCGTACGTGGTCGGGTCCATCGCCGGCAGCGAGGTCTGGTTGTTGATGATGATGTCGCTCGGGGCCCCGGTGGCCACGCAGTACGGCCGGCCGATCGTGTACGCGTCCGCGTCGTAGACCGCCCCTCCCTGGGCGAGGTTGATCACGCACGTGGTGATGCCCGTCCCGTACAGGGAGGCCTCGCACCCCAGCATCGAGCCGGCCCCGAGGATGAGCGGGGTGTCGCAGTCGTAGATGCCCAGCCCGTAGCTCTGGTGGTGGTTCTGGATCCACGCCAGCTCGCCGTTGCCGCCCGCGCCGTCGCACGAGATCTGCGTGCCCGGCCCCTGGAGCATCAGCCCGTAGGTGAAGAGCACGCCGCCGTCCGACAGGCAGAACCCACCGGCCGGGACGAGCCCGAACGTCGTCGTGACCTGCATCTCCCAGACGAACCCGCTCGTGAACTGGCAGTCCCAGAAGTACCCGCCCTGCGCGAACAGGAAGTTGGTGTTGCAGTCGCTGAACGCCCAGTCCTGGATGGCGCTCATGACCTGGAACCCGGCGGTCGAGCTCCCCTGGAAGTCGACCAGCTCGGCGAAGTTGGGGCCCGACACGTTGTTCAGGCCGAGCCTCGGGTCCACGACGAGGTTGTACACCTTGGGCAGGACCAGCACCGAGTAGCTGTCGCCCGCCTCGAACGGGCCTGGCAGCGGGCCCTGGTACGGGGTGAACGGCGTGTACGCGCTCGAGCACATGACCGACATGTCGGCCAGGTTGGGCCCCAGCTCGGCCTTCGCGATCCACCCCCTGGTCGGGCCCGACACGCTCTGCCCCTCGAACGAGCGCACGGTCGACGCCTGCACCTCCACCAGCAGCCCCACGTCCCCCGTCCAGTCGACCGCCCCGTTGGCGTCGGTCAGCTGGTCGCGCGTGTTGGTGGACGGGTCGCGCTGCATCACCGTCCCGAGCGTGCCAGTCCGCTTCACGCCCGGCACCCCGTGCACCAGGACCTGCCCGCCCGGCCCCATCACGCCCAGCAGCGACATCTGGTCGGTCACCGGCAGGTCGCCCATCAGGTAGTAGTTGACCGGCTGGTTGATGAACGGGTCGGGGCCGGTCCGGCTCACGTAGCAGCCCGGGGTCCCGTCCGGCTTGCTCGTCCACGTCTTGATCGGGGTGCGGCTCGTCAGCCCGTCCGCCAGGTCGTTGCCGCCCACCGGGTCCACCCACCAGGTCACCTGGCTGATCGGCCGGAACCTCGGGGGCGCGGGCGGGCACGGCGGCTGGTAGGGGGTCGGGCACGGCGGGGGGGTGTAGGGCTCGGGCGCGACCGCCCGGGTCACGTCGGGCTCGAACACCATCACCCCCCGCTGGAGCGTGGTCACCACCCCGGAGCCGTCCTGCCCCTGGACGTCGTACTCGAGCGCGGTCGGCCCGTCCGCGAACCCGCGCGTGGCCAGCGCCGGGATCACCCCCACCACCATCCCGGTCGGCGCGTCCAGGACCGTCACCCCGCCCCGCCCGCCCGCGATGTTGTCGATCGCCACCGGCGCGCGCGCGTCCGGGTTGGGGACCGCGTACTTGGCCGTCAGCCAGAACGTCCAGCCGGACACGTTCAGCGGCCCGCCGTTGAGCGCGTTCACCACCTGGAACGGCACCTGCGCGGTGTCGCCGCGGAAGAACCGGAGCGGCTCGACCAGCCGCTGGGGGGGCGGGTGCCCGCAGGAGCGGGCCGCCCGGGCGGCCGTCCACATGTCGAACGTGGTGGGGACGACGATGACGGGGGTGCTCATGCCCCCGAAGATAAGCCAGGGGCGGGTGGCGCGCGACTTCCTAGTAGACCCTGCACCGACCTTGCAGGACCGCCCGGTCCTCGCGCAGGCCGAAGATCGTGTCATCCGGGAAGAGGCGCTGAAAGTCGGGGAGGCTCTTCGGGAAGGGGAGATCGGTAGTCATGGCTCAGGCCCTCTCCGGTGCCCAGTAGAAGAGCTTTCCGTTGCGAGTCTCTCCGCGCTCCCATCCTGCCCGCTCGTAGCAGTATCCGGGGTTCTTCGACTGGACCGACTTCACGCCGATCTCGGTTCGGAGTCTCTCCGGCGGCAGAGCGCCATAGCGGGCGATCCACTGGCGGTAAGTCTCCTCGGTCGCGTCTTGGATCAACCACGAGCTCAGGCCTGCGCCAAGGTTGCGAAACATCATGTTTCGCCAGAGGTAACGAGGCTTTGCGTCCGCGATGCCGGTGCGCCCGCGGCTACCACCCGTACCGCGAGCGGACGGTGTGCGCTGGTAGATGCATGCCCACACGGCTTTGCCGTCGTCGGTCACGAGGACGATTTCTCGACCCACGCCCGTGAACGTCTTGGAGCCCGGCGTGCGCCGAGAGTAGTGCGGCCCGAGTCCCTCATGTGGCCCCGTACCGTCGACCACATCCAGCGCTCGACGGTCCGAACTACTGGACAACTGCCACCGACTTTTCAGAAGGGTAACTTGAGCTGCCATGCCGACCTGCCCGCAGCACGCCGTGTAGGCGTCGGCCTCGAGCGCGCGGTCGTCCTGGCTGTCCCGCGTGTTCCTCCCCTGGACGACCAACTCCCCCCCGCAGTGCGGGCACGCGAACCCGGGGGCCCTGGCCGACACCTCGCCGGGCTCCAGCGGGATCTCCCGGTCGTCCATCTTCACCCTCACGAGCCCATCCTCCAGTCGCCGTTCGCCCGCGCGTGCCCGACCAGCTCCCCGCGCTCGTCGTACAGCTCCGCGTCCACCCCGTGCTCCCCGCACCGCTCCAGCACCTGCGGCAGGGTCATCGGCCCGCACGAGGCCGGCGCGAAACCAAGCCAGGACGGCCGGTAGGTGGGCAGCTGCCCCTCGGGTGGGCCGGGGGCGGCGGGCGCGCCCCGGGTCAACGTCGGCAGGCGGCGGGGCCAGTGGACCGACCCCCCGGCGATCGCCCGGGCCTCCGCGACCGTGACGACGAAGAACTCGAGCGGCGGCGGGGACGACCGGTGCCCGTCCATCTGCTCGGCCGCGTCCAGGGCGGCCCGGTACTCGCACGTCCCGATCCCCCACACCCGCCCGGCCGCCACGTCCACGGCCGCGTACAGGGTGATCACGACGACACCCGGGCGGGCGGCGCGTCGGCCTCCAGGTACTCGGCCACCGCGTCCAGGAACGTGTCCAGGACGTCGGCGCTCAGCTCCTTCGACCTGAGCAGGGTCACGCACTTCAGCAGCTCCTGCCGGGCCAGCTCCTTGTCGCTCACAGCGACACCGCCCCTCGCGAGCCCACCACCGGGGTGCCGGCCGGGAAGCTGGCCTTGAGCGCCTCCCAGAGCTGCCGGCGGCTGGTCGCCGGGACCCGGCGCGCCTTCGCCTCCGCCACCCAACGCTGCCCAGGCACCCGCCGGACCGCCTCGTTGAAGGTTGGGTTGAACGGCGCCCGCACGGTCAGCATCCCCCCCTCCTCGGTGACCGTCACCCCGTTGGACCGGCTGAGCAGCCGGCCCGCCAGGGTCGTGAACCCCAGGCAGCTGACCGCGATGCAGAGCGCGGTCCGGCCCGCCAGGTCGTCCCGGTTGGTCGCCACCCGGTGGACCAGCTTGTTGGCCAGCTCGCGCGCCCCCAGCTCGACCGTCCACGCGACCGGCACCCCGTCCGGCTCCAGCGCGGCCAGCGCCCGCATGGCGGCCGAGAAGTCGGGCTCCCCCTGCGGGACCCCGTACCCGTGCTTCGCGCGGCAGTCCGGTCCCATCCCGGCCTCGACCGAGTCGGCGTCCACGAGCGGGCGGCCGCACGCGCAGCAGTGGGTGGCGAGCAGCAGGGTGGCGGGTGCCGCCTCGTAGCCGCTCACCTCCCACCCCCGATCCGGTCCAGCGCCTCGATGGCCCCGGCCGCACCCGCCGCGTTGACGGCGGCCTGCTCGGCCCGGATGTGGCGGAGCAGCTCCTGGAGGCGGGTCGCCGCCTCCTGCACGTGCTCCTCGAACCCCGGTTCCCCGTAGATGCGGATCGCCGTCGTCAGCAGGTTACGGCAACCGTTCAACTCCTCGCGCACTTCCCCACCGGTCATCTGGACATCCTCCCGGGCGCCTCAGCGCCGCAACCTTGTTATCCCCTACTCGAGTCGGTTGTGCAAGTCTTTTTATCCGCCGGCCCCCAAACCCGGGTTTGGGGTCCACCTACCGGCCGTCCTGGCTTGGTTTCGGCTGCCACTCGGTTGTGGTGTAGCTGGTTGTAGGCTGGGTCATGACGCTTTCTCCTCACAGGCGCACTTGCTGTCCGGTCCCCCGGGGATGAGCCCCGCGGCTGCCTTCGCCTTGCAGTCCAAGCATTGGGCGTGGAACACGAGGCCCTTCTCACACGAGTCGCACTCGAAGGGTCCATCAGGCAAGCGCGCATCAAGAGCGCCCACCCAGAAGTGCCAGGTGCACTTGTGGCACTGGACTTGTACGGTCCCGCGGGGGCGGATGTCGTCCTTCATCGGACTCCCAAACCCGGGTTTGGGGTGCGGGCGTCCAGGTCCAGGTACCGGGCCCGGATGGACCGCTCGCCCCGGAGCAGGTTGGCCACCACCCGGTGGTGCCCGTCGTGCAGCCACCGGATGCCGCCGGCCCGGACGACGATCGGGTAGCCGACCGGCCCGCCGTGCGGCCCCACCGCGTCGCGCGGGGTCAGCTCGGGGTCGCGCAGGTACTGGAGCACACGGGTCGGGTTGACCGAGCCCTGGATGGTGTGCACCCCGTCCAGCTGCACGACCTCGATCGGCGCCCGCTTGATCTCGGGCGACAGGTGCCCGCCGTTGCCGGCCCGCGCGCACGCCTGGTGGTACCGGTCCTTCTGGTCCACGACCAGCGGGGGAGGCGGCCTCACCCCGTGCCGGGCCTGCGGGAGCGACTCCAACCGGATCATCGCCTGCCTGACGTCCGGGCCCCTCCTCCCGCTCCACTCCGACAGCCCGTTGCTCACCGGCCCCCCTCCCTCAGCTGTTCCTCCTCCAGGGCGTTCACCCGCTCGCCAGCCCGCTCCACCCCCTCCTTGGCCCCCTCCAGCTTCTCGGCCGCCCACCGGGCCAACCCCTCGCCCTTCTCCCCCTTCTCGCCCCGCTCCCGGCGCTCCCGCGGCTCCCGGGACGCGCTCGGCCGGCCGTGCGCGGATGCCGCCCCCTCGTGCCGGGCCGCCTCCTGCTCGTGCCGGGCCGCCCGCTCGTCATGTTGGTTGGCCCGCGCCTGGTGCTCGCCCCGCTGGGCCGGGTCGGTGGCCTTCTTGGCCGCCTCCCGGTGCGCCCGGGCGGCCGACCGCAGCTTGCCCGCCTGCTCGCGGTGCTCGCCCGCCTGGACCTTCAGGGACGCGGCCCGCTCGGCCCCCCGCACGTGCTGCCCACCGCCCTTCGCGGTGAACCGGCCGGCGTCGCGCGGGTGCTCGTCCTCGTTGAACTCGCCCATGACGGGAAGCCTACTTCTTCTTGCCCTTCTTCGCCCAGGCGGCCAGGCCCGCGCCCGGCGCCGACCCCCCGCCCTTCGCGGCGTGCGCCTTCGCCTTGGCCGAGTGCGTCTTGGCCTCGTCGGGCTTGCCCGAGGCGAACAGCGCGCTGGCAGCCGCCCGGTGCGCCCTGGCGGCCGCGTCGTGGTCGCCCTTCTGCTTGCTCCCGTTCGCCTTCTCGGTCGCGGCGTCGGCCGCGCTGCACGCCTTCTGGTAGTCAGCCATCGTCTTGCTCCTCCGGACCCACGTTATCCTGACCGGCGCGCGCGTCCACCTTCTCCCACGTGAGCTGCACGATCGACTCGGGGCTCCACCCGGCAGCGCTGATCCCCAGGTAGTCGGCCAGCCGCCGCAGGTCCTCGGGCCTGGCCTCCCTGAGGTGGCGCTCCTGGATGACTCGCCTGGGCCGCTGGTCCCTCCGGGTCACCCGGCGCACCCGCCTGACCAGCGCCCGGTCGCTCCACGCGGGGGCGTCCCGCATCCCCAGCCAGGCCGCCAGCCGCTCCAGGTGGGGGCGGCTGGCCCGCCTCAGGTGCGCCTTGAACAGCTCCCACGGCGGCATCATTCGCCGGGTCACGACCGCGGGCATCACTACTTGGCCGCCTCCCACGCGTCGGTGACCACCTTCTGGAGCGCCCTCAGGTGGTCCCGAACCGTCATCTCTGGGTCGTCTGGGACACCCACGTAAGCCCAGCAACCATGCCGAGTGAACAGCACCTGCGAGACGTGCGCCTGCTCGACCAGCGCCGCCACCATCGCCCCGATCTGCTTAGGGGTACTGAACTTGGCCGAAGGCAGCTCCCTTGAAGTGGTGCCATCCTCGTTCAACTCCCGAGCCTCGTACGGCAGAAGTTCAAAGTGATAAGCGGCACCGTGCACGTGATACCGGGGCTGTTTCATCGGGGAGGGGGCGCTTTCGGGTGGCTGGGCAGCTGGTCCATCAGCTGCGGCTTCTCGGCCGGCTGCCACAGCCCGTCCCGGTCGTACGTGCCCGGGCTCTCGGTCGTGTGCGCGACCGGCTGGGTGACGAGCGCGCCAGGCTGGAACGCGGGGCGTCCCTGCGGGTACCGGTACGCCTCCCGCTCGGCCTCCGAGACTTCGGGCTGGCTCTTGCCGGGCTGGCCGACATTGCTCCCCGTGCGGTCCCCGGTGCGCAGGGGCGGCTTGGCCCCGTACCCGCGCACGACCGGCGCCCCCAGCGCGTTCCTGGGCACGTCCGGCCCCTGCTGGGGGGCCTGGGCCTGCTGCTGGTTCACCTTCGGCTTCCGGAAGCAGGTCAGGCACGTCCTAGGGTTCTGGTTGTGCTCGCATAGTCCGTTCATCGGTCGTCTCCTCGGTCTTCCCACAGCTTACCCCGGTAGGTCAGGGACCGCCGGCTCGGCCGGTCCGCCCACGCCCCCCTGGCCGCCGACAGGAACAGCCCCACCAGCAGCGTCGACACCGTCCCCACCCCCACGCCCGTCCAGAAGATCACCATCCCCCCCTTATGCCGCCCACCCAAACCCGGGTTTGGGCTCACGGGCCGCCCACCACCCCGCGGCCGCCCGGCGTGTACGGGGTCACGGGGTTGCGCAGGTCGTACAGCTGGACCTGGAACCGCGCGTCCTGGGCGAGCAGCCCCTGCGCGATCGTCAGGTAGGCGCGCCCCACCACCATGCAGCCCCGGAACGTCTGCCGGCGGTAGAGCATCGCGTACGCGACCATCAGCGCCCGCTCGCCCGCCGCCGGGGCCAGCGACAGCGCGGCCGGGAACCTGCCGGGCGCCAGCCTCCAGAACGTGTCCGCGCTCTCCAGGACGAACTGCCGGTCGTCGGCCCGCTCGGTCAGCCACGCGACGAGCTGGGCGGTGCTGCACGGGTCCAGGGCCATGCCTGGCAGGCTAGCCGAACCCGTGCTCCTTCGCGATTCGCTTCAGGTTCCACAGCGCCAGCTCGTACGCCTCCGCGCGCGCCATGCTCCTCGCCGACTCGAGCTGCCCCTCCAGGTCGCCACTCCGCGCGTGCATGGCGGCGTTGTGGTGGTTGAACTTGATCCTATCCTCCAGGTCCCGGTAGGCCTGCTCGAACGCCGCCCCGCGGTAAGTGATGTCGATCATCGGACCCACCCCGCGTCCTCGATCGCCTGGAGGTCCCGGTACTCGATCGGGCCCGCCGTCGGGTCGAACTCGGCGCACCACGGGTCGTGCTCGCCCGTGTCGGGGTCGGGGGCCGGTTTGGTCTCGACTTTGATGGGCCCGAATACCTCGCTCTCGGGCGCCTCCCAGGTCTGCACGGGACCCGACGACCACGCGTCGAACTCCTCGGCCAACAATACCGCCTGCTCGGCCGTCCTCCCGCACCTCAACGCCGCGATGGCCATGTTGCGCCCGGACCCCACCCCGGTCACCGTGTCCTCGACCGGGATCAGCACCGGACGCTTGCCCTCCACGTAGTACGCCCCGTACTCGTCCACGTAGATCCCGTGGGTGGCGTCATCCGTTAGGGTGGGACGGTTGTCGGAGTCGCGGTTCATCCGGATCAGCCAGTCCTGAAGCTCGTGGATCTCGGCCCGGCTCCCCGTTCCCGCGAACGCCCGCTTCTTGTCCGCGCTCACGAACAACTTGGTCATCCGGGACTTGAACCCGGCCTCGGTCGTCCCCTGGCTGTCCGTCGCCAGCGTCTTGCCGTCCCACGCCACCGTCGTCATCGAATCACCTTCCTCGGCCGCCCCAGGTCGTCGATCAGCTCCCTGGACTGGACGACCACGGTGAGCCGCTTCTTGTCGTGCCTACAGGTCGCGTTGACCTCGGCAACCGTCTCGGAACCGCGGACCGTCTCGATCACCACCTCCGCGTCCTCCGGCACCCCCTCGTACCGGAGCTGCACCAACCGACCCAGCACCTGCTTGATGTTCACCGGATCACCAGCACCTTCACGACCCGGCTGCCCGCCGGCACGTCCACCGAACCGTTGCACGGCACCAGCACGGTCGCGTCGCACAACCTCGCCGCCTCCACCACCACCACCACCTCCACCCCCACCCGCACGTCCAGCAACCCCCCGCCGTCGTCCGTCACCACGAGCGCGTCGTCCGGCACGTCCGCCGTGCCCAGCCGGGTCAGCGCCTCCCGGAGCTGCCCGACCGTCAGCCACGCGTTCACGAGATCACCAGCGCGGTCACCGACACCGGCCCGCCCGCCGGGTCCACCTCCGCGTACCGGTTGGTCCCCTCGTGCGCCACCTCGCGGAGACTCGCGGTGGCCCGCTCGTACGAGTGGTCGGGCGCCGGCACCAGCACGACCGTGTCGTCCCTCACGTCCTTGATCAGCGCCCTCAGGCTCCCCACGGTCAAACCGTTCGCTCTCGGCATCGCGTCCTCCTCGGGCGGCCGCTCGCCACCCGAGGACCCTTATGCCGCGCTCAGGCGAGGACGCTGTAGACCACGTCGACGCTCAGGTGGCCGGCCGTCAGCGTGGACAGCGCGTGCGTGCCGTCCCCGGTGATGGTCATCTTGAGCTGCTGCCCGCCGCGCGCCGTGTACGGGTTGCTGCCCGGCGTCGCAATCGGGGTGGCCGCCCCGGTGAACACGGTGGTCGAGGCGATGATGCTCCCCGCGCTGTCCGACCCGCCCTGCAGGGTGGCGACCGCCGACGCGGCGCTGCCGCCCGACAGCGCGGTCAGCACGTTGATGTCCGCCGAGAGCAGCTTGGCGTTCGCGGGCAGCGCCGACCCCACGTTGAACGCGGTGCCGCTCGTCTGCGCCTGGATGGTCGCCAGCGGGATGTCGATCGTCACGTGCACGGGCGCCGCCGCGTACGCGGTCTGGGCGGCCGCCGCCGCCATCACGTTGGTGCACGTCTGCTCGTTCGCCCCGTGGCTGCGCAGCTTCTGCACGACCAGCTGGGCGGCCGCCACGTTGGCGTCGCCGGTCGGGGCGAACGTCGCGCCCGCCGCGGTCAGCTCGGCCTGGATGGACGTGTCGGACACGTTCTCGCCCGCCTGCACGACGAGCGCCTGACCCTGGTAGGTGATGGTGGTGGTGGCGAGGAGCACTTGCGTCGTCATGGTCGGTTCCCTTCGGGTGGAGGCCGGTCGTCCGGCGCCCGCCCAAGGTACACGCGCTCCCGACCGACGCGCTACTTCGGGCAGCCCGTCACCCGCCGGGCACGTGGTGACCGGCCGGCGGCACCTTGGCCAGCACCTCCTCGACCCTCTCTCGGACGACCACCCCCTGGCCCGAGGCCATCGTCACGATCGACCCCTCCGACCCGTTCCCATGGTCGCGCTCCACCATCGCGATGAAGCGGATGTTCATCCAGATGTGCCCGCCGGGCGCGGCCGGCGCTGTCAGCTTGATGATCATCGCGACAGCTTCTCCATGTCAGCCAGCCCGCGCCGGAGCATCTCGACCGCCAGGTACGCGACGGGCAGCGGCTCGGTCATGCAGCACCGCTCCTGCATGTCCCGCTGCACCTTCTTGATCCACTCCTCCAGGTCCTTCGGGATCCGTACAATCATCGCCGTTCCACGCACTCGTAGGTGTACACCGCGTCGACGAACGCCCCGCCGCGCCGGTCGCATTCCGAGTAGGCGGCGCACCACCACCCGCCAAACCCGACCGCCACCGCGATCGCCAGGACGACCGGCCAGAACTTCTCATCGGGCATCACGGGTGCTTCTCCTCGTCGTCCCACTCTCGGTTGAGCGCGTCCGCGATGGCTTGCGCGGCCTTCTTGTTGTGTGCGTAGCAGACCTCCGCGCACTCGGCCTCCATGACAGCCCACATGTTTGGCGGTCCGCAGTGGTTCCCGGGTTCTAGGACCTGAAACCCCGGTTCCCAACAATCCGGTTCGCAATCGTTATCGTTGCTCACTTGCCCTCCACTTCGAGGATCTCCCACGTGCCAGCCAAGGTGGGTCGCCGAGCCCCCGAGTTGTTCCCCCAGCAGAACCACGCGTAGTCGGTCGCGTCGGTCTTACCGTCCTTGGTGAAGCTCGGGCGACGAGGTAGCACCAGCACTTGTGCCGGATGCGCCCGGTGGAACGAGGCTCGCACCTGACTGGCCAGCCACGGGAGCCTGAGCAGCGCCGCCACCATCCCGTTCTCCTCCTCGGTGATCTTGATGGCGTGCCGGACAAACTCCATCGCCTGCGCGTAGGGTGGGTTCATGACGACGAGGTCGAAGCACGTACACGTGCTGAAGAAATCAGCCTCCCCCTCCCAACCGACGAGGTTGTAACCCTTCTCGCACAGCGCCTCCCGCTTGTGGGCGTTCTGCTCCGAGCAAAGCGTCCGCAGTCCGTACGGGAGCGCGTCCGCGATCGCCCCGTCACCCGCACCCGCGTCAAGAACGCTGAGGTTGTCGCTGTCCGGCGGCAAGTACGGGTGGATGACCCGGACCGCCCAGGCGGGCGTCCGGTAGTAGTCCTCAGCCTCCCGGGCGTACTCGCTACCGTCAGCCCGCTTCCTGGTGGTGGCGCTCATCGCTTCGCCCGCTTGTTTTGGAGGCGCCTCTTCAGCGCGGCCACCTCGCCCCGCAGGACGAAACACTCGTCGGAGACCGTGGTGTACTGGTGGGTGGTCTCCTTGTTCCGCTCCTGCTCGCGCTTGAACTCCCGCTGCAAGTTCCGCTTCTCCGACTCCGCCACCCGCTGGAGCAGCTGCGCCGCGTACAGCCGGGCCCACATGACCGATACGAACGTGCCCGGCTCCCACGGGCACTCGATGTTCCAGAGGCCCTCGGGGCTCGGGGTCGCCGGCGGTAGCGGGCGGGGTCCCGTCGCCGAGAGCGGCCGGGCCGAGGAGATGCGCGCGTCCATGTCGTCCTGCGTGAGAATGTCCATGCCCGCCCTTATACCGCCCACCCAAACCCGGGTTTGGGCCTACCGGCCCCGCCAGTCCCGCCCACCGCTCAGGTCGAACGCCTGGCTGGCGCTCGGCGGGGGCGGGCACGCCGGCTCCGGGCACCAGATGGCGTGGGTGGGCGTCTTCAGCGACCGCTCGACCAGCATCCCGGTCAGCGCGCAGAACGCCCCCCACGTGGCCACCGCCCAGGTGGGCCACCTCAGCTCCCCCGCCCTCACCGGGACACCCGCTGGGCGCGAAGCCGAAGCTCCTCCTCGATCCACTCCAGCGGGTACGGGTTGCTCAGCCCGGCCTCGGGTAGCATCCGCTCCAGCTCCTCGTTGGTGAATGTGCGCAGGTCTTGGGGCCGGGCCCCGGTCGCGTAAACGTTCTCCCGATCGCTCATGCCCCCCTTATGCCGCTCACTTCGGGAAGTCGCGCACGTACCGGTCGATCACCTTCCCGAGCGCCCGCACCGCGTCCTCGATGTCGGTGAGCGCCCGGTACTCGTCCGCCGACAGGCTCCCGTCCCACTCGGCGAACGACGGGCTCGCGTCCTCGAGCGCGCCGGTGAGCAGCGCCGCCTGGCTCTCCACGACCGGCACCACGCTCCTCAGCGCCTGCAGGGCGCGCCTGGCCTGCTCGCGCTGGGTACTCACTCGACCACCTCGTCGATCGTCGCGTTGTCGTCGATCGTCGCGGTGATCGATATCCATTGGAACGGCATCGTGAACTCCAGCCCCAGGCTGAAAACGATCTTCCCGGGGTCGCTCTCGTCCATCTTGGCCCCGCCGCTCTTCCACCGGAGCGAGCTCCTCGGGGTGTGCGCGCAGTCGGGGATGTCCTCGGGCACCGGCCACCCCATGGCGCGGATCTCCCCCGCCGTGATGTCGACGCTCGGGTCATAGGTCAGCTCCTCGCTCACCACTTCCCCCCTGGCCGCGGGTCCTTGGCTTCCTTGGGGAGCGGCTTGCCCGGCTCGTAGACGACCGGCTCGGGCGCCTTCCACCCGCCAGGCACCTCGCCTACCGGCACATCCCGGAAGTCGCGCACGAGCGCCGCGTCGTTGAGGAGCTTGGTGAGCTCGATGTTGCCGAGGTCGGGCAACGCCTCATCCACCGCCGACCCGCTAACCAGCCGGGCCGCCCCCAGGACGTTCCCCCACTCCCGGGTTGGGGGTTGGGCGGGGGCGGCTCCCGGGGCGCGTCCTGGGCCAACGTCGGCGGGCGGCGGGGCCTCGGCGGGGTCCTGCCCCGACGGTCGGCCCCCCAAACCCGGGTTTGGGAGCGACTGGTACAGCCCGTGACTGACGCGGGCGATCAGGCCCTGGCTGGTCAGCTTGCTCAGGTAGGATCGCACCGTGTCGAGGTGCAGGCCGGACGTCCTCCGGATCTCCTCGGCACCGATCGGCCGACCCGCCCCCACGATCAGCGGCAGCACCTCCCCGATCCCGCCCCCCTTCCTGGTGGCGGGCCCCCGCGGCGCCTCGATCCGAACAACCCCCTTCTCCATCTCCACCAGCAGCTCGCGCATCACGGGCAGCCGGTCCCCCGCGTCCAGCCGGCCCAGCACGACCGCGATGTCGACCTTGGCCACGTGCCTGTTCTTCATCCTCCGCAGCGCCTCGTCGTCCATTGTGGCCCCTTATGCCGCCTTCAGGACTCGCGGCCCATGGCCGGGTTGTCCCGCTTATCCCGCAGCACCTTCAGCGTCTCCCGCACCTCGTCCAATCGGAACCGCAGCGCGTTCCTGAGCTCGCCGGACGGCGTGTTGTCGAAGCTCAGCGCCAGGTCCATCTCGGCCTTCTGCCACTCGTCTATCAGCTTGGCCAGCCGCACCCTCCGCGGGTCCTCGTCGGGCAGGTTCTCGAACCTCTCTTCGGGCGCGCGCCGCCCCTCGCGGGCCCGGTGGTCCTGCGCGAACTTGAGCGCCCCGCGGAACACCGCCACCACCCCCCAGGTGACGATGCCGGTGCTCAGCACCACCACCTCGCCCCAGCTCACTTGGCGCCCCGCGACATCCGGAGGAACTCCCGCACCTTCTCGTGGTCGTGCACCCACTCGCTGGCCGGCGCGTCCCGGATGCCCGCGAACTCGGTCTCGGGCGCGTACGCGAACGCCACCCGGTAATAGACGGTCAGGACGCGCGCGTTCGTCACCGAGGAGCCGGAGAAGATGCTACCCGGGGCGGGGCCGGCCCCCTTCAGGACCCGGCGCGCCCCCTGGACGATGTATTGGACCAGCGCGTCGTCCTTCAGCGCGCCCCGCAGCATGTACGGGAACGGCCGGCTCCGGTCCTTGAGGACCAGGTAGCCGGACGGGTACGCGTCCACGACCAGGTCGGCCCGCTCCAGCTCCCGCCCGGCCAGCCACCGCCGCCGATCGGCCGCCAGCATGACCAGCGCCCGCTCGCTCATCACCACCTTCAGGTCCTCCAGCTCGGTCATGGACACCTTATGCCGCCCTACCGGTCGTTGAACCCGCCCAGGCCCGCCAGGTCGGCCCCGTTCTGCCCGCCCCCCAGCATGCCCAGCTTCCGGGCCTGCTCGCGCGCGAACCACATCGCCATCAGGGCGTCCGCGGTGTGCGCACTCGGCTGGTAGAACATCAGCCCGTCGACCCAGGTCTGCACGTGCGGGTGCACCTGGCCGAACTTGTCGTTGGGGATCAGCCACGCCCCGTTCTCCACCTCGGCAAACACGCTCGCGATCCCGTACTCGGGGTGGCTCTTGTTCCGCCCCGTCTCCAGCGCCTTCACGGGCAGCGTGACCTGCTTGCGCAGCGCCACCTGCCGGATCGCCCGCTGGGCCCCGTTGTTCTCGACGGTCAGGATCGAGTTGAACGCCCGCCACTTCCTGATCAGCATCTCGACCAGCGTGGGCACGTCCCACTTGCCGATCTCGATGTCGAGGATCAGCCGGTGCCCGGTCGGCAGCGCGCAGTACGTGAAGAACGCGCTGTCGTCCCCCTTGTCCTCCTTGGTGAACGCCGGGTCGAGCCCGGTGAAGCACGGGTAGGGCCCGCCCAGCCCGTCCAGCGGGAACCCCATCTGCCGGGCGAGCTTGCGCGCGATCGCGCTCACGTACGCCTGCTGGTACGCGCTCGTCATCCCGAGGTGGCCAAGCTCGCGCGCCAAGCTCTTGCTCGCCTCGATCCACTCCTCCTTGCACCAGCTGGTCTCCGGGATGCACTCGCACATGTACGACTGGTTGAACGCCTGCGCGTTGCCGGACCGGCGACGGATCGCCTCCAGCTGCACGTGGTTGATCCGGTCCGACCAGAGCGTCCTCTCGGCGTCGGGCACGCCCGCGTGCGCGGCCAGCACGAGCGGGGTGGCGGCCAGGTCGACCGGGTTCATCTTCGGTTTGTCCAACTCGACCGCCGGCACCAGCTCGTCCGAGTCCCACGGCTCGAAGTCCAGCCCGTACTCGCCCAGGGCGGCCCGCCGCTCGTTCTCCCGCTCCCAAGCCAGCACGCGCTCGACGTCGTCCCGGACCCAGATCAACCCGCGCGCGTTCATCTTCAGCGTCGCCCAGCCCGCCTTGATCGTCCGCATCACCAGGTCGTCGGGGTGCCAGGGCGTGTTGCTGAACACGAACTTGCTCATCGTCGGGTCCATCCGGTCCTCGACCGACGTCTTGATCCACTTGCCGACCTTCTCGCGCGCCTCCTTGGTGCGCGTGTTCTCGGCGTTCAGCATGTCGTCGACGATCACCCAGTTGAGCCGGCTGCCGCCGATCGCCCCGTCCATCCCGAACGCGATCAGCGACGGGTCGCGGATGCCGGCCGGTCGGGCGACCACCAGCTCGGTCTGCGTCCAGTGGTCGCCCGACCGGGGGCTCCGAGACAGCCCCGGGAACACCAGGTGCAGCTCCATCGAGCTCTCGATGTAGTCGCGCACCATCCGGACCATCTTCTCGGCCTGCCCCTGCGTGGCCGAGACGATCGCGCCCCGGAGGCTCGGGTTCCGACCCAGGCTCCAGAGCGTGTACGCGACCAACACGAAGCTCTTCGAGTGACCGACCGGCAGCATGAGCACGCACCGGTCGTGGTCCTGGACGAACTTGAGGATCACTCGCTGGTGCGGGGCCGCCTTAACCGGCCGGCTCGTGATCTCCTCCCGCATCACGAACTCGAAGAATGTCAGGAAGTCCTCCCGGGCGTCCGCCGCCCGCAGCAGCAGGTCGTCCACCAGGTCCAGCTGCTCCTCGGCCGTGCACGACGCGGTGCCACCCACGCTCGGGACCCGCGTCTCGTCCGCCAACCACTCCCGCTGCGCCATCACTCGGACCTTCTACCCAACTCGGCCAAGAGCAGCTCCCGGATCACCATGTAGTGGAGGACGGCCGGCCCAGTGTCACTGGCACCCATCCTCATAGGGTTGACGATCATCTCGGCAACCACGTATTTGAGCGCCGCCTCGATATCCTCCCGAGACCTCGGCTTACCGTTCGCGTCCTCAATCTCCATCATCACTCCTTCGTCCTTCGCGGCCATCGACTCGACGGTCTCCAGCAACCTGAGAATCGTCACCCTCGCCCAGTGGGGTTGGGAACATAGCTGCTCCAGCAGGCCACGGACCTCCCCCGCCAGCACGCGGGCTCCTTCGGCCGCCCCGCTCACCCCTCCCTCCCAAACCCGGGTTTGGGTCCCCGCCGGGCCCGGGCCCGGTCGACCCGCCGGGCCGCCTCCCGGCACCGCTCGTCGTCGCACTCGGCCCGCTCGGCCAGCGAGTGGAGCACCAGGCTGGGCAGGTCGCGCACCGAGGCCCAGAACCGCTGGGCGGTGACCCGCTCCCGGGGCGCCCGGCTCCTGCCGTCCCGCTCGGGCGGGTCGTGCCCGGCCTGGCACGGGTGCCAGCTGATCACCTCGCCGGTCGAGTAGCTCACGCTCAGCCGGCAGCCGCACGGCGCGTGCGCGACCTGCGTGCCCGTCTGGGCCTCCGGCCTGGGGTCGGGCCCGACCGGGCACGCCTTCCAGCACTCCAGGCACGCGATCGGGTTCTGCCGGTGCGAGCAGTGGGTCACTGGACGGTGACCGGCGGCTCGGGTGGCTCGGGCGGTCGCCTGGCCTGCTCGGCCAGCTCGCGCCGCTGGCGCACCACCGCCAGCCGCTCGGCCATCTGCTCGGGCGTCATGCTCGCGATGATCGCCTGGAGCGACTGGCTGACCCGCGCGTCCACGTTCACCTCGATGGGGGCGCGCGTCCCCTGCACGTCCGCCAGGATGTTCTCGAACATCGCGACCGCCTTCCAGTCCGGCTTGACCGTCCACCGGCCGTTCTCGAACACCCCCCGGGCCTGCTGCAGGTACTGGGCGATGCGGCGCGACTGCGCGGCCTTCTGGTGCGGGACCGCGTTCTTGTCGTCTTCCCGCCAGCGCTCGTACGTGCGCGCGATCAGGCGCATCGTCCGGATGCGGCCGACCGGGCCGAACTTCTTCCGCAGGACCTGCTCGATGTCCCGCGGGCTCACCATCGACCGCAGCAGCTGCTCGACTGCCTGCAGCTGCTCCTCGGTCTCGGTTCTCGACCACACCACCCCGCTGCCACCACCACCCACCCGGGACGGTGACCGGGTGGCTGGTTTCAAGCCCGCTTTGGCCAGCGCTTTTGCCCGCGCGGCCTGTTTCTTACCTGGCGCCATACCCCCACTTGTACCAAGCAGCCGGCCGCCCGGTCAAAGCGCCCGCGCGATCTATTCGACTACCCGCCTTCGCGCGTCAGCCATCTCCTCACCCTCCTGGTCGCCCACCAAGCCCACGCCGCGACGAGCAGCGGCGGGACCAGCGGGACCAGCGGGACGACGACCAGCCACACCCACCAGGGTCACCAGGGTTGCCCGTCCTCGACCGGCCCGGGGTCGGGCGGCGCGACCACCGGGCGCCTCTTCCACCTCTCCCACTCCCGGTGCCTCGCCCACCACTCGCGCTGCCGGTTCCTGGCCCGCCTCGACTTGCTCACTTGAACGCGGGCGCCCCCCAAGCCACCTCCTCACCCGCCCCCCTCAGCACCTCCGCCATCAGGTGCAAACCTCAAATATGAGGGCGGGGAGGAGGCGGAGGGTCACTGTCAGCTCGCGACGCCGACGCTCACACTGAAGCTCGCGTTGGTGATCCCGGCGTCCGTCCTCGAGTGAGACCCGTACGCAGAGACAGAGACATTGACGTTGTCGGACGATACGAGAGCGGCGACGAGCGCCTCGACCCGCGCCACGGCGGCCACGATGTCGTCGCCCTCCGGCGTGCCAGGCTTGTAGTTCGCGCTCGCGGTAACGGCTTGCGAGCGGATCTCCTTGAGGGTCTCTTCCTTGTTCTTGCTTGCGGTTGAAATGCTCCAGCTCATGACGTTTCTCCTTTGGATGTAGGTTACTGTGTTGCTCCGATGTCCGTGATCCACTCGGCTGGTCGTCATCGGTACCCCTCCAGGTGGTGTAGCATCCCCGCGTAGTAGGGGCCAAACGGCGAGCCCTCGATCAGCCGGTCCAGCGACATCCAATCGATCGGGCACCCCTCCTCCACCGCCCGCGGGGCCCCGTCCGCCTGCACGGCGAAGCAGAACACCTCGCACGTCGGGTCGACGCTGCCGGGCGCGTGGTAGATGAGCTCGGCCCTCGCCACCCGGAGCCCCACCTCCTCCATCAGCTCCCGGGAGAGCGCGTCCTGGATCTGCTCGCCCGGCTCCACCTTGCCGCCCGGCAAGCTCCAACCCCCGCCCGGCACCGACCGGTTCCAGCAGACCAGCACCTTCGGCCCCCGGCGGATCAGCGCGACCGCGGCCTTCACGGCTTGAGCGGTGGCTCCGACACCTGGTAGCCGGGTCCCTCGAAGATCGCCTTCAGCTCCCGGTCCCGCTCGCCCGTCAGGCGCTCCAACGCCCTCCTCGCCCCCGCGTGCTCGGCCGCCGCCCTCTTGAGCGAGATCTCGGCGGGGTTGGTGGAGAGGGACTGCGCGCTCCTCTGGGCGACCACCCAGCCGACCGCCGCGTCCGACAGCCGGTCCAGCGTCCCGATGAACTGCTCGCGCGCCTCCGACAGCCCGGCCACCTTCCTCCTGCCCGATCCCTTGCCGCCCATCTCGACCTCCTTCAATCGTCCTCGTGATCTGAATCACGTCGCGTGACCTTCTCGGGGGCGCACACCGGAACCTGCACCTCGGCCCGGCGGGCCTGCTCTTCCACGAACTTGCAGACGATACCTCGGGCAGCCCTCCGCTGTTGCCAAGTCAGCCCGCCCTTGCGCACGTAATAATCGGCCACCCCCTCGGCGAACCGGCGCTCCCACGGGGTGGCGAGGATGCTTGCGGCGGCCGGGCTCGCTTGAAACATCATCAACACCCGGCAAAGCTCACCGTCCTCCAGCCCGTACACCTCCGCCTTGCTCAACAACTTCACGGCTGAGGCACAAGCGCCGGCTCCTGCCCGCGCAGGTGCTCCCGGCAGTCCCGCTCGCTCATCCGGGCCACGCTCCTCCACCCGGGCAGCCAACGACCCACCGCCCACTGCCCGCCCCGCTCGAGCAGCGCGTGCCCGCGCAGCCCGTCCGGCTCCCACCAGCAGGCGTGCGCCGTCCACCCCTCGGCCTCCCACTCGCGCACCGCGGGCGGGGGCTGGCACCCGGGCAGGTCGAGCAGCGGGTCCGTCACCGCGCCCCCTTGATCAGCTGGTAGTTGTGCTCGTTCGCCAGCTCCTTGCGGAACTGGTGGAACCCCCAGATGTTGCCGACCGGCACCCTGTCGGCCACCCACGCCTCTGCCGCTTCACGTGCATACCGGTTCCACTCACTTTCCGTCATCGCTCGACACTGGTGTTCGAACGGGCTCATGTGCCCGCTCTTCAAAATCTTAGCCGCCCGGGCTAGGTCCCCGACCGCGTCCGCCTGCCCCTGGTTCAAGTACGTAACGGCCGCGCACCTACCCGCGCTAATCATGCATAGTTCTCGCTCGTTCCACTTCCCGATCTCGTCGTCGAACGACACGTACGGGAGGTGCCACTCACCCATCGCGAGAACGCGGGGCTCACTCGCCCGGTAGGCGTCGTACGCCATCCGCATCGTCCGCTCGTACTCGGGCTGGGCCATCGGGTCGACGCGCAGCGCCCACGCGTTGTCCCACTCGGTGGCGGTGCAGACCACGGTGGTGAACATCCACGGTTCCACCACCCGGTTGGCGATCTGCTTGTGCAGGCCGATCTTCGCCAGAGTCCTAGCCAGGTCCAGCGCCCGGTCCCGCCCCACGAGCCAAAGGTGGCACGCGTCCTCCCGCTCGTCACCCTGAAGCTCCTCCGCGGCCTGCATGCCCGACTGGTTCTTGCCCCAGAACGCGGGCAGCATCGGGTCCTCCTCGACCCGCCCGAGCAGCTTCTCGACCGGGATGGCCCGGCTGCTCGCCGCGTTGCGGGAGAACATCCGGTGCGTGTTGTGCTCGGCCAGCACGATGCGCGGCATCGTCAGCTCGAACGTGGTCACCCGGGCCCCGTTCGGCCCCACCGAGTCGGCAACTATCTTCGCGTCGTATCCCATCGTCGGCCTCCAGACCCCTTATGCCGCGCCCAGGGGCGGGTAGGTCAGGAGCCCGATCATCGCCAGTCTGACCACCGGTGGTACTTCGGCCTGGTCGTTCTCCCACCTGGACACGGTCTCGCCCGCGTACCCGAGCAGCTCCCCCAGCCGCACCTGGGTGAGGCCGAGCGCCTTCCTGGCGTAACGCAGCCGACCCCCCGTCATCACCACCCTAATCATCGCGCAAGCATTGCCGCGCTCCATCTTGGCCATCTCCCTCAAGGTCACCATCGCGCCTCCAGACCCGCCGCTCGGGGCGGGCGCTTCTTCCGGGCCAGACTCAACCAGAACCACCGAGGAACGTACAACCCATCCTCCATCGAGCGGGCAAGCCTCCCACCGCCACCGATCGCCACGCAGACCAATTCATTCAACCACCTGCGCCGACTGCACTTTGCCCGGTATCCCACCTTCACCTCCCGCCACCCAAACCCGGGTTTGGGTCCTACGACGCCCGCGCGTCCGCGTGCCGGGCCCGCTCGCGCGTCACCCCCACCACCTCGTCCTCCCACCCGTCCGTGAACTCGGCGATCTCCTGCTCGTGGTTGACGTCCCGGGACTCGTCCAGCACCTGGCGGACCGCGTCCCGGATGTCGGCCAGCGTGACCCGCGCCCGCTCCTCCGCGTCCCGCACGCCCGCCAGCAGCTCGGCCGCCGCCTCGTCCTCGAGCGACCTCCGCATCGCCGCCGACGTCGCCCGGTCCACCACCCCGGCGATCATCGCCCCGCTCGCCATGTGGCCCAGCGTGAGCGCCTGCCCGGCCCCGACCGAGGACCGCCTCCGGACCCGGTAGAGGACGTGCCCGGGGTCGTACAGCTCCCCGACCAGGAACGAGGCCGCGTGCTCGTGCCCGCACGCCAGCGGCTTGCCCCGCAGGTGCAGGCGCGCGATCGCCTCCGCCTCTTCGCCGGTGGGCCGGCCCACCCGGATCCTCCGGCCGATCCTCCCGTCCCGGATGATCGCGCTGTCGATGCTGGCCGGTCGGTTGGTCAGCAGGAGCACGAACGCCCCCGAGTCCTCCATCCCGTCCATCTCGCTGAGGAACTGCGGCACCACCGTCTGGCTGAGGAAGCCGCGGGTCGTGTTCTGCCCGCCCCCGCGCGGCCCCAGGACGGCCTCGGCCTCGTCGATGCAGATCAGCGCCGGGTAGCCGGTGCGCTTCTTGTACGCGCGCGCCTGGGCGAACAACCGGCGCACGCTCGCCTCGGTCTGGCCGACGAACTTATCCAGCAGCTCCGGCCCCTTCACGGAGAAGAACCCACCCAGCGTCGGCACCCTCACCTTCTCCCACTCGTGCTCGGTCGACCCGTCCGGGGTGCGCCGCTCCCCGCACTTCGACTTGGGCTTCTCCGGGTCCTCGGCCATCTCGACCACCAGGTCGAGCATGTCGGCCCCGCAGTGCGCGCACCTCGTCTCCTGCCGGGCGTGCAGCTCGGCCAGCGCGGTCGCGGCCGCCTTCGCCAGCAGGGTCTTGCCCAGGCCGGGCCCGCCGTACAGCAGCGCCCCCTTGCTGGGCCGCTTGCCGTAACGGGAAAGCCGGTCCGCGTGCAGGACCGGCGCCTCCAGGGCCTCGCGCAGCTCCACCTTCGCCCGCTCGAGCCCGCCGATGTCGTCCCAGCAGACGCCCGTCGCCTCCCCCATCACGTTCTGGTCCGCCGGCTTGCCCAGGTTGCTGATCACCACGCTGGCCGAGAAGTCGAGCACCACCCGGTCCCCCTCCTCCACCCGGCCCACCACCTCCTCCCCGAACACGACCGTGCGCTGCTGGCCCAGCTGGTCGACCTCGCACGTCCCCCCGTCCAGCACGCGCGTCACGGGCAGCACCGGGCCGGCCCGCAGGGTCTCGGCCACCCCCATGATCTGCAGGGTGTCGGCCAGCACCACCACCTCGTCCCCGACCCTCAGCTTGGGCGGCTCCGCACCATTCAGCGACTTCGGCACCCCCACCTCGACCGTCCGCCCCCCGCTGTTGATGGTCACGGTCTCCCGGCCGACCGACAGCACCGTCGCATGCGGCTGCGGGCTGGCGCGCAGCTGGGTCACCACCGCGACGTACTCCTGCAGCTTCTCCTGCGCGGCCTGCAGCTTCTCCTGCGCGGCCTGCAGCTTCTCCTGCGCGTCCTGCCGATTCCGGCTCTCCTCGATCACCGAGCCCTTCAGGTTGCTCACCTGCACCTGCAGCTCCAGCATCTTCTGCTGGTCGCGCGGGTCACCGACCGGCGCGGTGGTGGGGACGATCGCCCCCCGGAGCGTGCCCGCGCAGTACTTCTTGAACGCCTGCGCGGCCGGCAGCCCGTACTGCCGGGTCATCTCGCTCAGCATCTTCTCCGGGTCGAGCACACTCATCCCCCCGCCCGCCCCCAGCGACGCCCGGACGAACGACATGTCGATGTCCTGCTCGGTGATCGGCACCTCCTGCCCGTCCACGAACAGCCTGACCACCTTGGCGTCGAGCCTCTTCACCGTCTCGCCCATTATCTTCTCCATCCCGCTCAAAATCCCGCTCAAATTGGGACCCAGCGGCTGCTGGAGTTGGAGCGCGTCCATCGCGCTCACCGTCATGCTGCTCAGATACTCCATCGCGAGCTTGGTGACGTCGACCCGCGCGCCGACCCGCATCGGCTCGTCCGCCCCCACCACCAAGTTGTTCCGGTCGATCGACCGTCGCTCGGACCGGATCTCGTCCAGCGCCCGGCTCAGCTCGGCCGAGGGCACCCTCGACTGCGCCCCGTAGACCTCCCGGAGCACCTGCTGAAGGTTCTCAAACCGGTCATCGTATTGGGTGGGCGGGTCGGCCTCCGGGATGCTCATCGCGAACAAGACCGCCCGCAGCACCTCCTTGAACTGGTCCCACCGCTTGCTCGCGGGACCGCGCCCCGCCGCCTCGGCCAGCAGCTGCAGTCGCTCCATCGTGGCCCGGGCCTCGGCCTCGTACGGGTTGCCCCCCTCGAACGGGTTGCCCCCCTCGAACGAGTCGCCCTTCATCTTGCCAGCCGTCACTCGTCCACCACCTTCGTGAACGGGCCGATCCGGCACTCGCTCGCGCCGCAGAAGCAGATGCACCTGCGCCGCCGCCGCGCCTCCGCCCGGGCCTCGGCCGCCTGCTGCACCTCCTCCTCGGTCTTCTCCTCCTTCTGCTCCTCCTCCTTGGCCCGCTCCTCCTCTTCCTCCTCCAACTTCTCGAGGTCCGCGTCCTTCATCCCGGCCAGCCGGGCCGCCTCGTGCGGGTCCGGCAGCTTGATCTCCGGCAACTTCAGCTTGAACTCGCCCAGCTGGACCGAGCCCGACAGCGGTTTCTTGAAGTCCTGCATCACGCCGCCCCCCGCACCAGGTAGAGGTTGTGGATCGCCCTCGTGATGCCGACGTAGAGCAAGTTGCGCTCTTGCTCGTCCCCCTGGTTGAAACGCATGTACGTGTCCCGGAGCAGCCACACCCGGTCGCGCTCCAGCCCCTTGGCCCGGTGGGTGGTCGACAGCGTGATCCGCTGCAGGTCGTCGTCGTCCGAGAACATCCGCTCGATCTGCTGCTGGACCACCTCGACGGTCACCATCCCCTCCATCAGCACCTGCAGGCACGCACGCGTGTCCTGGACGATCGCGTCGCTCTCCCCCTTCGCCAGGAGCCGCTCCGACTCCTTGGCCGCCCACCCGGCCACCCAAGCGTCCAGCCGCTCGACCGTCTCGGCCTTCGACCGGCGCACCAGCGCGGACAGCTTCTTGCCGATGTCCCGCCCCTTGATGTTGGCCCGCCGCCCCTCGCGCAGGAAGCCCAGGCAGAGGCGCATCAGCGGCGCGTTGGTCCGACTCAGGATGAAGTCGCCCGCCCTCGCCTCCCTGGCCATCCGGGCCGGCGGCACCCAGTCCTCCACCTCCCCCTCGTGCTGCCCGGGCGCCGCCTGGAAGTCGGGCACCAGCTTCTGCGCCTCCCGGACGATCGCCCGGCCGCACCGGTACGTGGTGGTCATCTTCAGCTCCTTGGCATGGATCTCTTGCTTCATCCGCTCGAGCACCCCTCGGCCGGCGCCGCGGAACGCGAAAATGCCCTGAAAAGGATCCCCAACCGCGAAGATGCGCCCACCCCTCGCCAGGCTCCCCATCACCAATTGAACCTGACCACTGGATAAGTCCTGCGCCTCGTCCACGAACACCCTCGTGTACTTCTTCATCTTCAACCCCATTGCGACCGGCAACCAGCACATGTCATCGAAGTCGGCCGACCTCGGGAACCCGCGCTCCTCCGGCTCGCCCGGCACGTCCGCCGGGTGCATGTCGTACGTGGACCGCTCCAGGCACGCCAGCACGTGCTCGATGAACTTCGGCCTGGGGTCGTGCCACACGCGGAACATCCTCCCCTTACAGCCCGCGTGCCCGCACGGCGCCGGGTAGGGAAGTACTTCCCTACCCGGCGTCGGCGCGTACGCGTCGTTGACCATCGGCTCCTGCCGGTCGCACGTCGCGCACTGCATCACCCAGGACGGGTCCTCGGGGTGGTCGGGCAGCATCAGCCGGATCACGTCGTCCACGTCGCCGGGCGTCCGGGACAGGGTGGCCTTGCACCTCGACACCACCTCCTTGAGCGACCACGCGTAGTCGCGCCCCCGCTGGCTCTGGTCGGCCCCGCTCACCTCCCGGGCGATCCGAAGCCCCCGCTCCTTGTCCACCCCCTTGAACGAGCCCCCGAACGCCTTGTAGCAGGCGCCCAGCCCGAGTGAGTGCAGGGTCCGGCACTCCACCTTCGGCGGCAGTCCCCTCGAGAGCGCCACTTGTATGTCCGAGCTAAACGCCACCAGGATGGTCGACTCCCGGTCGGTGTCCACCAGGTGGAGCGCGCTCTTGATCGTGGCGGTCTTGCCCACCCCGGCCCGCGCGCTCACCACCGTGTTGCCCTCGCCCGACTCCACGTCGTCGTGGACCGCCTGCTGCTCCTCGTTCGGCACGTATTCGCCCATCTCGGTCTCCTCCGGGGCCTCAGCCCCGCCCACATTATGCCGCCACCCGGGACCCAAACCCGGGTTTGGGTCCTCACCCTCCCGAAGGTCCACCTGCGTCTCCCTTGGGTTTGGCCACCTTGGGGCAGAGGTGCGCGTGGCCCCCCACGACGTCGCACGTCGGGCAGGTCCCGTCCCGCCCCCCCTCGGGCAGGCACGCGCAGTCGTTCCTGAGCCGGATCTGCCCGCCCTCCGCGAACAAGGTCCTGAACCGCCCGCACGCCCAGCACGTCGACCGGAACTGCCGGGCCTCGAACCGGTCCGGGTGCTTCCGGGCCAGCGCGGTCGCCTGCCTCCTCTCTCGCCTTCCCATGGGACCCCTTATGCCGCCGCGACGTCACCCCAGGAAGGGCTAGCCGACCCCCGACCGCCCGATCGTCCTCATCCTCACCCCCGACCGCTCCTGGGGGCGGCTGGCCGCCTCCGCCAGGTACCGGCGCATCCGGGCGTTGGGCACCCGGCTGGTCAGGGTCCGGCGGCACTGCAGGCAGCGGTCGGTCGGGTCCGGGTGCCCCTGCCGGCGGCGCAGGGCCGCCTCCTCGGGCGCGGCCTGCCGGAGGTTGCACAGGCTGACCTCCCCGCCCTGCTTGGACGATACGAACACGTGGAGCGCCTCCCCGCCCTTGAACTCCCAACGGGCCTCCCCGACCTGCTGCCGGTGGCGGTCCTCGACCGCGTCCCCGCTCCGGTGCCTGGCGCACCAGCACTCGCCCGGGACGGTTCGGCTAGCAGGGCAGACTCGCGCCATGCCCGGGAAGCTACCACAGGCCCGTCAGTCGGTCTTGCCGCGGGCCACCGGGACGATCACGCCCGGCCCGCCCACCGTCTCCGACTGGACCCGGCACTTGAACTTCCCCTGGTCGATCTCCTGGTCGGTCGTCGTGTCCACGACCGTGAACCCGCCCCGGGGCATCACCCGCCGCATCTTCTCCACCGCCTGCTGGAGCCCCAGCCTGCGCACCTCGACCCTCCGCTCCTCCAGGGTCAGCCCGGCCGGCGCGTTCGACACCGTCGCGTCCCCGGCCACGTAGTCGACCGTCGCCTCCATGGCCAGTCGCTCGGGCGAGCGCTCCCCCTCCGACGCCGCCACCACCGACCCGGGGTGCGGGTCGAAGTCCAGCCGGGTGCTCGACCGGTGCGGGGGGGCGAGGTCCCGCGCCTTGAACCCGCCGACGATGTCCTGCCACATCTCGTCGCTCATGTAGCGGTCGGGCGACCGCTCCGCGTGGGTGGGGCACACCACGATGCCGAGCGGCACCCTCATCGGCTTGCCCGTGTAGTCGCGGCCCGGCTGGAGCAGCAGCACGGGGCGCAGCTCGCCGTCGTTCTGGCACCCGTCCCGGTCGCAGAGCCGCTTGACGGTCGGGTCGAACGCCAGGTCCTCGGCGTCCCGGTCCTCCTTCTCCGAGAGCCTGACCAGCTTGCCCAGCGAGCTGTCCCTCACGGCTTGCGCTCCGCGATCGCGATGAAGGGCGCATCGCCCTGCTGCCAGCCCGGCACCCCGCGCACCCAGGCCACCAGCTCGTCCCACTCGTCCCTGGTCAACCGGACCATCGAATTGCCGACGAACAGCGGGTGGAACACCTCGGGCAGCTCGTCGTAGAGCTGGCGGGCCGCCAGCGTCCAGTTCGACGACGCCGTCCCGGTGGACGTCACCCGGATGTTCCGCGCCTCCCCCTCCCGGACCTCCGCCACCCACCCGGGCGCCGCGCCCTCCCGCAGCCCGTGCTGGACGAACGCCACCACCCCGGCCGCGGTCATCTCGGGGAAGCTGTCGTCGGGCAGCGCGGCCGCCAGCTCGAGCACGCGCAGCGCGTCCGCGGCCGTCACACCGCGGTCCTTCACGAGCGCCACGCAGAGCGCCTGCGTCCAGTCGTCCCGGCGGCTCACTCGGGCAACCTGATCGCGCGCTGCGACGAGGCCACCGCCCGGCCGCCCCCGCCCAGCAGCTCCACGGCCAGCAACCGCCACTCCCCCTCCACGTTCACCTGGAGGCCGATCGGCACCATCACCTGGCCGGCCAGCTCGTACTTCCTCAGCGCGTTCCCGAACTCGACCAGCATGTGCGGCGCGTACCGGGTCACCCATTCGTCCACCTGCCGCCGGCTCCCCAGCCACCCCAGGTCGGTCGGCAGCCGCTCCCCTCCCACCATCACGTCGTTCATCGGCGAGGCTCCCTCTCCAGGTCAGCGATCAGGATGTCTACCAGCTCCCGGCTCGCCCGCACCAGCTGCTCAGCGTGGTGGTTGTGCTGGTTGCTCGGCAGCTCGGCCGCCTTCACGGCCGACTCCAGCCCGAACACGGCCCGCAGGTACTTGGTCGTCGCCTCCTTCTTCTTCGCCCCGTCTCGGTCCATCGCGTCACCTCCGACGACCTTATGCCGCCCCGTCTCCCAAACCCGGGTTTGGGACCTCCAGCGGGTGCTCGGGGTGGCCCCACCGGGTGCAGTAGTAGAACTCCATCATCGCGTTGTACGCGACGGCCACCAGGTGCCAGCGCACGTCCCCGTCGAAGTGGTCGTGCGGCTCGCCCACCTGGTACTGCCGGAGGTGCTCGTACATGTGGTTGACGGGCGACTTCTCGCCCACCAGCCGGGTCTCCCGGTACTGCTCCCACGAGCCGTACTTGTCGGCCGCGTAGGACCCGATCCGCGCCATCCACTTCAGGAACGCCGGGTTCAGGGCGTCGTACCGGAAGTCCACCGGCACCCTCTTCGCCTCGCCGCTCACCTGGGCACCGGCAAGTTGGCCCGCTTGTCCTGGAGCCCGGCCGGGTGCAGGTGCTGCCGGGCGAACAGCGCCACGTGCTGGCGCGGCCTGCCCTGCCGGCACTCGTTCCGGTACCAGGCCCCGCACCGCTCGCACCGGGCCTCGACGAGCTGGGGTTGGCGCCTGCCGTCCTCGACCGTCACCCGCGTGTACCGGCCCTTCACGTGCTCGGCGTACCGGGGCACGTACTCCTGCCAACCGCTCAGTTCCTCCGCCATAGCCTGACCTCCTTCTGCCTGCCGAACCTCACCTTGCCCAACCACACTACCCGGTAGGTGCGCCGGCCCGCTTGCTCGAGCACCACCACCTGCCAGCCCACCCGCCGCTTCAGGAACTCGACCGCCACCATGAACCACGGCGGCGTGCGGGCGTTCACGTCGATGTGGAACTGCGCCTCCCCCTCCCGGCGCAGCTTTCGGCGGTACCGGGCCACCAGCCACGCCGACGCCTTGGGCCCGTCCCGCTTGATCACCTCCTCGGGGTCGAGCAGCCGGGACACGGCCAGCGGCTCGTCCACCAGGATGTCGCGGCGCCTCCTCATCCCCCGTGCCCCACCCGCGGGCGCACCAGCGCCTCCAGCCGCTCGACCAGCTCCTCGTCCGAGCAGATCAGCACCCCCGTCTCCCCGGCGGGCAGGAGCGCCATCAGCCGGCTGGCCAGCGCGTCCGGGATCCCGGCCGGCGCCCTGGCGTTCAGCCGGTCGACCAGCGCCGAGTTGGCCGTCCGGCCTTCCCTCATGATCCCCTCCAGCTCCTTGATCTTCTGGTCGGCCGCCTGCTCGCCCGCCTTGGTGGCCCGGACCATCGCCTGCATCATCTGCAGCTGCCGCTCGTAGTCGGCGATCACCCCCGAGTACATGTTGGCCATCGCGATCACGGTGCTGTGGGCGGCGGCCGCCGACAACGTCGAGATCGGTGGGGTGGGTTGCTGGTCCATCACGACCCCCTGGGCATCGTCGAGGGTGCGGCCGAGACCACGTCGGTCACCCGGGCGGTCGCGCGCAGCGCCACCCCGAGCAGCATCAGCGCGGTCGTCTTCGGGATCCCGCGCGCGGCCGCGTTCTCGGCCGCCGCCTTCGCGGCCAGCCCGACCGTCTTCTGCGCGGCCTGGTAGTAGTCGACCTCGCGCGGCTCCATGGCGACGAAGCACCGCTGCTCGGCCACGAACGTGTTCCCGTCCTCCAGCTCGACCACCGGCCCCTTCACGGGCAGCCGGTTGATCTCCGAAACCATCACGCGCGCGACCCCGTCATAGAACGCCTTGACCCGGGACACCGCCCGGGAAGGCGTGTGAAGCACCCACGCCTTCTGCTCGGCCAGGTCCTCCGCCCACTGGTACTTCGACTCCGGTTCGGTGTCCGGCATCTGCTCGTCAGTCATCCTCGCCTCCTGTTCCGCCACTGCACCCAAGACTGGTAACCGTCTATCTCCCGCCTCTCAAGCTCCCCCTGGTCGTTCTCCTCCATCACCACCACGCCCGCGTCCCCGACCAGCCGGATGTCGGGCGACCACCGCCAGTCCGGGTCCAGCTCGTCCGCCACCCGGTCCGGGTCCAGCTCGGGCCGCTCCGCCTCCTCGCGCCCCCGCCGGTAGCCGGACCGGTAGCACTCGGCCGAGTGCGCCATCGCGTACGCGATCCACTCGGCCCGGGTCGCGTGCGGGGCGCTGTTCGCGTACGCGATCACCATCTCGCCCAGGCGGGCCGGCGCCTCCGGCCCGTCGTCCAGCGCCCCCGCCGCCCGCTCGAGCAGCCGGCGAACCATCCTGCCGAAGGGTGTCAATCAACCACCCCGGCCCCCCTGAGGGCGCGCCTGGCCGACTCGTAGGAGTCGGGGTCGTTCCACGCCCGACACCTGCCGCTCGGGTGCGGGAGGAACACCACCACCCTCCGCTCGGGGCCGCCCGCGGCGGGCACGGGGTGGCACCCCCACGTGAACGGCGCCCCGCGGAGCCCGAACGCCCTCGCCACCTTCACCCCCAGCAGCACCAGCGGCGCGTCGGGGTGGTACGCACCGACGACGCGCGCCACCCCATCCCTGGCGCCGGCCGTCGACCACCTGCTCAGGCAGAGGTTCTCCCGACCCATGGCCAGATAGTCGGACAGCGACGCGCCCATGACCTTGCTCTGCAGGCGGTGACCCGCGCTGTTGACCGGGTACGGGTACAGGGCGTACCGCGGGTCCGTTGAGTACGGGTTGTCCTCGTCGACCAGCACCGCCCGGGGCCGGCTACGCTCGCTGAGGTGCTGCTGCCCTAGGGGCGCCCTTCGCCTTCGACTTGCCATCCCCACCCTTATGCCGCGGGCCGCCCAGCTTGCCGAGCACGTCCGACGCCTTCACCGCCCGGAGCATCAGGTCCCCGGGCTTCTTGCCCGAGTGCTGGGCGGCCGCCTTCAGAATCGACTTGGCCTCGTCCCTGGACTCCACGGTCGCGAACTCGATGCTCAGCGTGATGCTGGAACCGAACCCGCCCAGGTCGCCGATGTTCTCCTCGAGCAGGCGCGCCGCGTCGTCCGGGCTCGCCAGCAGGTTGATCATCTCGTCGATCTCCACCGGGGCGAACCCGGTGGCCAGCACGTCGTCCATGGTCATGGCGGGGCGGATGTCGCGGAACATCTCGCCCAGCTTGTAGGGGTCGAACTCCCCCTCGATGTTGTTGAGCGACACGTTGAGCTGCTTGGCCTCCGCGTCCCCCACGTCCAGCACGACCGCCGACACCTCGGCCGGCTCCGGCCACCCCTCGGCCGCGCAGAGCTCCCGCATGGCCCGCACCCGCTGGTGCCCGCCGATCAGCACCATCGGCCCGTGGGCCCCGCTCAGCTTCTGCACCACCAGCGTCAGGACCATCCCGTGCTTCCGCAGGCTGGCCTTGAGCGCCCCCATCACCTCCCGGGAGATGCTGCGTGGGTTGTAGGGGGCGAACTGCAGATCGGCCAGCTTGACCTGCTGGGGGACCGGCACCTTGAGCCCCTCCGGCTTCGACGCCGACACCTTCTGCCTCACCTTCTTGGTAGCCATCACGCCTTTTCCCTTCCGTCGTACTCGATGAGCGCCAGCGCCAGGGCCTTCGCGTAGAGCGGGGGCACGGCGTTCCCGATGATCCTGTACTGGTCGGCCTGGCTGCCCGCGAACTCGTACCAGTCCGGGAAACTCTGCACGCGCGCGCACTCGCGGGCCGTCATCCTGCGCATCCCGCCCGACCGCTCCACCACCTCGGTCTGCCCGCCCGAGGTCATGGTCGGCGACGGACCGCTGGCCGCCCGCAGCGGGTTGTGGAAGTCGGGGTTCCTCGCCGCGACGACGTCGCGGCCGTCCCTGATGAAGGGCTGCACGTTGGCGGCCTCGCTCACGAGCGTGGGTGACGGTCGCCCACGCCTGGCCACCCGCTTGCTCATCGCGTAGGTGGCGCTGACCGGCTCGTCGTTGCGCGCGTGGTTGGCGTCCACGATCAGCACGTTGGCCCCCGAGCTGGTCTGCGAGTGAGACGGGTCCACCGGGCTCCTAGGCCGGCTGTTCTGGAACCCGTTGGTGATCCCCACTTTGCCCACCTTGGCGGCCGCGTCCGCGTGCATCATCCCCCTTAGCCGCTCGCCGGGCGGGCCCAGGTCGCCCACCGCCTCCGCCAGCGTCCTCGCCACCGGCAGCCACATCTTGGCGCGCCTGTCGTCCCGCAGCCGGTGCGTCCTCCGCGGGAACAGGAACGAGCCCCGCCACTGGTCGACCCTCACCCCGACGAAGATCACCCTCTCGCGCGTCTGCGGCACCCCGTGCTCGGCCATGTTGACCATCTCGTATTGGGTCCGGTATCCGAGTCGCAGGAACGCGGCCAGCACCAGCTTGACCGCCTGCCCGCCGTTCGCGCTCAGCATCCCCTTCACGTTCTCGGCCACGAAGTACCTGGGGTTCAGCTCGCGGATGACCCGGCAGAGCTCCAGGTACAGCTTGCCGTTCTCGTCGTCGGTCACGCCGGCCCGCCGGCCCGCCATGCTGAACGTCACGCACGGGAACCCGCCCGTCACCACGTCCACCGGCCCCCCCGGGTAGTCGGCCGGGCCGACCTCGCGGATTGTCCGCAGGAGCGGCCGGTGGCCCAGGTTGTCGGCGAACGTGTCGGCCGCCGCCTGGTGGATGTCGTTGGCGAACGCGGTCCGGAAGCCGGCCGAGCGGAAACCCAGGTCGATCCCGCCCCCGCAGCAGAAGAAGCTGGCCAGCGTCATCCCGCGGGCCGCGGGCGCCTCCCGGGGCAGCTCGCGCGACAGCAGCCCCGCGTACGCGCCGTCGCCCGCGATGGGCCCCTCTCGGACGAGAGGGGCGGTGTCCGGCGCGTTGCTGATCATGGTGGGCGACGGCTTGCCCGGGCGGGCCTTCCTGTTCGCCGAGTTGAACTTTCGGATGAACGGCTTCTCCACCCGCTCGTGCCCGGTGGGCACCGCCGCCTTGGTCTTCCTCACTCGCGCCTCCGAGGCACAAGCTCTAACACGCTTTGACTACTTGGCGGCGAACCGCCCGTGGTCGTCCCGCGGGTGGTCGTCCCCGCCCGCGGACTTGGCGCGGTGCTCGGCCGCCGCCTGCCTGTGGACCTTCTCCTGCTGCGCGCTGGCCGGCGCAGTCGTGTTCAACTGAGCGTGCTGGGACTTGGCGGTGTCGTGCGCGGCCGCCGCGCTCGCGTGGTCGTCCCGGGTGCCACTGTCGCGGGCCTTCTCGCTGGCGCTGTTCGCCGCGACCGTTGACTTCCAGGCCTCCGCCTTCTGCCTCTCCTCGTGGGCCAGCCGGTTCACGTTCTCGCTGTCCTCCTCCGCGTATTTGCCGCCCGAGGCCAACTTGGCCGCGGCGATGCCCCGCAGCCTGTTGGACTCCGCGGCGTGTTTATCCGCCCGCTCCTGCGGGGTGGGTTCCTTGGGTTTCTCCCCGGACGCGTCCCTGGCGGCGGCCTCCCGCTCCTCCCGCTGGATGCCCGCGCGCATCCTGGAACCGACGCGACGATCCTCGGCGGAGTATCCACCGCGCTCAGCCCACATCGACAGTCCCGACTTAGCCATCGCGTTCCTCCAGCAAGAACCTTATGTCACCAAACTCGCCCGCGCGAGTCTCCCGTCACCCCGCGGACAGGCAGACCAGTCCGCGGACGTGCCGGCCCGCGTTCGCCACCACCATCGCGTCCCGGGTGTCCTCGTCGGGCAGGTCGAGCCCCATGTCCCCGAAGCCGGCCTGGATGAACTGTTTCCACTCACGGGAAGTCATCCGCCGCTGCGGGCCGAACAGGAGCTTGCGCGCGCTGCTCGCCACCACGGGCACGACCTCGATCCCCAGCTGCGACCAGAGGTCGTTCTTGACCGCCCCCACCAGCTCGGCCCGCGCGTACGCGTGCTTCATCAGCCCCTTGCTGAACGAGTGCTCCTCCACGAACGCCCACTTGACCGCCTGCTGGACGGCCAGCCGCCACACCCCCCGGACGATCGCCGCCTGCCGCTCCCTCCCCTCCAGCCGACCCTCCTCGGTGAACCGGTGCGCCACCACCCCGGCGTTGGGGCGGGACGGGTCCCAGCAGCCCGGCAGCACCACCGCCCCCGCCCCGCGCAGCGACAGGTCCAGGCCCAGCACGGCCGGCCCGACCCCAAACCCGGGTTTGGGTCCCCTCACCGCCCACCACCCGTACCAGGCGCCGCCGTCCACCCGGTCCTCGGGGCAATCCGGGTCGAACTCATCGCCCACGGTCCACGAGGTCTTCGGCCATCAACTTCTCCACGATCTCCCAGGGGGTCCGGGGCACCTCCCACCGGAACATGCCCCGCAGGTCGCGCGCGTGCTCGTCGCCCACGTGCTTGAGCGCCAGCCGGTACCCCTTCTTGGCCCCGTCCGCCCACGAGTAGAAGTGCACGACGAACACCACGCAGTAGACGGCGATCCCGTACCAGTCGTGGGTGGTCATGCCACCCTGACGGTAGCGCGCCCCCCGTCGTTGGTGATCTCGATTCGACCGGGCAGCATGTGGGTGGTGTCGGCGGTATGGCTGACCACCAGCGCCTGCTCGAACCCGTACCGGCCCCGCAGCATCGCCGCCAGGTGGGTGGCGAACGCCCGCCGGTTCGCCGCGTCCAACTGGCCGAAAGGCTCGTCCAGCAGCGCCGTCCCCCAGCCGCTCGCCCGCTCGCCCCGCAGCCACGCGCTGGCCGACAGCTGGATGGCCGCGCCCGCCAGGTCCTCGGCCGCCCCGCTCCGGTCGGACAAGTCGAGCTCCAGCCGGTTCACGGTCAGCTGGCCGCGCTCGGCCCCGCACCGCTCGCACCGCTTCACCCGGGCGCTCGCCGGGAACGGGCTCCCGCACGCGTCGCACGCCTTGGCCAGCCCCTGCCCCTCCCGGCTCCAACGGACCTCCACCGACAGGTCGATCCCGCACTCGCGCAGCATCGCGTTCGCCCCGTCCTCGATGCCGCGCAGCGCCAGCTCGGCCACCCTCCGCTGCGCCCCCTGCTTGCCGAACACCAGCGCGGCCTCCCGGTGGGTGGCGCACGCCGCCTCCATCCCGGCCACCACGCCCCGCAGTCGCTCCCGCTCGGCCAGCGCCCGGTCCAGCTCGGCCAGCCCGCGCTGGAGCGCGCCCACCACCCGCTCGGCCTCGGACACCCGCTGGAGGCAACCGCTCACCTCCCGGTTGAGCGCCTCCATGTCGACCGGCGTCTGCTCCCTCGCCCTCCGGTACTCGCGGTGGAACGGCTCGATCTGCTCGCGCAGCGTGTCGATCCTCGCCTTGAGCCGCAGCGCCTCCTGGTGGGCCGCCTTCGCCGGGGTCAGCCGGGCCACCACCTCGTTGTACGCGCCCTCCTCCCTGGCCACGTTCTGGGCCGCCACCTCCAGCGCCTTCCTGGACCGCACCCCCTGGTTGTTGATGTCGTCCTTGACCGGGCACGTCACCCCCGCGACCGGGCACCGGCCGTCGAACTGACCGAGCGCGACCCTGCGCCGCTCCGTCGCCTCCTGCTTGGCCGAGCCCAGGTCGGCCGCCGCCGCCCTGACCAATCCCTCGATCTGCTGCTCGGCCCGGGCCAGCTGCTCGAGGTCCATCCCCTTGAGCCGCTCGGCCAGCTCCCTCCCCTCCCGGGCGATCCGCTCGTAGCTCTCCACCCGGACCCGCGTGCCCGCCGCCAGCCGGCCCGCCTCCGCCCGCTGCAGCGCCTCCTCGTACTCGTCCCGCGCGCGGAGCAGCCCCACGTCCGCCAACCCCGACTCCCCGACCAGCTGGGTGCGGTCCCGCTCTCCCAGCAGGTTGGCGATCTTCCGCTCCTCGTCCTGCAGCCGTGACCGCTCAGTAAGCAGCGCGTAGCTGGCGTCCCCCAGCTCCTTGCGCACCAGCTCCTCGCCCTCGACCAGCTGCCCGAGGCGCATCCACGCCGCGATCACGTCCATCCGCTCCTGCGGGCGGGCCAGCACCAGCCGGGCCATCTGCCGCTGCTCGAAGTAGCAGGTGGCCTGGAAGTCCTCCCGGCCCATCCCCACCAACCCGTCCAGGAACCGCTGCGCCTCGTCCCCCTTCATGGGCGGACCGTCCGGCAGCTCGCGGACCAACAACTGTGTGCTCTTGCCCCGCCGTCTCTGCCGCTGGACGAACAGCTGCCTGGACCCGTCCGACAGCTGCCCGGCCACCTCGCCCGCGTCCTCCCCGCGCGTGATCCACCCGTCTTCGGTCGCCTCCCCGTGCTCGCCGAACAGCAGGAAGTGGACGCCCCGGAGGAACGTGGTCTTGCCGCCCCAGTTCGACCGCTCCTCCTCCCCGACCCGGCGGGCCACCACCGAGTAGGCGAGCGGCTTCAGCCGGACCTCCTGCTCACCCGCGAAGCACTTCCAGTTCGAGAACCGCAGCAGCGACACATGCACCTTAAAGACCCACCTTTCCCAGCACTCCCTCGACCACCCGGTCCAGCGCGGCCCGGTCGCTCGACGCCACCCCCCCGCTGACCGCCAGGACGGCCTCCCTGAGGGTCTCCCGGGCCCGGGCGGGCTCCCGGGCCTCCCGGACCATCGGGGCCGCCCTGGGGCGGGGCAGCACCCTCACCGCGCACGCCCCGGCCTGCGCGACCAGGAACCGGGCCCGCTCCACCTGCTCGTCGGTCGCCCATGCGGGCGGGTCGATCCTCACGTACGCGCCACCGAGACTCGGGGGGGTCGACAGCCACGACTCGGAATCGACCCACATCACGCTGTCCTTCCCGATCGTCAGCGCGAGCGGGGTGTCAAACCCCACCAGCTCGAACGCTCCCCACGCGGGAACTCTCGCCCCCAAACCCGGGTTTGGGAACGGCACTTCAGCTGCGATAACCAAGTCCCCGAACGGCCGGATCTTTATCGGGCCCAAGTCCTTCTTCTTCCTCGCCACCTCAGACCTCCACGATCATGTAGCCGGGTAGGTTCTGCCCCTCCCCGAACGTGAACCGGGCCGCCGCCCCCGGGATCAGGACGGGCCGCCGCCCCGACACCTCGTGGACCTGCTGGCGGTGGTAGTGCCCGTTCGCCAGTTGGACGCACGACATGTCGGTCGGGAACAGGTCCCGCGGGAACACGACGTCCCGGCCCCGCGGCATCTCGTTCGTCTCCTCGCCCGGCTCCACCCCCCGGACCATCAGGTGGGCGAGCACGACGTGCCTGCCCCTGCGCAGGTCCACCCCGTCGAACTCCCCGGCCGGGCTGTAGGGGTGGCTGGTCGCCGTGTAGGGGAGCGCGTGCACGGTCACCCCTTCCGGGTAGCCGGGTGCGAGCATGTGGTGGCCGGGCCGCTCGAACAGCTTGGTGAACGACCCCTCCATGTAAAGCGGGCGCAGCGGGCTCAGCGTCGTGTCGCCCGACCCGTCCTCGATCACGTCGTGGTTACCCGCCACCCAGATGTTGATGATGCCGGCCCGGCTCAACTCCATCGCCGTGCTCACCGCCAGCTCGACCGACCGGAACGCCGCACTCCCGCTGTCCGGGTCGCAGAGGTCGCCCAGGAAGCACCAGCAGTCCACCCGCCGCTCGATCGCCGCGTCCACGGTCTGCCGGACCGCCCGGTCCACGTCCCCGAACCTGGACCTGCCCAGGGTTTTGGCGTCGGCGTGCCAGTCGGAGGTGAGGAGCATCTTCATCACTCCACCTCCCCGGTGACTTCGTTCTCCTCGGGCGGCTTGTGCGCGCCCAGCTGCTCGCGCGCCTCCGCCTCGATCTCGTCCAGCCAGTCCGGGCTGTCGGTCAGCTGCACGACCGCGTTGTGCGCGCCCGACGCGATCTTCCTCCCAGCATGCGAGTAGTTGGCGCCCGCCAGCCGGACGATCCCGAACCGGATCGCCAGCTCGAGCACGTCCCGGGCCCGGTCGAACCCCTCGGGCACCAGCTTGCCGTTGCTCGAGTGGAAGTACCCCACCTGCACCTTGTCGTCCTTGGCCGCCACCTTGGTCTTCTTGATCGTCACCCGGTGGCGCTCCCCGTAGACCCGCTTGTCCTTCTGCTCGCCGTGGCTGACGAACGAGGCCCGCTCGACCCGGGCCACCACCGAGCTGTCGAAGTAGATCGCCCCGCCCCCGCCGATCTTGTAGTCGTTCCCCCACTTCCGGCTCATCGGGTCGGCGTCCGGGTCCTGCATCTCCCTGGCGATCGCCACCATCACCCCGCCCGCCTTCTCGAGCAGCGGCACCAGCTCGTCCATCCACGCCGCGTTCATCTTGGCCCGCAGCTGTCCCGACCGGTCCTGACCGCCCTTGATCCCGGACTCGGTCGCCTGCTTCTCGGCCTCCAGGATCTCCTTCATCATGTTCTTGGGCACCAGCTTCCTCAGGCTGTCGCACACCAGGATGACCGGTCGGTCCCGGTCCATCTTCCCCTCCTGCTTCAGCCGGATGACCGCGTTCAGGTAGTTGCGCACGTCCGCGATCACCCCCTCGTAGGTGTCGGGCCGCTGCGCGTGGAAGTCGGCCGAGTCCGCCCACTCGCCCATCAGCGTGCGAAACCACGTGATCGGGCTGGTCCGCTCCGCGTCCAGCCAGAGCGCCTGCCCGCCGCGGCGCAGGAACGACATCACCAGCCCGGCGCAGAAGAGGGTCTTGCCGTGGTTGCTCGGGCCGTGGACGAGCGTGAACCGCTCGATCGGCCAGCCGCCGACCTTGAGCGCGTGGTCGACCTGGATGAAGCAAGTCGGGACGGCCCTGACCTCGGTCAGCACCTCGCTCGCCGGGCGGAACCCGGCGAACGCCTGCCTGACCTCCTGAAGCGCGGTCAACTCCCGCGCCCCCCTCTTGCTCGACCGCACCGGCTTCCTGGCCATTCTCGTCTCCCTCGGTTCAGCCCCTTATGCCGCTACTTCTTTCGATGGTGGAGCCCGTGGTGCGCGGGACAGCACTTCATCCGCGCAACCACCGCGGCAACCGCTCCGCATTCCAACGTTCCCCGGGGCCGACCTCACACCAAGCAAAAGGCAACGGATCGTCGTCCTCCTCCGAGTCGTCCCCGGGCTCGCGCATGGGCTTGCTCGGCTCGGGATCGGGCGCCGGCTTGGCCTTCTTGGACGCCCTGGCAGCCGGCTTCTCCTCCTCGGGTTCCGCCGCCTCGCTCCGCTTGCGAAGCTTGCCCCTCGGCTTCTCCTTCTCGATCAGCTTACCCGACTCGTCGTAGTGGGCCCCGCAGTGCGGGCAGTCCAGGTCGTCCGCCCACATAGGCCGGCCGCACTCCTCCCCGTTCTCCATCGGGGCCTCGCACGCCACCGCGTTCTCATCGTCCTCATCCGGGATAGGCGACCGCTTCTTCCCCTTCACCTGCTTGGACGGCCGGGGCTCGGGCTCGTCTTCCTTTGGCTTCGCCTTAGACGCGCGAGGCGGGCGCGGCTCCTCCTCGGCCTCCCGGACCACCCGCTTCTTGACGTCGAAGATCTGGTCCCACGGCAGCTTGACCGCCGCCGCCTCCTCCAGGAACGCCCGGTGCTCGACGATGTTGAACGGCTGGGTGTCCCGCGAGATGTCGGGGGCCGGCCCGGTGATCAGCCGCTCGACCGCGCTCGTCAGCTTGATCTTCTCCATCACGAGCGCGTGGTACTTGTCCTTGAAGTTCTTCTCCTTCTCCCGGTACTGCCACTGGATGCAGTACGGGTTGAGAGTCGGGTCCCCCTCCTCCAGGCCGAGCGACTCCCTCCGGTCCGCGATCACGTCCTTGACCGCGTCCCCGAGCGACTGCGGATTGAACGCCTTCTGGACGCCCGACTCCGGGTGGGCGTCATCCACCACGCAGAACAGGTAGCTCATCTTCGCGAACACGTTCTGCTTCCACATGTCCTTGATGACGATGCCCCGCTTCCGCATCTCCTTCGTGTCGTCCTCGTCCAGCTCCAGCTCGTCGAACGCCTTCCTGGACATGAAGATCCCGCCCGCCGTGAGCGTCAGGTTCTCCTTGGGGTCGTCCGCCTCCCACTCAAACAGCGGGTCCATCCAGCTCTTGCGCCCGCTCCCCACCAGGCGCCGCGCGTAGTCGGCCAGCCGGCAGTCCGGGCAGTACTCGGGCGGCACCTCGCGCGACCCGTCCGGGTTCAGCTTGTACTGCTTCTTGAGCACGCTCTCGTCCTCGTGGCACACGTACTCGCCCGACCAGACGTGCCGGACCGACTCGCCCGTCTTCTTGTCCTCCAGCACCACCACCTTGGGGATGCCGCCGTGCCGCCACACCGCCATCGGCAGCCGCTCGCAGTGCATCCACGTGTTCACCTTCCCGTCATCCTTCCACTTGGTCAGGTAGGCGCCCCGGTCGCTGGACCGGTGCGAGAGGAAATCGTCGATACCCATGTCTGTCGTCTTTCTCCCAAACCCGGGTTTGGGTTCCTTCGTTTGCCCTACGGCTTGACCGTCAAGCCCATGTTCCTGCACGTCTGCTCCATGACCTGGACGAGATTGGCCATCGACTCCTCCAGGATCTTCACCTCCCGCTTCTTCAGCTCCTGGTGGCGCCACTCGTCCGGGTACATGAGCGCGAACCGGTTCTCGGTGTCGGCGTCCGTGATCTGCTTGGACCGCTCGCCCGAGGCCTTCTCGCGCTGCAGGTCCAGCACCGCCCGCTCGTAGCAGGCCGCGAACACGACCTTGTTGTCGAGCTCCCAACGGTACCGCTCGCGCCTGGCCGTCATCAGGAGGTCGTGCGCCTTCCTGAGCAGTGTGTTGGCCTCGTCCACGTCCAGCTTGGTCCGCCCCCCCTTCCGGTTCACGAACTCGATCACCCGCTGGTACGCGCCCCGGATGTCCTTGACGAACACCTGCTCGAGCACCCACTCGAACTGGGGCTCCAGCGGCACCTCCCGGGCCCGGTTGGCCGACGGGAACTCGACCGGGTGCTGCTTAGCCTCCACCTTCCGGTCCACCACCACCCCCGACGTCTCCTCAACCAGCTTCTGAGCCCCCTCCAGCGCCTTTCCCACCTCGCTCCGCTTCTTCATGAGTACCCTTATGCCGCGCCCGGTACCCAGACAGCTCGTCTTCCAGCACGGGCGACACCCGAACCCGGTAGGGCAGCGACAGCACCGCCTCCGCGCCCGACCGAAGGCGCAGAACCAGGTCCAAAGGATGCTCGCCAGGGTGGCGGAGCAAGACCGCCCGCAGCGACAGCAGCATGCTCTCGTACGCGACCGGGCTGTCCCCCAGCGACGCCTCGTCCACCCGGAGCACGTACGGCTCCGGTAGGTGATACAGCTCCCGAAAGGTCGGGATCGGCGCGTCCCTCAGCGCCTGGAACATCTCCCGCTCAGTAGGCAGCAACGACTCAGCCGGCAGCACCTCGGCCAGTACGGGGCGATCGGCGGCAGCCGGCGGGCCCGCTGCTGGCGCCTGGATGACCCTAGGAGCCTCCGGCAGCTCCACCTGGGGGGTAGGGCGCCTCCGGGTCGCCAGAGCCCTCCCGGGGGTCGCCGAGGCCTTGGGTTTGGGCGCGAATAGGTCGGGCTGGGCGGCCGCCTTCAGCTCGGCCCTCGTCGGCTTCTTGGGGCGGACCTTCGCCCACTCGTCCCACCCCCGGTCCGGGAACGCCGCCTCCAGCAGCCGCTGGGTCGGCGGGTACACGAGCGACTCCCACAGGTAGTACCGGTCGCACTCCCCCTTCCAGTCCTCGGCCGGCAACACCCGCATCGGGCTCGCCGCCCCGTCCTGCACGAAGTAGTCGATGCGCGTCCCGGGCTGCACGTCCTGCCCGCGCTGCTTCAGCAAGTGGGCCACCACCACGTGCGGGGGCTGGCCCGCGTCCTCCCCGTCCTGCTTCTTCTTGGCCACGTACTCCTTGAGCGGCTTGCTGAGCCCCTTGGACAGCTTGACGTCCCCCAGCTCGAGCGGGTGCTCGAGCACGCGCTGCCGGATCCGGCTCAGCACCCCGTGGTAGTCCTCCATCCGCTCGGTCACGCCCGACTCCGACCGTTGCAGCCCCCCCACCAGCATGTCGATCGCCACCGCCTGCAGGTCGGCCGCCATCTTGAGCACGTCCCCCCGCTTGTACTCGATCCCCTTGATCTCCGGCTCGCTCCGGATCGGGGGCAGGACGTCGTGCCGGGTCCCGCAGTCCTTGCAGGTCATCGTCTTGACGTCGAGCGCGCCCGGCTGGGTCTTGCCCTTCTTGGTCACGTCGCACGTGCAGGTGGTCGACCACTTATAATGTCGGAAATTACCACAATATCTCTTGGCCGACGTGAACACGATCCGGTCGAACTCCTTCTCGTACGCGAGCTTGACGTGGTTCTCGGTGCACTGCTGGCCGGCCAGCATCCCCGGGTACAGCTCGTCGTTGCACCACCGGACGAACTCGGCGAACACCAGCCGGTCCACCCCGGCCACGAAACCCGAGTCGGTGTCCCCGTACACGGCCTGGAACCCGCGCTGCTCGGCCTCGTGCAAGGTCCGCTTCAGCAGCCACACCCCGCACTGCGTGACCGACTCGGCGATCTGCTTGTCGAAGAACCGGCTGAACGGGCTCCCCACCACCCCGTAGAACGCGTTCACCGCCACCTTGTAGGCGGTGCTCCTCCGGTCGGCGTCATGCCACTCGGGCGTCCCGGGCGGCAGGCTCGCCTTCAAGTCGTTCCAGTACTTCCGCAGTCGGAGCATCTCCTTGATCGCGGTGGGCAGGATCCCCTCCACCCCGGTCCGGAAGCAGATCCCGGTGAGCGGCGCCCGGCACATCCCCTCCGGGATCGGCCCGTTGGCCGGCCCGCTCCACACCTTGGTGTCCGGGCTCATGTTCCAAGTCAGGATGATCGACGGGTACATGGCCGAGTAGTCGCACACGTGCACGTTGCGAAGGATCCCGTCCCGCATCCCGTGCTCGTCCCTCCAGCCCTTGTCGAGCACGGTGGGCTGCATGACGAACGCGCCCTTGAACTTCACGCCCGCGTTATTGAACAGCTTGGTCGGGAACCGGTAGTCCCGCCGCGACCCGAGGCGCAGCATGAACCCGTCCATCTGCTGGGTCGGGTTGAGGCTCCGGGTGTCGGCGAACAGCCGGCACGCCTCGCAGAGCGTCCCGAACAGGTCCAGGTACCCGGTCTCCAGCTCGATCAGCCGGAGCAGGTCCGTGTCCTCCTCGTTGTACCGGACCAGCAGGTCCCGGAACTCGCCCCCCGCCTCCCAGAGCTGGTAGGACAGCTCGCCCATGCTCCGGTCCCCGAACCGGGCCACCACCCAGTCGGGGGTCTTGAGCTTGCCCCGCTTGGTCACCGACTGGCCGATGTCCTCCAGGCGCATGCTCCGCTTCTCATCACCAGACTCGGCCGAGTGCTGGTTCATCTTCCGGAACACCTCCAGGTGGTCCAACCACAGCCACCGCCGCGCGTCCGTCGGCAGCTTGTGGAGCGCCGACCGAGCGAAGACGACCGGCGCGTCGAACCCGTCCAGGTACCACCCGCACACCTGGTCGAACGGCCCCAGCGCGGCCCACATCCCCTTGAGCAGCTCCCGCTCCGACCGGTCGCTCCACTCGCCCAGCACCCCGCTCCACCGCTCGCCCGTGTCGTGGTCGACCACCGCCCAGCTGAGCAGGCGCATCTCCTCCTTCCGGCTGAACGGCACCCGGCTGTCGGTCTCGATATCCAGGTAGCAGCGGCGCGGCCGGGCGATCCTCGATTCGGTGTCGGTGAAGTGCCGGCGCACCGGGTCCACGTCCCCCTCGTAGACGGTCACCCCGCCCTTCTGGAGCGGCGACTCGGGGTGGGTGCAATACTGCCGGCGCACCTCCGGGCTCGTCCACGTCAGCCGCAGGTGCGCGCCCTCCTCCCGGATCCCCCGGATGACCGCGCTCGTCCTCAGCTCCCGGACCAGCTCGGGCGCCACCTCGTCCCTGCGGATGAACCCGCTCCACTCGGCCGGCTTCCGGACCGCCATCACCTGACCGCCCGGCTCCCGGAACAGCCGGACCAGGTCCTGCCCGTCCACGAACGCGTTCACGTACTCCCTGTCCTTCGCCATCCGGGCTCCATCGCACGAAACGAGAAAAGGCCCCACCCCCAATGGGTGGAGCCCTTCTCTTATGCCGCCCGCCCCCCAAACCCGGGTTTGGGTCCTACTCGGCGCGCGCGGTGACGATCTTCAGCTTGAGCGTGCCGTCCGTGTGCTCGACCAGCGTGAAGTCCTGCACGACGTCGTTGGCCAGCTCCATCCGGCAGGTCGGCACGTCCGCGATCCGCTTGGCGCGCACCCACTCCTTCTTGTCGTCCCCGACCATGCTCGCCTTCTTCCACATCGGGATCGTCTGGCTACCCGTCATGTTGGCGATCGTGATGGTGGCGCGGCCCGCCCTCAGGGCCGGCTTCTCCTTCTTGCCCTCAGCGCGGTTCTTGGCGCGGGTCGGGGCGGAACTCTTCTGCTCCTTGCCGTCCCGGCGCTGGACCGTCTCCTTGCCCTGGTTGGCGCGCTTGACCTCGGCGGCCACCGCCTGCTTGGTCGCCCCCTTCTCGATCGACTCCCGGATGGCCGGGCGGGCCGCCTCGGGCGCCTGCAGGAGCAGGCCCAGCTTGCTGGTCCCGAACTTGGCCACCTCGGCCTCGGTGAACTTCTTGTGCAGGTCCATCAGCGACCACGCGTGGGTGACCGACATCCCCAGCTCGGCCACGCAGAACGCGTCCGGCGTCTTGTAGCGCGGCTTGCCGTCCTCGCTGCGGAGCTTCCAGAGCTGCCCGTCGTAGATGGCGGCGATCTTCCCGCCCAGCTTCCACATCGAGCCGCTCGCCTCCGCCTTGGCGACCTGCACCTCTTTAACCGCGTGGTCGAGCGTCTTCTCGGTCAGCTTCGACAAGTCCTTGCCGATCGGGGTGACGGTCGCCAGCCCGGTGCCGCCGGCCAGCATCAGCGACTTCTGCGGGGCCTCTTCCTTCGTCGTCGTCTTGTTCATGTGCGCCTTCTCCTTGGGGTGTTGACCCTTACCAGTCTCGGCCGCCTTCGGCGACCCCTTCGCGCCCGCCGCCGGGTCCTCCAGGCAGTACGGGCACCCCTCCAGCGCCTCGGGCGAGCGCCCCAGGCACATGTCGCACTCGACCAGCTTGGCCGAGTCGTTCCCCACCCCCTTCAGGTAGTGGGCGAAGAGGGCCACGCTCAGCTGCTCGTCCGACTTGCCCTCGGTCATCAGCCCCGCCGCGTTGGCGGCCTTCAGCATCCGGGGCCGGTCCAGCATCGCCAAGATGATCCCCGTCGTCGCGTTCGTCTTCTGCTTGCTCGTCTCCATGGTCGTCTCCCTCATGCTGCCTCGAGTTGAATCCTGTCCACCACCGCGTACGCGGTCCTCACCACCACCTGCGCGGCGTGCTCCTCGCTCCTAAGCTCGAGCAGCTGCCGCGAGTCCTCGTCCCCGTAGATCAGGGCGGCCGACCCGATGAAGCTCTCGGTTTCGGCCAGCGCCTGCACGACCAGCAGCTCCTCGATCGACTGGCACTGCCGGAGCACCGCCCGCCCGCTCTGCCGGCGCATCAGCGCGTCCTCCTGCCCGGGCGGCACGTTCGACAGCGTGTCCACCCAACCGTCCCCGTCCTCGACCACGCAGAACGGGACGTCCATATGCCCGTCCTCGGCGTCCGGGTTGCCGTGCAGGAGCGCGCCCCGCCACTTGTGCATCCGCTTCTTCGCCTTGTCGGTGGCCACGTACTCGACGTGCCCGCCCAGCGACCTCGTCCCCCGGCCCTCCTGGTACTCGAAGCACCCCCGCCACGCCCCGATCATCAGCTCCTGGACGACGTCCTCGACGTCCACCCAACCCGGCACCCGCCACCGCCGCATCAACCACCGGGCCATCGCCACCCAGCGCTCCCGGGTCTCCCGGGCGAACTCGCCGTACGTGCTCCGACCGTCCCTCAAGCGGAACGCCGGCCCTTCGATCTCTCTCGCCATCCTGGTCACCGTCCTCGGTTGTCCTTCACCTCGGGCGCCTCAGCGCCCGCACTGCAACTTCGTCGCCCCCCGGGGAGTCGAACCCCGGCGCGCCCCTCCGCCCCTGCCTAGGGGTTGCGAGCGCGATGCCGATCAGGCGGTGCGGGGGCGGTCTCCCACCCCCCTCGACTCAGGCCGCCACCGCCTCCTCGCTCTTGCCGTGGATGACCGCGCCCGCCAGCCTCTGCAGCTCCAACTTGCGGTCCTGGTCCTCGGTCTTGCCCGCGATCCAGCTGATCGCGTTGCTGACCCGCCAGATCGACTTGCCGGCCGGCAGGTTGATCACGTCCTCGCTGTCGAACGCGTCCCGGGCCGCCTTCAGCTCCTCCTTCAGGAGCTTCTTGCCGAGGAGCGTGCTCACCGAGCGCCACTCGACCTTCTTCTCGTCGGCCGCCCGGATGGTGGCCAGTAGGGTGTTGACCGACTTCGGCCCGAGCGTGCCCGCCACCACGTCCCGGAGCGCGCTGACCGAGGCGCGCGTGTCGAGCGCGTAGGTCCGGTCGCTGAACTCGATCGTGTCGGCCAGCCGGCCGCCCAGGTGCACCTGGCTCATCGCGTCCTCCATGACCGCCCCGTTCGCGCACCAGAGCCGGTAGATGAACGCGCGGAGCGCGTGCTTGCCCGCCCCGAAGTCGCTGTTGCTCCACTCGACCCCCAGGCACATCACCTCGTTGGGGACGGGCTCGAACACCATCGGCAGGTACGCCTTGAGGGCCACGCGCACGTCCGTGGTCGTCCCCTCGACCGGCACCGCGCCCAGCTCCCGGCAGCCCTCGGCGAACGCCTCGAGCAGCGGGCGCGAGTCCAGCCGGCGGTACCGGTCGCTCAGGAAGCCGCGCACCTCCCCGTTGACCGCCCGCACCAGGTGGCGGGACCCGGACAGGTCCTCGCGCTGCACGACCTGCGTGCGGGTGAAGTGGTCGGTGAGCGTCCGGGCCGCCAGCTCGCGCTTCCACCCCTCGGGGGCGCCGACCAACTCGGCCAGGTACTGGCCCGGGATGCCGGCCTTGCCGGCCATCTGCTGGAGCGCGTGCCGGTGGATGCCCATCGGGCTGCCGCCCGCCGAGACGCTGACCGGCATGTCCTCGGGGCCGACCCCGTACTGGAACGCGAGCCCGCGCCCGCGGACGATCGCGTCGACCGGGACCGCGGCGTGCACGCGCTCGTACAGCTGGATGGCCGACTGCTTGCCGGTCTCGATCTTCTGCTCCATGAGCGAGCGGGCGCGCGTGGCGGCCTCGGATGCTGCGACGTCGTAGGTGCCTGCGGGTCCGTGGTGGTGAAGCATGGGGTTCCTCTTTCTGCGCCTCAGCGCGGGTGTTGGTTCGAGGGTGTCGAAGAGAGGGGCGTCACAAGCACCGTCCGGGCCCTCACGGGTACCCCATCCTGAACCTGCATGCCATCAGGTGGTGGAGTGGCGCCCCTCTTTTCAGCGCCGCCCTACGAACCTTGTTATGGACCCTTCCCGCTTGGGCTGCAAGTCTTTTTATCACCCCCTCGTTCTTTTTTCCCCAAACCCGGGTTTGGGTCCCCGCTCGGCCGCTGGAGCCCCACCGCCCGCTGCCGATCCGGGGGAAGATCGGGCACGCGGGCGGCAGGCTTCAGGGGCCAAGCAGCCGGCCCAGCTGGGCGGCCATCCCGGAGATTCTCGCGTAGTTGGCGGCCGTCCGCTCGGCCCGCTGGACGTGCCGCTCCAGCACGGCCCGGACGGTGTGCAGGACCGCGTCCAGGTCCTGCGCGGTCAGCTCGCCGTCCTCGGCCGGCCGGGACGAGAACTCGCCCCGCTCCCCGACCTCGAAAACCATCAGCTCCCCCTCCTTGGTCAGCACCATCGCGGACCGGCCGAACGGCACCGGCTCGTCCAGCTTGCGCATCGCCTGGGCGAAGAAGTCGGTGTGCGCCCCCTCCCGGCCGACCACGCGCGCCGCCTGCTGGGCGATCGCCCCCCTCACCGGGAACAAGTTGCTCATCCCGCGGAGCGTGTCGCCCGCGATGGCGGAACGCAGGCGCCGCTCGACCTCGCGGATCGCCCGGACGGAGTGCTGGCGCGCCAGGTCCCGCCCCTCCATCAGGCTCGCGCTGGCCGTGCTCGCCGCCGCGAAAAGCTGCTCCAGGTTCCTCGCCGCGCTCACCTCGTCCTCCGTCCCTTCCTCTTCGTCCTCGGGGCCCGCTTCTGCCGGTCCGGCCCCCGCTTGCCCCGCTGGTCCACCGGGCTGATCCAACCCTCCCGCTTCGCCCGCATGGTCAGCTGCTTGAACTCCTCCGACAACCCCAGCTGCGCCACCCACCGGCAGAACGTCCAGGGCCCCACCTGGTATAGCAGGGCCGCCTCCCGCTGCAGAGCCCCCGACTTCAGGAACGCCTCGCGCAGCGCCCGCCGGGCCTCCTCCGGGTCCGTCCTGATGAGCTCGGGGATGTCCATCGTCGTTCTCCACCCTACCCTTATGCCGCGCCATCGCGCCCGGTTAGCAGGAATCGCCTCCACCGGTTCCGGATCCGCTCCACCTCGCCGCGCATCCCCAGCTCCCGGATGTGGTAGCAGATCAGCGTGTTGTGGATCCCCAAGTTGGTGGCCGCCCGCCTGACCACCCCGCTTGTCTCCTCCAGCGCGGCCAAGATCCGCCGCCGCCTCTCCTCGCGGGGGAGCCCGCCTAGGTTGAGCGGCACAACCTCACCTCCAGCTCGGCCGGGTCCATGTCGTCCGCGTCCATCCCGGCGCCCAGGCTAACACGCACCACCCGGGTATGCCTGGCCAACCCGACCATCAGCTCCTCGGCCGCCCCCTCGCCCGCCCGGTCGTCGTCGGTCATCACCAGCACGGTCCCGAACGCGGCCAGCTTGCCCACGTGGATGGGGCGCACGTCCGAGCCCCCCAGCGCGGCCACCGACGCCCACCCGCCGACCGCCCGCTCCACCGCCAGCGCGTTCAGCGCCCCCTCGGCCACCACGACCGTCTCCCGCCTGAGCGTACCGTCCCTCGGCCACCACTGCTCGCCGAAGACCACGTCCAGGTCGGCCCGCTCCCGCTCGGCCGGGTAGTAGTACCGGGCCTGGTGGTCGGCGAACGTCCGGGCCATGTAGCTCCACGCGACCCCGTCCCGGTCCCGCACCGGGATCACGATCCTACCGGCCAGCCGGCCCGACGTCGCGTAGCCGATCCCCCAGTCGGCCACCTGGGCCTCGGTCAAGTGCCGCCGCTCCGCGTACCGGCGCGCCGTCTGGGTCCAGCTGCCCAGCGACCCGAACCGGACCTCCCGAGGCAGCTGGAACGCCCTCGTGCCCACGCCTGACACGACCAGCCGGATCTCGTCCTCGGGCAGCCGCACCCCCTCCACCTCCTCCCCCCCGCGCAGCTGGTCCAGCCACTCCCTCGCCCCCTTGAGCGAGCAGCCACGCCGGTGCGCGATCAGGTCGAGCAGCCCGCCCTTGGCCTTGCACGCGAAGCAGTGATGCTGCCCGGCCCGCTCCCCCCGGAGGCGGATAAACCAGTTGGTGGGGTGGCGGTCCTGGTGGAACGGGCAGATCCCGTAGCAGCGCCGGTCCGCCCCCTTGTCCACCACCTCCAACCCCAGCTTCTGGAGCGCCCGCTTGGTGAGGCTCAACGTTTACGCTCGTCGTGCTCGGTCAAGTGCTTCATCGGTTCTCCCATGCTTATCCGGTTGATACACTTCACGGCCACACCTCGCCTGATTTGAACGGATGAGCGCGGTCGGCTGGCAGCGGAGGCGCCCCTACAAGCGCAAAGGCTGCCCGAGTCAGCCACGCTTGGCTCAGGTCCTCGCGACAAAAGTGCGGCTTCTGGAACGCTAGACCCTGCTCTACGAGCGCCCGAATCGTTCGCGGGTCAGCCACGACGAAACCGCCGCCAGAACCGTATACGGGCGGCAGTCGCTCCGGCTGGCGCACCCCGATACGAATCAGTGCCAGTTGCGTACGTGTCGGCCTCATTGGTGCGTCAACCGGATAAGCATGGGTTCTCCTTTCGGGCCTCCGCCCTCCGCCTAGCTAGTGCCGCGGTCGCCAGCCGGTGGTGGACTCGGCAGAGCGTCCGCAGGTTCTCGAGCCCGCACGATCCCCCGCCCTCCGCGACCGGGGTGACGTGGTCCATCTCCCAGTATGGGTCCACCATCAGGCACTCGGCGCACCGCCCCCCGTCCCGGGCCAGCACGCACTTGCGCGCGTACCCGGGGTTGCTCCGCACCATGTGCTCGTGCACGCACCCGCTCCCCGGGGCGACGAGCACCCTCGGCTTCCCGTAACCGGCCCACCGGGTGACCATCTGGGCGCCCGAGCAGAACGTCCTCCGGCCGACCGGCACCTCCTGCAGGCACCGCCGGCAGAGCGCCCGCCCGTTGGGCCCGCGGGGCAGACTAGACGGGTCCACCCAACCGCCTGCCAGCGACCTCGGCGGCGTGACCCGGCGCCTCACTGATTCACTCCTTGATCTCCTCCAGCGTCACCCGGTACCGCTTCCGGATGAAGTCGACTGTTCGGCCGTCCTCCAGAACCACGTGCTTCTGGACGAAGTGGTGCTCCTCCAGCTGGCTGGCGGCCGCGTCCAATTGGATACCGATGAACGCGTGGTGTCCCTCAATTACAGAAGCCCCCTGAAAGTCTACCTCGACCCTCGAATAACCACTGTCGTAGTGCTCCACCCGCTTCTTGGCCTCGGCCTCGAACACCATTCGGGGTTCTCCAAGTTTCTGACCCAACTCCACGATGCGGGACCGGTGCCCTATCACCCAATTGCCCAACTCCTCGGCCAACCGGCAAACCGCGTCGTCCTCCGTGTCTCCGTGGGAACACAGGGCCACCCCCTCGACCGACGCCCCCCACATCTCCTTCTCGTAGGGGGGGTTCCCCGACCCCTGGAGCGCGTTGGGGCCCAGCTTGAAAACCTTCAACTTCGCCATCACTTCCTCCGCCTTCCCTTGCCGTGACCGCCACCCGCCCCGCCCAGCTCGGGCGACCGGAACTCCCCGCCGAACACCCCGCCCGACTCCTCCTGCGAGTGCTTGTACTCGATCGGGGTCCCGCCCGTGATCGACCCGTGCTCGGCCGACCACGCGAACTCGACCCCCTGCGGGTACACCCCGTACCGCTGCTTGAGCACGAACCCCTCGATGGTGTCGGCCGACACGCTCTTCCACAGGCTGGGCAGGTGCCAGCCCACGATCGTGTCCGCCACCTCCACCCACGCGCTGCTCCCCTTGATCCCCTCGCGGGTCGGCCGCTTGTCGGGACGCTGCTCGACGTCCTTCAGTCGCTGCTGCTGGAGCAGGATGCAGTGCACGCGCGTCTCCTCGGCCATCGCCTGCTGCTGGTTGAGCGCGTCCTCCTCGGCCTCCGGCCGGGCGTCGACCAGGCACCGCTTCCACAGGTCGGCCACGTACACCTCGCACCCGCTGTCCACAATCTGCTCCTGGATGGTGTCGAGGTTGCGCTCGTTCGACCGCTTCTGCACCCCCCGCTGCCGGAACGGGTTGCGCATGAACCGCACCCACGGGGTGATGGAGTGCATCCGCTCCTCCAGCTCGATCTGCTCCCTCGCCCCCATCGGGGTCTTGGCCGGCGCGCTCGTGTCCTGCGTCTGCCCGCTCATCAGCCGGCTCCGGCTCCACCCGAGGCTCATGCACGCCAGCAGCTCCAGCGTCATCCCGCCGCCCATCTCGTACGCGCCGTAGAGCACCCGCTTCCTCTGCCGGGCGATCCCCAGGGTGGCGCGGCCGGCCGCAGTAGTTTTCCCGCTTCCGCTGACCGCGGTGAAGACGGTGATCTGTCCGGGCGCTGGACCGGGGAGCATCCGCCGCTCGCCCGTCTCCAGGTTGGTGTCCAGCCCGTCGATCCCGTAGCTGTACGTGGCGTGGCCGGCCACTCGCTTGCGGATCTCCCCCATCTGGCTCCTGACCAGCTCGGCCCCGTCGTGCAGGTACCGGCCCCGGCCCGTCCCGCCCTCGAACGCCTCCCCGACGTGCCGGGCCAGCGCGCGCACCCTGGCCTGGTCGGCCCTCGGGTCCCGGACCGCCTCGAGCAGCGCGCTGATCGGTCCCGTGACCGCGCTCGCCCGCTGCTTGTCCCAGAGCAGCCCGTCCACGAAGTGCCCGAGGTCGGCCGACCCCAGCGCGTCCGGCCGCAGCGCCGAAAGCTTGCCCAGGTACTCGACGTCGCACTTGGGCCCCGCGTACCGGGCGAGCGCGGCCGGGTCGTACTCGAGCTTGCGCCTGCGCAGCTCCTGGAGGGCCGCCCACCCGGCCCGGTGCTCCTCGGCCAGGAACGTGTCCGGCTGGTACTTGTCGAGCAGCTTCGCCGCCTCCCCGCCCCAGTCGGCCAGCACCGCGGCGATCACCGCCTGCTCGTTGATTATGTCATGAATTATATCGGCTTCTTTCGAACGCGGGCGCTCCTCTGCCTTCTCCTCCTCCGACCTCTTGCGCATGTCTCGCCTCAGCGAATCCTGAACTGGTCCTCGACCCTCCGGCGCGGGACCGGCACCACCTCCCAGACCCGCACCACCCGCACCACCTCCCCCCCGGCCGTCAGCAACGTCTTGAACTCGACCTCCCCCTTGGCCCGCTTGGACCGCCACCACCGCCACCACCTCCGCACGTGCCACCAGGGCGGGTCGAACACCTCGAACGTCCCGCCCGTGTGCCCCACGTACACCCCGTCCAGGCTGGCCAGGCCGTGCCGCCTCCGGATGCTGAACCTCACGTGGTCACCTCGGTCTTCCGGTTCTCGGTATGGGCGCACCGGGCGTCGCCGGGCGTGGCCAGCCGGCGGGTGAACGCGCCACTCGGGCCCATCACCCGGGCGACCCGCTTGGTGTCCTGCGCGGTCCACCGGCCCCGCGTGTACGCGTAGAGGACGCGACCGTTGCCGCCCGGCGACACCTCCTCGATCACCCACCGGGTCCGGCCGGCCGCGTGCCGGTGCATCCTCGCGTGGTCGGCCGTTTCCTCGACCATCTGGGCCACGATCTCGCCCACCGTCTCGCCGCTCTCGATCGTCCGGGACACGATCTCGCCCACCGTCTCGCCGCTCACAGCCCCTTCGCCTTCCTGCGCTGCGCGTCGATCCGGTAGTCGGTCAGGAAGTAGCTGCCCGTGAGCAGCGCCCGGTAGCCAATCCTACCGCCCCTCGACTGGTCGGGGTTCTCGCGCCGCCACTTCTCCCGGCCCACCTCCCGCTCCCACACCCACCGCATGTACTGCACCATCGCGCCCGGGTCCCCCCCGAACTGCCGGTCCACCAGCTGGGCGGCCATCCCGGCGGCGAAGAAGCACCCGTGCGAGTCCAGCTCGCTCGCCGGCACCCCGTACACCCGCTCGTGCAGGATCTGGAACAGCGCCACGTAGTCGCGCCCGTTCGCGCCCGACCAGTCGCCCGTCCGCATCATGCTCAGCACCATCGACCGACTCTTGGCCATCACGCTGGGCGGCAGCGTCTTGGCCCTGGGCTTCTTGGTCCCCCGGCCCCCCAGGAACTCCCCCGTGTTGGCGAACGTGGTCACCCCGGCCTGCATGGCCATCAGCGGTCCCCCTTCGCGCCGGCGGTGACCTGGCGCGTCTTGTTCAGGAACGACTGGACCTTGCGCTCCCGCTCCACCTCCGCGAACGCGGCCAGCTCCCGGTTGGCGTGGTCGAGCGCCCGCGCCGCGTCCCCGCCCGCCGCCACCACGAACAGGCTCTCGAACGGCCCCACCGTCACGGTCGAGTAGCTGCCCGGCACCGGCGTGATCTTCTCCTCCCCCCACACGGCCCGGAACGTCCGGTCCCCGAACACCACCGCCCCCGGCTCGGGCGGGTCCAGGGTGGGACCCAAACCCGGGTTTGGGCCCCGGGCGTCCTCCTGGTGGGTGTCCATCCCAGCCTCGTACTTGGGGTTCGCGCGCTCTTCCGCCCCGCCTACCTCGCTCCGCTTCCTCATTCGACGTGCCTCCTCAGAGTGTGCCGACACTGGTGTGCTACTCGGACCGACAAGCCTACTGCCGGAGCCCCTTATGCCGCCAGAGGTTGCTCCGGTCGAGCTGCTACCCGGGGCGCTTCAAGTACCGGCGCCCGTCCACCCACTCGCCGTCCTCGTCGCGGACCACCACGTCGGCGTTCCAGCTCACGATGTTCTGCAGGTGCTTCAGCCCGAACACGTGCCGGTCCCACGGGTAGTAGAGGCGCGCGGTCGTCTTGCCCGCGCTGGTCCGGCAGAACCGGCCCCTCACCTGGTTGAACACCTGCCGGTTCGAGCCGATCGGGGTCGCGCACACCCCCGCGCTCACGGTGGGCAGGTCGATCGCCTGCCCGACCGCCTGGAACGTCCCCACCCCGACCCTCACCGACCCGCCCTCCAGGCCCGCCACCGTCTTCACGAACTCCGGCCGGTAGTCGGCCCCGCCGATCAGGAACCCGGTCCGGACCCCCAGCCCGACCAACCGCTGGTCCAGCACCTGGCAGTGCTCGCGCAGGTGCGAGAACACCAGCACCTGCTCGCCACGCTGCTGCTCGTCCAGCACGGCCGACAGGATCAGCTCGTTCCGGGCGAAGTCCTCGCTCAGCTCCCGGTTGAGCCGCACCGTGTCCACCTCCCGGTCGGGCTCGTCGTCGGTCGGCATCCCGTACCAGTCGGCCTCGAAGTCGGTCGGGATCACCCGCACCTGCACGTCCAGCACGTGCCCCGACTTGATCAGGTCCTTGCGCTTGATGTCGTCGATCACCGGGCCGAACAGGTCCTCGGTCAAGAACTCCTTCTGGTCCTTCCTCCGGTGGTCCGCGCTGATCCCCAGCCGGTAGCGGGCCGGGAACGGGTCGACCGCCGCGAACATAGTCCGGGCGGCCGCCCGGTGGGTCTCGTCCACCACCACCGCCCCGAAGTACCCGCGCAACCGCTCGTCCACCCCGCGCGCCGACAGCGTCTGCTGCATCGCCACCGTGAACGGGCGCAGCCGGCGCGCCGAGCCGCGGATCACCCCGCAGTCCCCCTCCCCCAGCCCCAACTCCTTGCCGGCCCGCTTCACCCACTGGTCGAACAGGCCGGCGTTGTACACGATCACGAGCGTGCAGACCTTGGCCCGCGCCATGAACCCGAACGCGATGCACGTTTTTCCCGAGCCTGTCGGGGCGCGCAGGATCCCGCACTCCCGGGCCAGCGCCTGCTGCACCGCGTGCTCCTGGTACGGGTACAGCTCCACCCGGTGCTCGGGCATCGACTCGCCCGACGGGTCCCCGGGCTCCCGCTCGTCCGACACCTGCCGGCGCAGCCCCGCCTCCTCCAGCCGGGCCCGAACCCTCGCCATCCCGCCGCGCGGCACGGTCAGCTCGTCGGTCCCGTCCCCCCGGCCCGAGGGCGACCCGATCCCCCACGTCTCGATCGTCTTGGGCTCGCCCCAGAACGGCTTGCCGATCCGGCGCAGCATCTCCCGCTGCGGGTTGTCGTGCGTGAAGTCCTCGCGGATGTGAGAGGCCAGCCGCTCGCTGACCTCCCCCCCGATCGGGACTCGCACGCGGTTGTCGACCCTGACCAGGACCCTGCTCATGCCCGACCTTATGCCGCCCACCCGACCACCCAAACCCGGGTTTGGGTCCCCACCCTCCAAGTACTTTCGCACCGGTGCTTTTCCAACCTACCAACACCTGGGCGGCGAGCAGGCTTTGCCTGCGAGCGGGAGGTCCCGCCAGGGACCGACGAACCAACCCTCCCCCCCGTACCCCCCTACCCCACTCCCTACCTAAGGGGTATAGGTATGGGGATACCTACCCCTATCTCTTAAAATACTTAAGATCTTAATGCGCACGCGCGCGAGGGCTCACTTCGGGGGTAGGGCCGGCAGGTCGCGCCGGGTCGGCACCTCGTGGCAGTTGGGGCACGGCTCGGGCGGGGGGCTCCAGCAGGTCTTGCAGTGGCTGCACACCCGCACCGGCACCCCGCCCAGCGCGGCCGCCGGGATCGGGGGCGGGGGGTCGCTCCCCCCCGGGATGGCCACGTTCCACTTCCGCTGGAGCAGCGCGGCGATCGCCCGGTACCCGCCCGAGCTGAACCAGCCCAGCGTAAACCCGTACGTGGCCAGGCTGAGCGGGGTCACCATGGCGACGGCCGGGTACGGGTACATGCGCGGCGGGACGACCGAGCAGAACAGCGTGCCCAGCGCGGCCGGCAGGGCCGGCAGGCAGAACATCTCCCACACCCGCTGCCCGCGCGTCGCCGGGGTGTCCTTAGACAGCGACGGGTTCAGGGCCTCGATCAGCCGGCGCAGCAGCAGCGTCACCACCGCGAGCAGCACGACCAGGCACCCGGTCGGCAGGGTCAGCACGTCCTCCAGCTTGTACATCCGGGGAGCCTCTCACGGGGCGGCCGGCCGTGCCACCTCCCCAAACCCGGGTTTGGGTCCAGATAAAAAGACTTGCACGACGCCCGGGCTCGGGGCATAGGTAGGGGGTGGCGCCGAGGCGCCCGGGAGGAAGAGACCATGAACGGCAACCGCGTCACATTCAACGGCACCCACTACCTCCGAGGGCTGCTGGCGCGACGCCTGCGTGGACGCGCTCGAGGCGCGCATTATCGAGCACCGCGCGGTCGTCCGTTTGGGCGAGGTGACGTCGTGAGCGCGGCGGCCATTCGGCATGGCGCCGTGAGCGCCAAGATGTTGATCCTGCTCGCCTTCTCCCTCCTCTCCCTCGCCTGCGGGGGGCCGGCGTTCGAGGTCGCGGCCGACTCCGGGCCCGACGCCGCTCCGGACGCCCCCCAGACCGTCCTGGGCACCCGCGCCGCCCCCGAGCCGGACGCGGGCGGTCCCGCCGAGGCCGCTAGCCGCCCCCAGGACGCGCTCGCGCGCCTCCCCCCGGGGGACGCCCTACCCCCACCCCCCTCGGACGCGTCTGCGGGGCAGCAGGACGCCCCCGCGTGGGTGCTGGACGCCGCCCCGGCCCAGAGCTGCGCGGAGGGCCAGGCGTGCCCGACCGACCAGACCTGCGGGGACAACGGGCGGGTGGGGTTGTGCGGGGGGGCGTGTCGGGTCCAGATCGACCCGTCGCTCCCCTACCAGGCCTGCGCGGAGGCCGGGCTGCCGGCCACGTACGCGGCGGGCCCGGACTGCACCGGCACCCCGTGGGTCGGCGGGGGGAGCAACGGCGCGCCGGCTCGCTTCCTGACCTCCCTGACGGGATGCCGGCAGGCCCCCAAGGTGGTCAGCGGGATCGCCCTGACGTTCCTCTGCTGCCCGTGACTACATCTTCCAGGCGAGCACCTGGACGGTCGGGGCCGCGTTGACCGTGAAGTGCGTGGCCAGCACCCCGCCCGGCGCGAGCGTGTAGCCGACCGTGTAGCTCCGCGGGGTGGTCAGGTTCGGGTACTCGTTGGGCAGGCTGACCTCGAGCGTCCAGAACACGTCCTGCGTGAACGGGATCTGGCTGGTGTCGGGCGCGGTGATGATCTGGGTGTCGGCCGTCGACTGGCTGAACTGCTCGGTCACGAACCCGACGCACCCGGTGATCAGGTCCACCCCCACCGGGCAGAGCGAGGTGGCGGCGGCGGCCGAGGTCGCCCCGATCAGCAGGTGGACCTGCACCTTGAGCCGGGTCGCCCCGGCCGGGAAGTGCGTGTTCTCGACCAGCGTCCACGTCCCGCTCACCGCGGTCGCCGAGCCGTTGACGGCCGGCGTGGCCAGCTGCAGGTCCGTCCAGCCGTCGCTCGTGCACTGCACGGACAGCGTGCCCGACGAGTACGTGGTCGCCCCCCAGCACACCGCCTCGGTGGTGGTCGCGCCGTTGAACCCGAACGCGCTCGGGAACGTGATCGGGGCGGTCGCGATCCCGTAGACGTGGCTGGGCGGCACCGTGCTCAGCAGGTGGATGCCGCGCGGGCTCCGGGGCGCGCGCAGGCCCGCCGCCACGTCCGTGTACCGGGCCCACCGGGGCAGGCCGAACGGGGTCACCAGGTAGTAGAACGCCAGCCCGGAGGAGCCCGAGATGTTCAGGGTCGCGTCCTGGTTGGCCGCGTCGCTGAAGTCGACCTGCGCCAACCCGAAGTCGGTGCCCGGGCTGCCCCGGCGGATCTGCCCGCCGATCCGCTTCTGCCCGCCCTCCACCTCCACCACCCCGCCCACGAAGTGGCTGGTCCCCCCCCCCTTGTTCACCGAGTGCATGAGCGACCGGCCGCGCCGGGGCAGGTCCACCTCGACGGGCGCGCTCCCGAAGATGCGGTCGCGGATCATGTTGCGCACGTCCCAGAAGGTCATCGAGTCGCAGGTCGTGGAGCCGGTCGGCACCAGCGCGACGCAGAGCGGCATCCACCCGCTCGCCGTCCCCGGGAACCCGCCGTTGGGCGTGCCCGCTCGGACCCGGTACTGGAACGTCGAGTCGACCGTCTTCTGGACGGTCGTGGCCGTGAACAGCCCGGTCGTCGGGTTGAACACGTCCCGGCTGTCCGTCTCCGGGCTGGGGTCGTCCACCCGCTGGCACTCGACCACGTCGATCCTCGGGAACCCGCTCGCGTTGGCGGTCATGGCGAGCGCCCCCCCGCCCGAGGTCTCGAAGCAGATCGGCATCCCGCCGCCGTCCCGCACGTACTTGTAGACCGAGTCGTCCGCGCTCGGGCTGGCGTCCGGGTTGATCACCAGGGCCAGCCCGTCCGTCACCCCCAGGTTGAGCGTGCCGATCTGCGGGATCACGCAGATGCCGGCGATGACCGCCCCGTCCATCGGGTTGCCGGTCGTCACGTTCTCGACCGAGTACCCGCCCGCGTTCACGTCGTCGCTCGACCCGTCCACGTCCAGCATGAACCGCAGGAACTCGAGCAGCCCCGCCGACTGCATGGCCTGCAGCCGGTTGATGTCCGTGCTGAGCGCTCGCTCAGCCGTGTTCATGACCAGTCCCCGATTACCTGAGCGGCTCGACATGCCGGGAGCCTATCAGCCGACGGGCCGCTGTCACCACTTCAAGGGCAGGGGCCGCTCGTCAGGAAGAGGTCGAACCCCACCCCGCCCAACTTCTTGGTCAGCAGCTCGTTGTACGCGCCCAGGTAGACGGGCGGGTTGCCGGCCGGGAACCCGTCGTAGAAGTCGTCGAACAGCGGGCCCGCGTCGTACGCGCCCACCGGCCCGTCGTCATACGCCAGCCCGAACTCGCCGAACCCCAGCGCGGGCACCTCGACCAAGAAGTAGCCCCGGAAGTCCTCGTAGCTCAGGTAGACGTGCCACCGGCGGGACACGTCGAAGTCGTTGGGCGGGTTGGACGCCGGGGCGAAGACGGCCCCGTTGCGCTTGTTGAGGATCCGGTCCCCCGCCACCGGCTCGAACGCCTGCGCGCCCTGCCGGGGCGAGAACAGGAGCGTGCCGTTGTTCCGCGGGCTGAGCATCTGGTCGCCCACGATCAGGACGAACTCGCCCGTCGCGAGCGTGTCGGTCCCGCCCGAGCACCCGGTGAACGCCAGGTTGACGTTGTCCACCCCCGTGTAGGTGACGGTCGAAGCACCGACCGTGAAGCTCCCCTGGTTGGGCACGTTCAGCAGCCCCTCCACGTAGACGATCGACTGGGGGAGCGTCACCCCGTTCGACCGGGCGCCCACCAGGGTCGAGATCGGCCCGATCATCCCGGCGAACACCCCCTCGGCCTGCACGAGCCACGGGCCGGTCGAGGCCGGCACCTGCCGCTGGTAGACGATCGGGTCCCCGACGCTGAACGACCCCGAGGTGAGGGTGCCCTCCCAGAGGATCAGGCTGTCGTCGTAGAAGTCGCCGTTCACGTCCCCGGTCCGGTCGTAGAAGAAGCCGGGGAGCGTGTTGTCGCCGGTCTCCCGGTAGCACCAAGGGATGGTCCCCAGTGCCTGGTAGAGCGCCCGCCGTAGCGCGTTGGGGGTGACCACGTCCGCGATCTGCCAGAGGCGGTCCCGGTACGGCCCGTCCCCCTCCTGGAAGTGCCGGGGCAGGTCCCGCTCCGCCCCGATCAGGTCGAGCATCCCCAGCGCCCCCCCCTCCGGCTGCGCCGCGTTGGTGCAGGTGAGCTCCCAGTCCTGAGCCCAGTCGAGCACCTGCCAACCCGCCCCGCCCGCCAGCGGGATGCCGCTCGGCGCCTCCGGGGTGAGGAGCGGGTGCTGCTGGATGACGTCCATCGTCGAGGTGGCGGTCGGCCCCGAGGCCTGCGGCTGCGCCATCTGCACGGCCGCGGTCGGGTCGCCCTGCTGGAGCAGCACCGTCCACTTGGTCCCGCCCGAGTACGGGACCGCCCCCAGCAGCACGCCGGTCGCCACCAGGGTGGGGGTGGAGTCGAAGAACTGGACGGGCTGGCCGACCCGGAACGCGTGCGCGACCGTGAACCCCTCGAACGCCAGGACGGGCGACAGGACGAGCCCGCTGCCCAGGGACGCGCCCGGGTCGGGCGAGATGAACCCGGTGGCGAGCGCGACCGCCCCCTCGTTGGCCCCGCTCGTGAACAGCACGTACTGCCCGACGTTGGCCGGGACCGGCATGTCGGTCACGTCGAGCGCGACCAGCTGGTAGGTGAGCGCGGGGCCCACCGGCGCGCCGGGCGCCGAGCCGGCCGTCCTGGTCAGCGTGGCCAGCACGTTGTGCAGGCGCGTCCCCACGTTCTCGACGAACGAGATCGAGCCGGGCAGCGGGTTGTTGTACCCGAACCCGGGGCGCTCGGCCTGCGCGGCCGCCTCGAACGGGCCCGACTCGCCCGGCGGGAACACCACGTTCTCGAGCAGCTGGTAGCGCCGGCCCGTGTTGACCGGCACGGGCCCGCTCGGCCCGTGGTCCAGCTGCACCTCGTCCACGAACTGCCCGGCCGACAGGACGAGCGGCTTCTCGCTGAACCCGGAGCGGGAGAACGACAGCTGAACGGTCGCCTGGCTGGGACCCGAGGCGGGCGGGCCCGACTGCCCGCTCCACGGCTGGATGTAGAGCTGCTGGGTCGAGTAGTCGACCGCGGACGAGAGGCGCGCCGCCTGCTGGAACGCCTGCGTGTACACCTCGAACCCCCCGCCCTCGCCGGCCGCGATCAGCGGCTCGCGGTAGCTGCGGTCGACCGCCCCCTCCCAGATCGCCTGGAGGTCCTCGGCCGTCAGCGGCCCCTGGAACGAGTCGATGGTCACGACCCGTTCACCAGCACGTTGGCCAGCACGGTGCGGAGCGTCTGCCCGATGAGCGGCACGATGTCGCCGGCCGGCTGGACGATCGACTGCTGGGTGACCACCACGCCCGCCGCCCGGAACCGGATCAGCACCGTGTAGATGTCCCCCACCCCGAGCGTCTGGTTGACCCCCAGCGAGTTGACGTACGAGACCAGGGACGCGCGGATCTGGTCGGCCAGCACGCTCGTGTTCACCCCGGCCTGGAACCCCACCTGGACGGACAGGTTGACCAGCGTCGGGATCGACGTCGAGATGATGACCGGGATCCCGCCCCCCCGGTAGTCGCCCAGCTGGACCGCCACCAGCGCGGCCAGCTCGGCCGAGGCGACCGCGCTCGAGTCCGCGATGTACAGGTTCACCACCCGGGCGGGCAGGTTGCCCGACGTCAGCGCCTCCACCGCGCTCGCGCTCACCACGCCCGGCACCGACGTCGCCCCCTGCTCGATCGCGCTGAGCACGCCGCGCCGCGCGGTCAGCCAGAACTTCCTGAGCCGGAGCTTGAACGTGTCGTCGTCCTCCGCGTCCTCCCCGCCCGCCGTCGTCAGGTCGTTGTTGACCTGCATGGTCTGGTCGAACAGGAGCGCCGGCTTGGAGAACCGGGTGATCTGGTTGGCCCCCACCTCGGTCGCCTTGCCCGCCTGGGTGGCGCGCACGCTCGCCGCGCTGATGAAGTCGCTCACCCCGAAGCTGGCCGTGGTCGTGGTCTCGTACTGGACCCCGGTCAGCGTGGTCAGCAGGGTGCCGATCGGGATCGAACCCGCCCCGCCGCCGGTGGTCGACCGGAAGAACCGGACCGAGCCCAGCGCGGCCGACGCGCCCTTCCGGGTCTCCTGGTAGCGGTCGTACGCCCACCGGTCCAGGTCCTCCCCGACCGCCCCGTCCAGGAACGTCTTGCTGAGCGAGTAACCCAGCTGCCGGGTGACCGCGTCGATCATCACGCTGGTCGAGCCCACGAAGATGTTGGAGTTGCTCCCGTCGACGTCGACCTTGGACGGCTCGATCTGGGTGGCCTTCGACAGCAGGTACTGCCGGCCGAGCGCGTAGATGTCGAGCCTGGTGGGGAGGTCGGCCATGCGCGGAGCCTATCAGCGGCCCCCCGGCCTGTCCGCTACGTGCTGGTGTTGAAAGGGGCGGCGATCTTCAGCGGGGTCCCGAACTTGGTCCGGGCCAGCAGGACCATGTACATCTCGCCCGGGTTGCCGGGCTTCGGCACGGTCTTGCACGACACGGCGGCCGTCTCCGGCTCCATCCCGACCTGCTGCTCGATGTGCCCCTGCAGCTCGGCCCGCTTGGCCGCCGTCCCCAGCGCCTTGCCGTAGCCGAGCAGGCCCGCCCCGTACTTCTTGCCCGCCAGGTGCAGGAACCCGTCCCGCTTGGTGTAGATGCGCCGGTAGCAGCGCTCCTTGTACTCGACCAGCCCGCCCTGGGTCGCGTAGTCGCCGTTCGCCACCACGAAGCTGCCCAGCGAGACCCCGGACGGCTCCACCCCGCCCGTCTGGATCGCCTCCAGCGACTGCGGCATCGCGATGTCACCCCGCGGGCTCAGCGTCTCCTGCTGGGGGGGCTGCAGCACCTTGAACACGCTCGTGAACGGGGCGGTGTTGGCCGACGCGGACAGCGGGGTGACGCGGTCGGCGGCGAACAGCCCGTTGCACTCGATCGAGTACCGGGCCGGGTTGGGGGTCATGGGCCGGTCGGTCGTCAGGTTGACGACCTGCCCGACCAGCAGCCCGGGCACCATCGCGACCGCCGCGGCCGCCACCCCGATCGGCTTGGCCGCCGTCCCGTCCATCCCGGTGCTGCCCGCGACCGGGGTGATCTGGTACCGCTTCCGGGAGCTGCCGTCCGGCGCGTCCAGGAGCCCGCTGAAGTAGACGGGGCCGCTGAACGTCAGCTGCACCACGTTCTCCCCGACCGCCACCGCCGAGAGCAGCGACAGCGGGGTGGTGGCCGGCCCGCCCCACCCGCCCGACCCGTAGCCCGCGCCGCCCCATCCGGATCCGCTCATGGGTGGAGCCTAACAGGGGAGGGGTGGGGACCCAAACCCGGGTTTGGGTGAATCCTAGAAGGCCAGGTTTCGGTTCCACCGCTCGCCCGGGCCCATCTCGCACCAGGCGTAATCGTTCTCTGAAAGATCCGGGTCGGGCTCGGAATTGCTGACCCGCCCGCCCCCGTAGGGGAGCCCGGCCGAGATGTTGACCGGCTTGCCGGGGTCGCACGAGATCGTGAACCCGATGTAGGGCAGCAGCAGCTCCAGGTTGAGCGCGAAGGCGGGCAGCTGGAAGTTGATGACGAACCCGACCTCGATGTCGAGCGTGAACCCGCAGCACGTGGCGGTGACGCCCGCGCTCGCGTCCGCGCTGAGCGACGCGGTCAGGGTGGCCCCGAAGTCGAGCGGGTTACCCCCCAGGCTGAGCGTCAGCCCGGCCTCGAAGATCGCGCAGAGCGTCTCGATGAACCCGACCGCCCCCTCGGCCTGCGCCTCGAGCGCGGCGATCTCGGCCTTCAGCCCCGCGGTCAGCGCGCTCGCCGGGGTGGTGCCCGTGATGGCGGCCAGCTTCTGCTTGGCGGCCTCGGCCAGCGCGAGCGCGCTCGCGACCGCCGCCAGCGCGGCCAGCGCCTCCTCCTCGGCCGCCGCCACCGCCTGCGCGGCAGTGATGTTCGCCTGGGTGGCGTTCGCGCTCGCCACGCCCAGCGCCTGCTGGGCGGAAGCGATGTTGGACGGGTTGCCGGCCGTCTGGACCGGGTCGCCCGGGTTGACCGCCCCGGTCCCGCCCGTGCACCCGGTCAGCGTGTTGCCCGACACCCCCGTGAACCGCACCCACTGCCCGCCCACCAGGAACGTCCCCGGGCTGGCGAACCCGGACGCGTCCGCGACCACGATGCTCCCGGTGGGCAGGGTCGCCCCCACCGCGATCACGGTCTCGGTGGTGAGCGCGTCCTGCAGGTTGGTCGCCGCCTGCGTGGCCGCCGCCTGCGCGGCCACCGCCGGGGCCATGATGACCGCGCGCTGCGCCTGGGCCGCCGCCAGCGCGGCCGCCTGGGCGGCTGCGGCGGCCGCCACCGCGTTGGAGGGTGCGGCGGCGATCTGGGCCTGCCCGGCCCCGATGTCCCCGCCCTGCTCGAACGGGAACGGCGGGGGCGGTCCTGCTGGGGGCGGCGGGTAACCCATGTCGCGGATCCTATCAGTCGGACAGGAGGCCGACGCTGCACACCCCGGCGTTGACGGCCGGGACCTTGGGGATGAGCAGCGCGGTCTGGATCGCGCCCAGGTAGGGGGCGAACGAGCAGGCGGGCGTCCCGGCCAGCAGCAGCGCCTCGTTCATGAGCAGCGTGAATGCCCCCGGCGCGAACAGCGCGCCCAGCGTGGCCCCGGTGAGCGGCAGCGGCCCCTGCCCGACCAGCATCGTGGCCAGCGCGGTGAACAGCCCGGTCAGCAGCTGGGTCACCCCCTCCAGGGTGGTCACGTGGTTGAGCCCCGGGTTGCCGCACGTGCTGAAACTCAGGATGCCCGAGCTCTGCCACTTACTCCCCAGGGCGTCGTCCAGCGCCAGCGAGGCTGTGTCCCCCTTCAGGATCATCGTGCTGTCCGCCACGTTGACCTGCATGCCCGCCGCCCCGCCCGGGCTCATCAGCATGACGACGTCCGGGGTCAGCGCCAGCTGCGACCCGTCCCCGTCGGTGACGAACCACTGGCCGGTCTGGTCGACGGTCAGCGCGGCCCCGGTCACGGCGTGCCGGATCGAGTACCCGCCCGCCGTCTCCAGGATGAACGGCGCGATCATCCGCTTGAACCCGAACGTGTTGCCGGTCACGTCCATCCCGCCCACCTTGGTCGGGAACACGTCGTGGGTCTGGTTGAACCGGCCCACGATCGCGCAGCCGGCCCGGTGATCGCCCTCCGGGACCAGCACCATCACCTCATCGCCCGGCATGAACGGGTGGTACTCGCCCTCGCCCGCCCCCGCGCACTGGCTCATCACCCGGCACGGCACCACCACGCCGGTCGGCTGGAGCTTCACGTCCACCATCACGCCCAGCGGGTGCGGGTTGCCCTCCCCGTCCGTGAACCGGACCGAGTGGCTGCCTCCCGCGTCCGGCTCGACGATCCCGTAGCTGCACCACTGCCCCTCGTGGCCGCCCGCCAGGTCCCGGATGTGCTCGGCCAGGCTCACGCGCCACCCCCGGCGGCCGGCTGCAGGGGGGTCGCGCTGGTCTCCTGCCCGGGCGGCAGCTGCACGTTCGCCCGCACCTCGATGTAGTTGATCCCCCCCACCGTGAGCGTGACCCCGTCCTCCCCCCAGTCGATCTTGAGCGACTTCAGCTTGAACAGGGTGAGCAGGCCCGCGTTCGTGTACGCCCGCGCGTACGCGTTGGCGAACGCCTGGCTGAACCCGAGCTGCACCATCAGCGCCGCGTTCTGCCCCTGCGCGGTCAGCGCGGTCTCGATCCGGGTGAGGTCGTTCACGTCGTCCGGGTCCCGGTTGACCAGGATCTCGAACGTGTCCCCCACCTTCATGTCGAGGATGTCCGGGTCCAGGTTGCTCCCCCCGAAGCTCCCCATGTTGTCGGTCTTCACGTCCACCGCCAGCTCCTGCCGGCCCTGGCTCTCGTAGTAGTCCTGCGCCATCTGGGTCAGGACCCTCAGGTCGGTGATGCCCGAGCACCGCTTCACCTCCCACTTCTGGTCGGTCACGTTGCCGGGCAGCGCGTACACCTGCCGGTCCGACAGCTGCGGGAACCGGGCGACCAGACACTTCTTGGTCTCACAATTGTACGCGCGCAGCTCGATGTTCTTCGGGGTCGCGCGGGTGAAGTTGCGCGCCACCTTGAGCCCCTTGATGTTGCGCCCGTAGATGAGGCGCCGGTAGCCGAACTGCACCCCGTCCACGTTCCGGCCCCGGAACGGGTCGTCGGGCCGGGCCGCCTCCGACCCGACCGAGCCCACCACCAGCGAGCGCGTCCGCTGGATGATCAGCGTGGTCCCGTCCATCCGGATGTTGTGCCCGACCGCCCCGCACACCTCGGTCAGGTAGTCCCACACGCTGGGCGCCTTGCCGCCCCCGCCCGCCCCCGCCCGGCTGATCGGCGGGCCGATGTTGGGGCGGAACGCGGTCGCGGACAGCGACTGGCCCAGGACGGGCGGGACGTCGGTGGAGGGCCGGTACTCGACCGACAGGCCCGCGAACTGGACGAAGTTGGCCATGTAGTCGGCCACCGACTGGTCGAGCGGCTTGGTCATGCTGATGGCCAGGCGGGGCGGTTGCTCCTGCTGGTGGAGCAGCACCGAGTTGTCCTGGCACTCCAGGTGGATGGTCGGCTCGCTGTCCCCCCAGTCGGTCTCCCACTTGTTCACGAACCCCTGGAACCGCAGGTTGGTCCGCGGCTCGCCCGACGGGCCGGTGAACCGGGTGGGGATGACGGTCGAGTTGCCGCCGAACACCCCCTGGGTCTGGCCGGCGAAGTCGTCCTCGGGCACGCATCCCAGGTAGAACTCGACCGCCGCCGACCGGATGGTCCGCGGGTCGATCGGGCAGTCCACGTACTTGAGCACCGCGTCCAGCTTGGTCGCCTCCTTGGTCCCGTCCTGCGACCACGAGGCCGTCTTGGGGATCACGGTCACCGTGAACGTGTAGGGGTCGACGCTGCTCGTCTGGTCCTGCGGGCCGCCCGCCGACGCCGAGCCCGGCTGGGCGATCACGTACCGGGTCACGCCGGCCGGCGCGGTCGGGTCGACCTGCGCGGACAGGGGGGAGCGCGAGCCCCCCAGCCCGTCCAGGTTCTTGGTCGACAGCGCGGGCGCGCGCGCCTTCAGCGGGTGGAACGCCCCGAACTCGTCGAACCGCAGGATCAGGTTGAGGCTGGCTCGCGGGTAGTAGGACTGCGGGGGCTGCGGCATCGACCGGAGCCTACCAGAACCCCAAACCCGGGTTTGGGTGGGGCGGCATAAGGGGGGGATGACGGAAGCGGTCAGTTTTGACGAGCAGCAGCTCCGCGCGGTCGCCGGCCACCTGAAGGGGGTGTTCCACCCCCGCGGGTTCTCGCTCTTCGTGTTCGTGCCCGTCCGGGGCAGGCCGGGGGCCCAGTACGCACGCCAGGCCGTCGCGCCGCCAGGCCGTCGAGGACAGGTGCGCGGAGGAGGCCAACCGGCTCATCGGGGCGTTCCCGGGCATCCGCCTGGCCCTGTTCACGTTCGACTTCGGGGACGGGGGCGACCTCGCCTGGAAGACCAACGAGCCGAGCGTCTCCGAGCAAGTGCGCGCGTGGGTGAACACGGTCGCCCCCACCCTGCTGAGGAACTGATGCTCGTGAGATTCAGAGCCGACCCGGAGACCATCCGGACCGCCATCCGTCGCGACGGGGACGCTTGGGTGGCGACGGTGTCCACCAGGTCACCGATCCCCGCCGTCTGGACGGGTCTCCACAAGTCCCCGGTGCGTGCGATGGTGATCGCGCTGGTGAACGCCGATCGCGCCGGGTGCGTGGGAGTCGACCTGGCGATGAGCTGGTCCTACGAACACCCGATGTTGACACTCACACCGTCTGGGTAGACGAGCTGATCACCGGGATCACCAGCTGCTTGCCCGAGGGGAACGTGCTCGTGTGCCACGACAGCCCGTTGGCCCGGCAGATGTCGGCCGCGTGGTCGGGTGTCCCGTAGAACCGCATGCTGATCCGCTGGGCCGTGTCCCCGTCCCGGACCAGGTAGACGGTCACGATCGACCGGGCCGGGTTGGGGTTGCTCCGGGCGCTCCCGCGCCCCGACAGGCTCCAAGTCTGCTGGGGCAGGGCCTGCCGCATCGCCTGGTAGAACACGTACCCCTGGATCTCGGCCTGCAGGGCCGCGTCCTGGACGGGGCCGAACAGGCAGTACGCGCGCAGCACCGATACCGCGTCCACGTTCTGGCTCATCAGCTCGCCCGGCACCGCGCTCAGCTGGCCGTACGTGTCCTGCGCCTGCGCGATCGCGTCGGACGCGTGGTTGAGCCCCATCTGCGCGACCTGGATGGGCTGCTGGTCCAGCGACGAGCCGATCCCGCTGATGCTCACCAGGTCGTCCTGCAGGGCGGAGGTCTGCGCGGCCGTGTCGCTCATCGTCTGGAGCGGGCTGGGCGACACCGCCTCCAGCTGGCCCAGCGTGGACGCGGTCGGGCTGGTGTTGAGGTCCTGGGCCGCGCTCGCCGCGCCGATCAGCTGCTCGATCGCCGCGATGTACGGGGCCGCCACCTTGTCGAGCGAGTCGTCCCGGGTCGAGGTGACCCGCGGGGTGGTGGCGCCCCGGCTCACCCAGTCGAACGTCACCTTCCAGCTGATGTCGTGGATGGTCCGGGTCGGGAAAGACCAGCTGGCCGCCCTCCCCTCCCGGACGACCGAGCCCTGGATCGGGTAGGTGTTCTGGCTCGACCCGTCGGGCTGCTGCTGGCACGTCCACGTGACCCGGAGCCGGCGGCCGCTCCGGAAGATCCCCTCCATCGCGTCCCTGAGGATCGACGGGTCGACCAGTTGGCTCGAGTTGCCCGCGTCGTCCACGTACGGGGTCGGGCACGACCCCATCATGGTCCGGCGCCAGTCCCCCTCCCACGAGCTGGGCACCTCCTGCGGGCCCATGTTCTGCTGGGTGGCCTCGTCGGCGTTGCCCGGGTACCAGGTCGTCTTGAGCGCGTTCTTGCCCCCCCACTCGGCGCCCATGAACGGGAGCGACGGGCCGACCAGCGTCAGCACCCGCTTGGTCGCGTTGCCCGAGCTGTCCAGCTCGGCAATGGTCAGCGTCGAACTATAGGACACGGTTCACCTCGGGTGCAGGGTCAACTCCCAAACCCGGGTTTGGGAGGCGGGCCTCACATCGGGGGAGCGCCGGCCCCTCCCATTCTATGTGCCCACATGGCGAGCGCGCTGCCGTCGTCGGAGCTGGACGAGCTGCTCGAGCTGGAGCTGCTCGAGGACGACGAGCTGGAGCTGCTCGAGGACGACGAGCTGGAGCTGCTCGAGGACGAGCTGCTCGAGCTGGACCCGCTGGACGACGAGTCGCTGGACGACGAACCACCGAACGGGTTGAGGCTGGGCATGGACGACATGGGTCTGAACTCCTTCCTGTTGAGCCGTAACACGCTCCCGCGGGCCGCGCCAAAGCTCCTTAGAAGCCTGACCCGCCCGACAGCCGGGACACGGTCGCCGACATGGCGGACCGGGACAGCTCCTTGCGGAACACGGTCGCCACCCGGTCCGGGTCCTGGTCCTGGAAGTCCTGCTTGATGTGGAAGTGGCTGTTCACGAAGTTGATGTTCCCCCCCTGCGGCTTGATCCCCCCGCCCTTGGCGATCGTGCTGCTGGCGTCGTGCAGCTTGGCCGCCAGCTCGGGCGCCTTCTCGTTCAGCATCCGGATGAACTCGTCCATCCCCTCGTGGATCTTGATCTTCCCGTCGAGCAGCGCCTGCTGGGCGTCCTTGCTCCCCGCGATCATCTCCACCTGGTACTCGGCCAGCCCCTCCCGGTGGTTGGAGATGTTGTACTGGAGCGCCTCGTTCACTTTCGCCCAGTCGTCGTTGAGCACGTCCTGCTTCTCGGCCCCGCCCACGTCCCGGATTTGCTGCCGCTCCTCCCGGGCCTGGTCCATCACCCGCTGGGCCTCGGCGAAGCTCATCCCGGCGTGCATGGCCGCCTTCGCGTACGCGTCCATGTTCTTCTCGAACGTCTTGTCGTCCGACAGCGGGTTCTTGGCCGTCCGCTCGAGCAGGGCCTGCTTGTCCCCGGCCACGCTCGTCCCGGGCGCGTGCAGGTGGAGCACGTCCGCGATGCTGCGCGCCGCGTCCACCGCCTCGTGGATGATCCCGGCGATCACCTTGAACACGCCGGTCAGCGCGATCCCCACGTCGGCGAACTCACTCTTGATGTGCGCGCTGTCCGTCCGGGTCTCGGCCCACGCCGCCTCCCAGTCCCCGAAGATCTGGTGGAACGTCGTCTTGAAGTCGTCCCACGAGAACCGGAGCCCCTCGTAGATCCCCTGCAGGACGTTGCTCACGTACTCGATGGCCTCGCCGGCCGCCACCCCCACCCTCTCGCCGAACGCCTTGATCTGCTCCATGTGCTGGGCCAGGAAGTCGCGCAGCTTCACCAGCTGGGGGACGAGCGCCTCCATCATCGGGTTGCCCATCGACTCCAAGAACCCCTCCTTGACGTCCCCGAACGACGCCCGGAGCTGCTTCATGTCCGGCACCTGCGCGCCCATCTTCTTCAGCGACTCGGCCTGCCGGGCGATCGCCTGCTCGGCCAGCTCCATCTGCTTGGTCGGCGCCATGTGCTGCATCTGCTGGGCGACCGACTTGGCGTTGCCCTGCAGCATGTGGGTGGCGGCGATCAGCTGGACGATCGGGTTGCGGGCCCGCACCATCCCCATCTCGACCCCGCTCATCCCCTGCGCGAGCGCCTCCGCCCCGCCCGGCACCACCCGGCCGACGATCGCCATCTGCTCGGCCAGGTCCTTGGCCTTCTCGGAACTCATCGTCCCCTTCTCGATCAGCTTGTCGTAGCTGTCGACCAGCGACTTGGTCGACACCCCCGCCTCGATCCCGAACTTGGCGAACTCCTCCCGCTGGTCGGCCGTGTACTCGCGCAGCTCCTGCATCGAGTGCTTGCCCCCGTCCATCAGGAACAGGAAGCCGGCCATGTGCTTCTCCTGCGCCTCCGCCGCCTCCGCCGCCTCCAGGGACGCGTCGGTCAGCTTCTCGGTGAACTCCCACGCCTGCTTGACCCCCTCGGCCACCAGCTCGGCCCCCGCCTTCATGAGCGCGAACTCGACGTTGCCCTTCGCCACCTCGCCCGCGATGTCGCCCCCGCCCCTGGACGCCTCGGCCTGCGCGTGCGCGATGTGCTCGAGGTTCAGACTGATGCCGCGCAGCAGGTCGTTGGTGACCCGCGCCTCCCCGCCCGCCTCGTGCAGCCCCTCCTTGACCCGCTCGAGCGTCCCCTCGCTCTGGTCGTCCACCACCAGCCTGACCCTGACCTCCGCCGTCGGCTCGCCCATCCAGGCAGCCTACCAGGATGGGCCGCGGCCGCGCGACGTTGCCCCGAGACGCCCCCCCGAGACGCCCCCCCGGGTCGCCACCCAGGGGTCGGCAGGGGGGACACTGACCGGCACCCTATCAACGGTCCTCCGTCACCCGCATCGCCTCCGCCTCCTCGCTCATCAGCTCGGCCAGCGACCGGTACCAGGCCTGCAGCTCGGTCACCGGCACCTGGTCCCACTGGCCGATCGGCTGCCGGCCGTACCGGGCCAGCGTGATGATCTGCTTCCTCCGGTGCTCCTCCAGCTCCCGCGGGTCCAGCACCAGCATGTTCGCCCAGCACGCGTCGAAGATGGTCCCGCTCCACGTGGGCAGGACCGTCCTCAGCTGGTCGTGCAGGACGTCCGGGTGCGGGACGTCCCACCCGTCTACCCAGGCAAGGAAGTCCGGAAAGTGCAGCAACCGAGAAAAAAATCGGCGGTCTCCTCCACGGTCGGGCTGTGGGTCTGCATGTACTGGTTGACCAGCAGCATCCTGGCCTTGGGCCCGATCTGCTCCCAGAACCGGTTGACCGACCCCACCTTCGGGTTGCCCCCCGTCCAGTCGGCCTTCGCCCCGTCCACCACCCGAATCATCCGCTTCGCCATCTCCTCGTAGGTGCGCGAGCTGTCCCCGCGCGCCGCCTGGCGGGCCAGCCGCTCGTCCGCCACCGTCAGCCCCCACGTCACGCACGTCCGCAACCCGAGGTCGGGGCGGCCCGTCAGGCCGGGCTTGAAGATCACGTACCCGACGTTCGCGTACGGGGGGATGACCAGCCCGCCCGGCACCGGCACCTGCCGGATCACCCGGTCCCCCTGCTCGGCCTCGCCCGCCTGGTCGGCCGCCTGCTCGAGGGCCGACTCGGGCTCGGTCGGGCCGTCCCCCTCCTCCTCCGCGTCCGCCTGCCGCTCCACCTCCAGCGCCTCCTCCTCGCTCATCCGGGGCGCGGGCGCCGCCGGGGTCATCATGCTCTTCGCCACGTCACCGAACGCCGCCCGCCTGCTCCGCTTCTCCGTCGTCATCGCGCGCCTCCTTCAAAGGGTGGGCAGGCAACGGTGGCCTTCCAGGAGGCGCACCCAGTGGCCCGGCAAAGGGCCACAACCACCGCTGCCTGCCCTCAAGTGACGCCCGGCCGCCCCTTTGCCGGGCCGACGGGCGCGCGCCTCCTAGCCCGCTCAGGACAGCTGGATCTCGATGTCCGAGCACTCGCCCTGCATCTTCAGCTTCACGTAGTCGCCCCGGCTCCCGATCGTCTTGGGGATCGCCCCCCAGCTGACGTCGTTCAGGAGCAGCTCGGGCTCGTCCCCGTTGGGGAAGCTGAAGATGCCCGAGATGTTGAACTGCGTGTCCGGGGTGAGCCGCTGCGCCTTGTCGTGGACGGCCTGGATGAACGGCAGGTAGTCCTGCGTGTGGACGTGCAGCTCGAAGTCGAACTTGCACCCGTTGAAGATGTAGTCCTTCCGGTTCGTCTTCTCGCCCAGGTACCCCTGGCTCTTGATCTCGAACTCCAGCTCCAGGTTGAAGTTCTGGATGTCGGTCAGGGTGTCCTGAAGCTCGTCGTCCTGGACGATGAGGATGCTCACCTCCTGCCCTTTGATGCGCTGTGCGGTCATGTTGGCGTCCTATGGGTCCGGGTTGGGGTGGGCGATCAAGCGGCCGCGGGGAGCACTTCGTCGACCGTGACGTCGTCGCCGATCGTCGCCTGGATGACGATGCTGTCGAGGCTCGGCAGGGTCTTGGCCTTGACGGTGATCCGGTACATGCCGGAGCTGAGCGTCACGTCGTCGTTCCCGTCCGAGTCCGTCACCGTGAAGCCGGCGATCCGCTGGGCGCCCGGGTTGTTCTTGGCCAGCAGCCCGACCATGAACGACCGGATCTGACCCTTGAGCGCCTTCCGGCGCGCCTGCAGGGACAGCCGCTTGCCGTACTTCTTGGTCGGGCCCGCGATCGAGTCCTCGATGAAGTCGGCCATGCGCCGCCTGGCGATCCGCACCAGCTGCGGGCTCACCGACGGGTCGACCGAGGTGACGCCCGACTGGAAGATCGCCACCCCGTCGTCGATGCGCAGCGCGGCGATGCCGGCCGCCTTGAACGCCTGGTAGGAGGTGATGTCGAAGCCCTGGACGTTCGGGCCGGTCTCCAGCCCGTTGACGTTGGCGGTGAAGGTCGTCTCCTGCCCGGGGTTCTCCTCGGGCGGCAGCTGGCTGAGGATGCTCGCCATCAGGGTGTCCGAGTGCACGTCCACGTTGCCCGTGGCCGTGAAACCCTGCCCGCCCGCCAGGCCGACCTGCCCGATCAGCGGCACGAACGTGTTGGCGCCGACGTAGCAGTAGATGACCCGCTGGTCCCGGGTCGCCACCACACCGGGCGCGGCCGGGCCGAGCGCGACCTGCGGGCTCGTGTTGAGCGGCGGGCCCAGGCACGCCATCCGGCCGAAGCAGCCGTTGGCCGAGGCGAACAGGACGTTCTGCCGGAGCTGGCTCCGGACCGCGTTGCTCTGCCGGGCCGAGACGATCAGGTTGGCCACCTTGGCCACGCTGTTCACGTCGGTGGTCGACTGGATGGCCAGCGCGTAGGCGGCGTCGATCTGCGCCTCCGTCATCGCGTTCGCGACGGGCAGCAGGTTGTCCACGCTGAACGACCCGACCGACGGCGGGTTGACGACCGTGTTGATCGCGTTCGCGCTGACGCCCACCCCCGTCCCGTTGTCGACCGCGAACCGGACCGGCACCGAGAACGGCCCGACCGAGTACGGGGTGATGACCAGGTCCTGCGTGGTCAGCAGGAGGGTCGAGCCGCCGTCCGACACCAGCGTGCCCGCCGGCAGCGTGCCCTCCAGGTTGAGGTCCGCGCCGTCCGCCTCCCCGACCGCGAGGCCGAGCCCGGTCGCGGTCGTCCCGCCCGCCACGTAGATGCCGCCCACGCCCGGGGTGGCCGTGTTGGACACGCGGAGCGCGCCCGAGCTGTTGAGCTCCACCTTCACGCCGCTGATCGCGCCCTGCACGACCGACTGCACCTCGGTGAACTTCACCTGCGTGATGTTCCCGACGTTGCCCGTCCCGATCGTGATGCCGGCCGTCAGGCCCAGCTTGGCCAGCACGCCCGAGCTGCCGCTGACCACGCTGACCGAGCCGGTCGTGCCCGGCAGCCGACCGGTCAGCGTCAGGATGACCGAGCTGGTCGAGGAGGCCATCGCGTAGCCCGCGTAGGCGTTGATCCGCGCGATCACCTGCGCGAGCGTCTGGTCGCCCGCCTGGAAGAACACGGTGAAGTTGGGGTTGCCGTCGAAGGCCAGCGTCAGCTGCTCGCCGCCCGCGAAGCTGGTCGGCCACTGGCCGGCCACCACCACGTCCCCGGTCGCCAGCACGGTCGCGCCGCCTCGCGTGCAGCCCGTGAACGAGTTGCCGCCGCTCACGCCCGTGTAGGTGACGATGTGGCCGTCCACCGTCACGTCCCCGCCGCCGCCCGCGAAGCCGGTCGTGCTGGCCACGTCGATCACGCCCGCGCTCGGCAGGTTGGTCCCGTTCGACCCCACCGCGACCGTCGTGTTGACCGCCTCCACGACGGCCGGCGCGCCCGTGAACGTCGCGGCGGTCGTGGTCAGGGTCCCGCCCAGCACCACGTCCCCGATGCCGAAGAAGCCGGTCCCGCCCGAGCACCCGGTGAAGCTGGTCGGGGTCGTCCCCGTGTAGGAGACGGTCTGCCCGTCCACCTCGAACGTGCCCGTGCCCGAGAAGCCGGTCGTGCTCTCCACGGAGATCGTCGCCTGCGGGAGGAACCCGGCCGCCGTGACCGCCGTCGCGAGCGTGGACAGCGTCAGCTGCAGCTCCTGCCCGCTCGTCAGCGAGTACGCGAACTCGACCGCCCCCTCCACGAACGCCAGCGGGCTGAACGTCACCATCCCCACGCTGGTGTTGACCCGGCACATGATCAGCGTGGCGAACTGGAGCCCCGAGATCTGCACGAACGCGTTGCCGTTCCACGACTCGGGCACGACCGCCGAGTCGGCCGACCGGACCGGCGCCGACGGGTACTGGGCGACCAGCCCGCCCACCTGGTAGCCGAGCGTCCCCCACGTGCGGGACAGGTCGGTCGTCCCCAGCAGCTGCTGGGGTTTGGCGTACGGGCCGTTCTCGAACTCGCCCACCAGCAGCACCGTCCCGGTACCCACCCCCTGGATGGTCGAGGGGGGCTCCAGGTCGAGGATGTTGACCGACTCGATGTTGAGGAGGACCGCATCACCTGGGTCCTGGAGGAATCGTCGGACGTACACGGACATCGGTGGTTCTCCTTGGAGGCGAGCCTCACCGCGGAGCCTAAGGGTGGAACCCGCTCCCGTCCACAATCTCCCAAACCCGGGTTTGGGACCTAGGGGGCGACCCGGCCCACGTTGGGCCCCGCGAGGGTCACGGGCGCGCCGTCCGCGTCCACGTCCAGCTGGGTGGTGACGATGGGCTGCATGGTCGCCACGTTGATCAGCCGGACGATGTTGAACCGCATCTCGATCCCCAGGGTGGCCCGGCGCCGCTTGCGCAGGCTGTCCGGCTCGTCGATCACCTTGCGGTTGTTGAGGGTGAAGCAGACCAGTTGGTCGAAGTAGGCGGGCATGTGGAACCGGATGCCCGACTGCTGCTCGGTCGGGCTGAACACCGTCTCCAGCCCGGCCAGCACGGCCCGGCGCTCGGCCTTCATGTTCACCCACACCTCGAGCTGGATGTTCTCCACGTACTCGGACTGCCACTGCACGACCGTCCCCCGCCCGTACACGTCCTGCGTGGACTCCTCCACGTAGCTGACCAGCCCGATCACGTCGTAGTTGCCCACGTCGTTCACGACCGCGATCGACGGGAACGGCATCGACTGCACGTCGTCCGGCATCTCGATGAAGAAGTTCTCGGCCGGGATCTGGAACGGGATGTTGGGTCCCCCCCTGTCCCCCACCCGGTAGAACGTCAGCGACGCGATGTACCCGGCCAGCGTCTGCAGCGCCACCGTCCGGCCGTCCAGCGCCAGCGAGACCGGCGGTTGTCGGGGCGGGAACACCGACCCGTAGATCCGCCCCTTGATGAGCGAGGCGATCGACGCGGGCAGGCCCGACAGGCTGGTGCCCGTTTGGGTGACCGCGCTCCAGAGCCGCCCCCTCCGACTCATCGGCCCCTCGACAGCTCGGCCAACTCGGCCCGGATCTCCTCGGCCACGATGCCGGGGGCCAGCCGGGCCGCCTTGCGGGCGATGCCCAGCCCCTCCCCGCCGCCCCGGTTGAAGATCCCCCGCTTCTGCATGCTCCGGGCGATCGCCCACGCGGCGCTCTGCGCCTCCGCCTCCTGCGACCGCCCCTGGTGGCTGCCGGGCCCGCGCCCCAGCAGCCCCTTGCGGACCACCCACTCGGCCAGCGCGTCGATCATCCGCCGGCCGATCTTCACGTTGTCGGCCCGGGCCCCGAACTCGATCACGCCCGCGTGCGGGGCGGTGTTGAACACGTCCGCCCCCTCCGGGGTGGGCTGGCTGTCCCAGCCGGCCGCGTACGCGCGCTGGTCGACGGGCGGCGGGTCCTCGGCCGGGATCAGCCGGGTCTGGATGACCTGCACGAGCCGCTGGCCCGCGCTGGCGACCCCGCGCCGGCGCGCCTCCGCGATCTGCCCGCCCAGGTGCTCGGTCAGCCTGGCAGCGTCCTTGATGTCGAAGCTGATCACCCCTCCTCCTTGCCGAACACCGACGTGTCCCGGCGGGTCCGCTCGCGCGAGGTCCGCTCCAGGGTGAAGTTCCACTCCTGCGTCTCCGCCAGCCGGAACGGCACGTTGGCCAGGCGGAACCGCGGCCGGTCCGGGCACTCCCCGCCCCGCCGGTCCTCCACGATCTCGTAGAAGAAGTCCCACGGCTCCGGGATGGACGGGTTGGCGCCCGACAGGTCCAGCCCCGGGATCAGCCGCCGGTCCAGCCCGCGCAGGATGTCCTCCCCGTACGCGACCGCGCTCACCTCCGACACCCGCACGCTCCCGACCGGGAGCGTCCCGGCGTGCCACGGGCTGAACGCGATGTTGTCCAGCGACTTCACCAGCGGGGTCGGTAGCAGCTCGACCCGCTGCTTCAGCTCCTCCGTGCCCTCACCCCGCTCGGCCCCGCCCCAGAGCGTCCACGTCATGAACACCCGGTAGGGGCGCACGCCGAACCGGGTGTTGAGCTGGCGGATCCGGTCCGCGACCGGGGACAGCCGGCTGGCCAGGCTCTCGCCCGCCTCCCCGGGGCGCAGCGGCCTCACCTCCACCGACTGCATGAACCCGGTCGGCATTACCGCCCCCGCGCAGTCCCCGGCCTCCCGGCCGCATCCGCACCCGCACCCCTGCCGGGGGAGTTCGGGGCCCGCCTGGCAGCGTCCCCGGCAGACGCTGCCGCAGGTGCAGGCCATCCGCTTACTTGGCCGCCGACGCGGCGGGGGCGGCCGGCTTCTTGGCGTGCTTGGCCATGATCGCGTTGGCCTGGGCGGCCGGCAACTTCTGGGTCAGCTGCCCGATCACGTTGCCCGCCGTGTCCAGCACGTCGCACGTGAGCGTGATGTACGGGCTGGTGGGGTCCAACTTCTCCGCGATCGAGCACACGTTGCCGATGATCGGCGCCACCACCGCGTCGCCCTGCGAGATCTGCAGCTCGATCCCGGTCAGGGTGGTGCCGGCCGCGCACCCCTGGCTGCCGCAGCCCGCCACCACCGCCGCCGCCACCAACCCCGCGAACATCATCATGGTCCTCATGGTCGTCTCCTAACCGCTCACGCCTACGTTGACCCCAGTCCCACCCAGGCCGTTCCACTGGGAGCGGCGCTGGTCGAACGGGTTGGGGGTGATGCCCATCATGTTGGCCAGGCTGGCGACCCACCAGAAGTACTGCCCGACCAGCTGCCGGAACGCCTTCTGGTTGATCTTGATCTGGCCGAGTTGCTCCACCTGGACGTTGCCGGCCTGCTCCAGGATCAGCTCCTCGTACCGGTCGAGGATCTTCAGGTGCCGGCGAAACAGCGGCTCCGCCTGCGGGAGGATGCGCTTGAACCCGCCCTCGATCACGAACTGGGTCTGCACGCCCGCCGGGATGCCGAGGGAGTAGGTGCTCTGCTCGGCCACGTTAAGGTAGCCAGTGTGCGAGCGAGCTTTTACTTTCTCCTCCTCGGTGATCATCCTCAGCTCCAGTACTTGGGGTTGCGCGGGTCGGAGTCCCAGCCGGGGTGGTTAGCCGGCATCCTCTTCCCCCTCGGTCTCGCCGCCCTCCTCCCCCTCGGGCGCGACCTCCGCGGGCTCGGTCGGCTCCGGCTCGGGGTCGGGCAGGATCTCCTGCAGGCGCACCCCCTGCTTGCGCAGGTGCTCGACGTCCACGCTGGCCTCGCTCACCACCTTGCCCACGTCCATCGCCGTCTTGCACGAGTTGTACATGACCGACACCCGGCCGTTCTGCATCGGGCCCCCCGTGACCATGTACTGCCTGGCCCGACCCCCGCCGGTCGGCCGCCCGTCCTGCCTGGGGACGGCCGTCAGCCGGGTCGCCACCCCGGGGACGCCCGGCGTCCCTCCCCGCATCGGGGGTGCGTCTGCCTGAGCGGGCGCCTGCGGAGCCTGCTGCTGCCTCTTCGTGACCGTGTTCCTACCCATGTGGATTGCCTCCCAGGGGAACGTACAGGAGGCCCGGGTGGTCCGCCACACTCCCAAACCCGGGTTTGGGAGCTAGGGGCGGGCGCGCCCGCGAAACAGGTCGCTGATTGCTTAAGTGGCGAACTCAAGCACTACCGCCCGTTTGTACCTTTCTGGTCCGCTGGGCGCGGTGATGTCGCTGGGCGTCGGGAACGACGTGGTGACCGACCAGCTGGTCGTGACCGACTGCTGCAGCTTGTCCATCGGGGCGCGCATGATGAGGCGGATGCGCTCCGTCAGGATCTGCATCCCGTTGTTGGTGATGTTGAACTCGCCGATCTTGCCGAGCAGGCCCGCCTCGGTCACGAACGCCGACTCGTCCAGGTAGCGCTCGTAGACCGAGCCCTTCCCGGTGATGAGCACGCGGCCGATGGCCACGCCCGTCCCGTTCACCACCTCGGCGCCGATCTCGTCGCCGTAGATGCCGCTGTTGGCGGTCACGAGCTGGTTGCCCGTGTTGTACTGCTCGGGGGCCTCGTTGTTCAGGATGAACATGATCCCGGCGATCGTGCCGATGAACCCCTCCTTGTAGATGACGTGCTCGGGGAGGGACTGGTTGAGGCGCTGGAACACCGGGTCCGCGAAGAACTGCGCGTTGCCCAGGGCCGACAGGTGCGCGTGGTAGAAGCCGTCGTCGTGCGGCTGCACGTTGGCGCGGCGCAGGAACGCGGTCGCGTTGATGCACTGCTGGAGCGTGATCGAGTCGCTCGCGCTGATCGCGTCGACCGAGTCGCCCGGGGCCGAGCGGACGATGCGGGGCGCGTACGCCGACTTGACGGTGACGCGCGCGCTCGTGAACGCGCTGGAGCCGACCTGGGCGAGCAGCTGGAGCGTGCCCGGGCCGTTGGTGTCGTTGGGGTCGTCGGGGATGAACCCGATGACGGACGCGCTGACCTGCGCGGCGCCCGTGCCGATCGTGATCGGCAGCGGCGACTGCGGGCTGACGGGGAGCGGGGCCACGTTGCCCGAGGGCACGACCACGTCCTGGAACCCGTTGAGGCTCGCCACCCGGACGGTCGTGTCCGTGGTGAGGATCGCGGTGAGCGAGACCGTCTGGCCCGAGCAGTAGGCGACGAACATCGCGTTGCGGGCGATGCGGTTGACCGACTGGCCGGCCTGCAGGCCGAGCTGCTTGATGTTCCGGAGGAACAGGTTGGCCGACGCGGTCACGCTGGTCGGCATGTGGGTGTCGGTCGAGTCCGCGTACTGCTGGAGCTGGGCCACCCACTGCTCGTAGTTGACCGACTGGCCGACCGGGTCGGTGCCCGGCTGGATGGCGGTGACGCGCGGGGCCAGGAGCCCGGGGCGCGACTGGAATTGCTGGGTGCCCTGGTTGGCGGGCCACTCCTCGGGCATGGCCTCCGCCCGGAACGCCAGGTTGGGGTAGAGACCGTCGTGGAAAGCTCGCTCGATCAGGCCCTTCTGGTTCAGGGCGAGGATCGCGGGCGGTACGCCCAGGATGATATCCGGCATGGTGAGACTCCGTTGTGTGGGAATTGGGCACAATCGCCCTGCTCAACCGCTCACAACGTCCTCGTCCCCGGGTACCACCTGTTGCCGCCGGTGTGCCGCGTGTTCGGGTCCTACGACGATGTCGTCGCCGGTCTTGAACCCAGGTGAGGGTGGCTCCGACGACTCCCCAGAACCTACGGGACCCATTCTCGCCTGTCCAGTACCTCCAAAAGACAGACCCCCCGGGGCGCGCGCCGCGGGGGGTCGGGACCCCAAACCCGGGTTTGGGGTCTAGTAGTTGTAGCCCAGCTTGGCCGCCTCCTTGCGAGCCTCCTGCCGGCTCATCGGGTTGGCGGCCGACGGCGCGAAGTTGGGGGCCGCCTGCTGGCCGCCCGCGCCCGTCGGGGGGGGCGCGCCCTCGGGGGCCGGCGGGCCGTTGGTCAGCGGGGCGACCGGCGTGGGCGGGGCGGGCGGGGTGTACCCCCGCGACAGCTCCGGGTGGGTCTTGGCCTCCCCGGCGAACCAACTGTCCATCTGCTCGTCCGTCATCGCCACCACCTCGGCCTCCGGGAGCCCCTGCAGGTACTCCTGGAACTCGAACTGGATGAACTTCTGGGCCGTGTCCTTGAAGTGCTTGCCCGAGATGCTGCTGACGCGCGAGTGCGCGCCCCGGACCAGGTTGGCCGTCCTCAGCTCGTCGTGCTGCCTCTTCCACTCGTCCCGCTCCCCCTCGGCCTTCGCCTTGGCCTCCCGCTCGCGCTCCAGCTCGGACAGGCTGGCCAGCCGCTGCTCCTCCTGCTTGGTCTCGAACTCGGCCAGCCGATCCAGCTTCGACTTGATCTCGTCGGGGTTGTCGGTGCCGAACCGCGCCTTCAGCTCGGCGCGGGTCGCCCGGGCCAGGCGCTTGTTGAGCGCGCTCTTCGACAGGGTGAGCAGCTCGGCGTCGTCCGGGATGTCGCCGTCGTCCCCGATCGAGACCGGGCCCGGGTGGGGGGGCGAGGCGGGCGCGGCCGGGGGGACGGGCGCGGCCGAGACCGGCGGGGCCGGGGGCGCGGGCGGGGTGGCCGGGGGGACGACCACGTCGGGCGTGATGGTGGTGACGGGCCCGACGATGCCGGGCTGGGTTGCTTTGGGGTCGACTACATCGGGCATTGGAACTCTCCTCCTGGGAAACGAAAACGGGCGGGGGGCTGGATTGCCCTCCGCCCGCGGGTGCGCGCTAGGTGCCGGTGATCAGATGAACGTGCTGGCCGCCTCGAGCAGGGCGTTGACGTCGACCGGGTCGACCACGCCGAGCTTGACCCGGACCGTGACCGCCGCGTCCGCGCTGTCGAGCAGCACGTTCTTCTTGGCGAGGTCGAAGTGGGCCGTCCCGGTCGTGCTGTTGGCGGCGGCCGGGGCCGCCACGACCAGCTTGGACGTGCTGGTGTCGGCGCGCTGGACCTCGAGCAGCTCGCACGCCACGCCCGCCCCCACCGGGAGCGCGACCACGCCCGAGGCGACCGACAGGGTCAGCTCGATCACGTGGAGGTGGTGGACCGTGTAGAGGACGTCGACCGACGTCCACGCGTCCGCGCTGTAGAAGATGATGTTGCCATCGATGCTGGGCGCGCACTGCCCGGCCGACAGGCTCGCGCCCAGGGCCTCCACGGTGAGCTCGCCTACCGTGCCCGTGCCCGAGCGCGCGTAGGCGCGCAGGACGGTCGCGCACTTGGCATCGTCCGGCAGGACGACCGTGGTGTTGCTGGCCGGCCCGTAGGCGTCGAGCACCGGCACGGCCGCGCGGAGCTGGACGTTGTTGCGGCGGATCACGTCGCCGAACAGGATCGACTGCAGCTGGGAGGCGAGGCTACCCGGCTGCGCGCGGTTGAGGGCATTCTTGAGCGAGGTAGCGAGCGTCGTCAGCGACATGGTCAATTCTCCGGGTTGGGTTGTGACGCCGAAGCTACACCCCTCGGCTGGCGACTGTCTTGTTTACTGAGGGCCCCCGGCGAAGAACTCCACCGTGCCCGTCCCCATCACCTCCAGCTTCACCAGGTAGGCGCCCGGGTCGAACTCCGAGACCTTCAGCCCGTTGATGACCTCGACCGCCTGGACGTTGCCCGCGGGGTTGTAGGTCGTCACCCGGACCGACATGGCGGCCGTCGTGAGCATGGCCAGGAACGTGGCCTGCGTGACGTTGTCCCCCACGCCCCGGAGCTGCTGGTAGGAGCCCGGGCTGCTGACCTGGGCGACCATGTCGCCCGTCGACACCGCCAGGCACTTGGGGTTGGGGTTGGTCTGGTACGGGATGACGGTCGAACCCCCGGGCACCCCGCCCTCGCCCGAGCCGGCGGGCCCGCAGACGAGGCTGCCCTGGAACAGCAGCTGGAGGTTCGACTGCGACATCTCAGCGGAGGTTCTTGAACGGGAGCGGGGCCGCGACGCCCGTGACCGTGCCCGAGTTGCCCGCCTGGCCGCTCGGGTCCGCGTACAGCTCCTTGCCCCCCTTGGGGATCTCGCCGTCCGACGGGACCACCTCCGGGCGGGCCATGCTCTGCGGGCGGTCCTGAGGCATCGCCGCCTTGCCGCCGCCCCCGTCCTTGACGGCGGGCAGCCCCTCCGCGGTCGCGAAGGGGGGGGCGGACGGGTTGGTCGAGGGGAGTCCGTTCTGAGTAGCCATGGTGGGTACCTGTTGCCTTTCTTGGGGGGAGGGAGTCCGGGCGCCGGTCAGCGCAGGTTCTTGTACGGCAGCCGGGCGTCGTCGGGCCCGCCCGCCGCCGGCCACTTGATGGTGGGCGAGTGCATGATCCCGTCCGAGTCCGTCTCGCTGGGCAGGGGGAGCACCTGCGGCGGGTACACGGGTGGCTTGGGCTGGGGGCGCTCGCCGTCGCTCATCGGGTTGGCCATGCTCAACAGGTAACAGCCGGTCCCGGGCCGCGCAAGAACGCCGCGGCGGCATAAGGGGGTCATGCCCGTCAAACCCAAGCCACCCCAGGACCTGGTCGCCACCCTCCGCGTGCTCGAGCTGGACGTGCTCCGGCAGGTCCAGCTCTGGAGGCAGTCCCACGACTTCGCCAAGGTAGACAGCGCGAACGCCCAGCTGATCAAGGTGGTGGAGGCCTACCAGGCCCACCCGCTGGCCCTCGCGGTGAAGCGCAACTAACTACTTGCCCGTATGCGCGAAGGAAGGTTTCTACCATCGCCTCCGGATTGGAATGAGCGAGGCGGAAGCCATCACAACCCCTCATCATGGCCGAACCCGGGCACAGTCGAAATAAGTGAGCGCGAAGGCATATCCTTCTTGTGCCCTTCGCGGCGCCAAGCTTCTTCAACTTCTTCGTCAGTTTTAGGCTGAAGGTAATCGGGAAGTGGCCATCTCTGCCGATGCGGGACAATGATTGCTCGGTCGTTGGGGCGACCCGCCGGGTACGGGAACGGCCCGTACCAGTTCTCGAAGTCCTCGTCGGGTCTCCGACATTGTCCATGATCATCCCAAGAATCCGCGGCCGTCCGGTCGTCGAACGTCTCGCTCAGGATCTTCAGCATCCCCCCGCCCAGGTCCCGGTTGGCCTGCTGGATCGAGTGGTGGGCGGCCGCCCCGTGCGCCGACATCACCTCGGTCCGGACGATCCGGTGCGCCCAGTGGGACGGCTTGCCCTGCAGAAACGGCGATCTCTTGGTGATCGACTCGCGCATCTCGGTCCAAGACTTTTTGGCCACCAGCCCGACCCGCAGCTCCTCCTCGAACGCCCCCACGGTCTCGATCCCGTACCGGGCCAGGATGCCCACCCGGACCTTCTTCCGGGGTCCCCGGTGCTTGCCCCTGGGCGCGGGCTCGCTGGCCAGCCGGCGCAGCACCGACGCCCGGGCCCCGCTCACCCCCTCGTGGAGCATCCCCGCCACCCGGAGCGGCAGCGGCTGCTCCCCGGCCCCGCGGAACGCCCGGTCGGCCGCCGCCAGGTAGTCGACCGTGTGCTGGGCGCCCGCCCGCCCCGCCTCCTCGGCCGAGTCCACGACCGCGTCCCGGAGCGCCGGCAGCGTGGTCGTGACCAGCACGTGCTGGACCTGGGCGAGCGCGGCCCGCAGCTGCACGACCGTGTACGTGTCCGGCCCCAGCGACCCCGCCACCGCCTGCAAGCGCGCCCTCAACGCCTCCGCCGACCGCTCCAGCAGCGCGCGCGTCTTCTCCGCCCCCATCCCGCGCACCAGCTCGACTGCGGCTGCCCGGCTCTGGTCGAGCGCCCGCTTGGCCCGCGCGGCCGCCCGCATGTCAGCCACCGGTACCTCCAAGCAGCCGCTTCATGCAGTCAGGACAGACCAACCCTCCGGCCATCCCCCATCCTCCAAGTTGTCGGGTTGTTGCCGGGCACCTTGTACAAGACAGTGTCGGCCTCGGTTCCGGCACGGTTGGGATTGGGGACCAACCGAGCAACTTGGGTGACGTGTGCCAAGTGCATTGTGTGACCAGGTGGCCGACCGAGGGTCTCACCTGTCCGTCCGCGGCAATTGTGTGGTTTGGGATCGGGAGGTGGATGTCACAATCCGGACAACGAATGATGGCCGACCACCTGGGATGGTCTCCGAACTCGTCCAGCAAGATCCTCTGCCACTTACCGCGCCCCTTCCCGTTCGGTAGATCGGTCAGCATCCTGAGAAGCTAGCACCGGGACCCAAACCCGGGTTTGGGTCCCTACTTCAGCTTGGGCGGCGGCAGCGGGATCGGGGGCGGGGCCGGCTTGGGTGCGGGCGGGGCGACCGGCGCGGGTGCCGGGTGCGGGGCCGACGTCGCCCCGGGAGGGCCGGGCGGGGCCCCGGCCGGTGGATGGGCGGGGGGTGCTCCGGGAGCCCCTCCTGGGGGCGCCCCCGCGCCAGGGGGGGCGGGCGGCTTGGGCGACCCCCCGCCAGGAGCCCCGATTGGGGCCCCCGCGGGACTGGTACCTGTTTTTCCGAGTGCAGCGTTCGCCGCCATCGCGATGGGCACCGAATATTTCGCTTGGAAAGCGGCGAGACTCAGCATGCCGTCGGGGCCCGGCATCGGGTCGAGACCCATCGAGTGCCGGGCCTCGTTGACCGTGATGACCGCCTGGGCGGCCGCCGGGGTGAGCGGGATCGGGGGCTCGCTCGAGCTGCTCTCGCTCGGGGGAGGGGCCTGCGGGGCAACCGTCCGGGTCATCTGGCCGCCCCCCGGGGTCGGGGTCGAGTGCTGGACCTTCGAGCCCGGCGCGCCGGCAGCGGCCTGGCTGAACATCTGGTTCTGCTTGCCCTCGGCCTCGTCCTGCTCCTCGGTCATGCTGCGCTTCTCGTCGTCGGGGTCGCGACCCAGCAGCTTGGCCATCTCCTCGGTGGCGCTGCTCGCCGGCATGAACGCCTTCTGGCCAGTCGCCACGCTGAGCGCGCCCGCCGTGACCTGCTTGTCGTTCGGGGTCGCCTGGAAGTACGGGCCCCACACCGGGTCCACCTCCTCGCCCTGACCGGGCTCGCGCTGGGTGAGCGTCACCTTCTCCTGCCCGTCGTCCCCCGTCTCCTTGTCGACCTTCGGGGGCAGCCGGGGGATCCGGTACTCCTCGTGCGGGTTCAAGTTGCCGTCCAGGTAGAACACCTTGGTGCGGTGCGAGCGCTGGGCGACGATCACCAGCGGCTCGAGCACGCGGCGCATCCCCCCGCCGTACTGGTCCCGGAAGAGGTCCCCCTTCCCGATCATGGGCGCGTACATCATCTTCATCGCCACCGAGCTGGTGCCGGCCGCCGCCACCTTGTCGGGGTCGGGCAGCACGCACTGCGCGACCTCCAGGGTGGTCTCGCGCTTCTTGTTGAACAGGTTGATCCCCGCCGTGATCGAGCTGCCGACCAGCTCCAGGTAGTGGGCGTCGCCATCCACGCCCGGGACGATCGCGTTGTCCGAGCCCTTCCGGACCCCGCTCCCGATCGCGTCCGGGTCCATCTTGAGCACCAGGGTCGGGTCCAGGTTGAGCGTCGCCCCGCGGGTGATCACGCTCAGCAGCAGGTCCAGGGTGTCGAAGTTGTCGAACAGCCCCTCGTAGTCGCACTGGCCGTCGGCGTCGGTGGCGGGGAGGTTCTGGATCCACACGAAGTGGCAGAGCCGGTCGTTGTGCTCGACGCACTTCTCCCAGTCCGGGATCCACACCGGGTCCTTCCCCCGCTGGACCGGCATCTTCATGAACACCACGTCCAGGTTGGGGGTCCAATCGCGGCGGTGCCAGAAGTCGGCCGACACCAGCTGGCGCTTCTCCGGGCTCCAGACCTGCTCGGTCGACTGGTAGCACTCGATCACGTGGCGGGGCACGAACTCGTCCCGGTCCTCCCACGACTGCACGTGGACGAATTTGGCATTGTGCACGCGCACCCGCGGCCGGCCGTTCACGTACGCCCAAGACAGGCACGCGGTCCCGGTCGAGCCCCCGAGGTTGCGCGCCTGGACCATCTTGACCGGCAGGCTCGACAGCCGGGAAAGCGTCTGCACGTAGTCCTGCGTCTTCGGGTCGGTCAGCACCTGCAGGGTCGGGAACCGCTGGTCTCCCAGCAGGAGCGACGTGAACGAGCTGGTGATGACGCGCGCCAGCCGGTACGGGGTGGAGGGCCGGCGGCCGCGCAGCGGGATGTAGTTGCTGGCCTTCTCGCCCGACATCAGCGGCTGCGCCGACTGGACGACCCCGCCCCCCAACTCGATGATCCGCCCGTCGAAATCGTACCGCTTGTAGTCGTGCTGGGTGCAGTCGAAGTACTGCTGCTTGCGGTCCAGCACCTTAAACCGGTCACTGTCGAGGATGAACCGGCCCTTGCCCGGGCCCTCCCCCTCCAACTGGCCCAGCAGCCCGTTCCTCCCCACGGAGGTCATGTTCCCGAACGACACCGGCTAGGCCCTTCCCTGGCGCCGCGCGGCCTGCTCGCGCTGGTCCCGCGCGCTCCCGCGAAGCGGCGGGGGCGGGGGCTCGACCGGGCGGCGCGTCGCGCGCCGACGCCCGTCCTCGAGCATCCGCCTGCCCTCCTCGCCGATCGTCGCCGGCACGGCCGGTACGCCCGCCGACACGCCCACCGGCTCGTCCCCGGCCTCCGGGAACTCGGTCCCGGCCACCCTGGCCCCCAGCTTGACGAGACCCAGGCCGAGGTACAGGCGCGCTTGGCGGAGCAGGTTGCGGGGCGGCATGGGGCTGAGCCTACACGACCACCCCACCGGGGCGCGATGTCAGTGCGAGGTCGCCGGGGCGACGGTCGGCGCGACCAGGGGCAGGTGGGCCGACGCCCAGCCGATCCCGCCCGCCGCCGCCACCACCACGGCCAGCCAGAACGCCAGGCGCTTGCGTTGCTCCTCCGCCCTCACCGCCAGCTGGGCCAGCGCCTCCTTGGCGCCCTTCTCGGCCGCCTCGCGGTCGCGGATCTCCCGCTCCAGCTTCTCGAGCTTCTCCATCGGGATCGTGTAGTGGACGCCCGACTTGCTGGCGTTCTCCGGGATCTGGACCGGGGGCAGGGACGGCTGCTGGGCCAGCACGGCCTTCATCGAGCCGCTCATCGTCCGCGTGACCCGGGCGGCGATGGAAGGGTTCTGGTCGACCAGCTGGAGCAGGTAGCCGTGCGTCTTCTGCGCGGTCTCGTACGCGCGGCCCGCGTCCCCGAACGCCTTGCCGGCCAGCTCGAACGCGGCCGCCGCGTTGTCGGCCGACCGGTAGCTGTGGATGGCGGCCATGCGCGCGTACTCCTCCGGCCGCCTGCCCAGCGGCACCGCCTCGACCGCGCGCTTCATCGCCTCGTCGACCGGCTCGTCGTCCTCGCGCGGGTCCCGGCCGTTCTTTCGGTCGGCGTGGATTTCCGTCACACTCGCGGCGAGGTGCGGGTTGATGGGGGTGTCACGGTCTTGCGCGGCCATGTGGTGTCCCTCTTCAGTGCCAGGTCTGCCCATATCGCTGCCCGAAGTACGTGAATACCGCGCCCACCTGGGCCGCGGTGTGCGCCACCTTGTACACGATGATCTCGGCCTCGTTGCCGAGCAGCCCGTCGATGCCGCCGTTGTACCCGACCGTGAAGACGACCGCGTTCGTGCTGGTGGTGACGCCGGACGTACCGACCGGGCTCGCGCTGGAGTCGACGTAGATCGCGCTCCCCGACGTCCCGTTGTGGATCCACGAGCCGGCGTGCGCGCCCGTCGTGACCGTGCCGTTCCCCGAGCTGGGCGAGTAGTAGTAGTACCCGCCCCCCGTGAACCCGCTCTCCTGCACGTCCGACGCGTCCGTCAGCAGGATCTGGTAGGCGGATGGGGTGGTGGTGTCGAACACGCAGTAGAACGTGAAAGGCGCCGCCACCGACTGCGCCGCGTCCATCTCGGACGAGGCGCTCGACGTCACGCTGGGCTGCCCGCCGAAGGCGGAGTCGGACGCGTTCCAGACGAACTGCCTCCCGCTGGTGAACTGCGAGTAGGTGATCCCACCGTTCACCAGGTCTCTCCACTGGGAGAACTTGACGCCGTTCGACGGGCTCACCACCTGGTCGGCGCGCAGCCACATCACGATGTCCGAGACGTCGCCCGGACTGGGGTTGACCGTGCGGGTGAACCGGCCCACCCCGGCCACCGCCCCAGCCTCGCGTGGACGTGGGACCAATAATACGGTCACGACCGCGAGTAACAGAAACACGTGGGCGACCCGTCGCATCAGGAGCCCCCGAACGACTGGTACTGGACGGACGACGACCAGTTGAACGTGCTGGTCGTCCCCGTCACGGTCACGGCGACGTTGCAGCTCGACAGGGCCACGCTGATCGGGGTGGCGGCGACCGTCCCCGTGCTGGACACGGCGGCCTGCGCGGAGATGGTCCCGTTCGTCGTCATCACCGCGCACGTGCCCGCGTTGTTGGTCACGTAGCCGGCCCAGACCTGCCCGACCGAAGTGGCGCTCGCCGGAACCTTGCCCCCGACCATCACCGAGAGGTTGCCGGCCGTGTTCGTCGGGACGGCGAACACCATCGTGCTGTTGGGC